GCTGGTGATGGGGCGCTCGGGATCCCCACTGGCTGGCAAACCTGCGTGTGGCCTGGTGGCAGTTGGGTCCCTTGGAACACCCAGCCACAGCACACATCCCACCACCGTCAACCCACGGAATTTCATTTCATATGCGCAAACGCCACCAACTCCATGGCTTCACACCCACCACACCATCCACCAAATCTCATTTGAGCCACCCATCCACAGGCCCATCCACAGGCACCACCATTCCTCCCCGGTGGACGTGATTGGGTGATGGAGTACGCGCTTTTTCATTTGACAAAGAGGGTTGCATGAGGATGAGGAAGACCAAACCAGCCAAGGGGTGCGAGAGTTGTTCGATGCCATGGGTGAACGGGAAGCAAGGCCCGAAGTTTGAGGCCTACCTGTTTCTTGGCAACATGAGTGTGCGTGTAGAGTCCAAATCAAGATTCAACGGGACCGGGGCCAGGAGCTGGCCGCGCAGTTGGGTCGCCAGGGTGGATTGCTCGCACGTTCCAAACCAAGCACCATTCGACAGGGTGCACTTCACAACGTTGCAAATTCCAGGCATCGCAGGCTTTGAGTTCATATCACGTTTGAAATGCATGGAGAATGTGGAGCGCGTTCTCAACCAAACATGCTTCATTGCCTCGCTCATCCTCGCTGGGCGGCCGTGTCGGCGTTGAAAAGTGGTTTGTGCTTCATTGGTAAGGTGTGTTGGCTCAATTCCACAACTATGATGTGGGAAGGCACCGGCCTAGGTCTCATGCATGCCCCTAGGGGGACATGGTGGCTTTGACGAAGGGTCAGATTGCGGTGATTCGGCTTCAGATGGCCAACCGCACTGGCTTCCGCGAATTCTCATTTGACAAAGAGGGTCACATGGCTAAGGCAAAGCAATACAGGGTTGAGAGGTGTCCCGTGAAGGGCATGGTCGCGGTGTACGATGGAACTGGAAAGTTGATGCCGGCCGGACGCGTCGCGGCAGTGCTGAATCGGACGACAGCAAAGCCCAAGACGAAAGCGCCCATGCCGCTGATCCCCGTCGACATGAACAAGTGCCAGGCAGAGGTGCGCAGCTTCATGACGCTCGGGCCAGGTTTCGCCCGTTGCTGCAATGCCCCATCGTGGATAGCCACGGAAGTCAAGCCCGGCAAGGATGGGCAGATCGGGCAGATGTCATTGTGCGATGAATGCAAGGCTCAATTCATCAAGAATTTTGGCCGCGACTACGCGGTGTTCACCCGGATCAACGAGGGAAAGTGACCATGTTCGCACCGGTGTTGAAGCTGATTTTCATTGCCCTTGTGGCCTTGGGATTGTTGGCCCTTGGGCACCATGACATCAAGGTCAGAGCGTTTCAATCAAGCCAACAGGCATCATCGCAAGAGCGCCAGGTCGCAGCATTGGAACGGATCGCGGCCGCATTGGAGCGCAACAAACCATAGCCCAAGGGGAAGTGAACAATGTTCAAGGAGTTTTTCAAAGGCATAGCTGTCCCGGCGATCAAGGTTTTTGCCATCATTGGGATCCTCGCTGCCATGGAGATATTGGGAAGCAAGCTGGCCGACGACATCAGGTCGCACCCGGTCAAGACGCAGGCCGTCCAACAAACCGAGGCATTGAAGCGGATCGCGGCCGCGCTTGAGCAATGCCAAAAAGACCATTGATGGCAACCAAGCCCAAATGCTCTTGCGGCCGGGTGCTTAACTACCTTCACCCAATCATCGGCCTGCAAGTGGTGAAGGGCGGCCCGAATGTGTGCCAAGCATGCTATGATGAAGTCAGAAGCACGGCCAACAAATTCAAGCGCAGGATTCAGCGCTTGGCCCGCGGCGGCATGACCAACAGCCAGATTGCTGAGCGTTACGAATGCTCAAGAGCGTTGGTCGAGTCGTGCACTTCAACAATGCGCAAGCGGTGAGCTTGCCACGCTGAATTTCATTTCACAAATAGCGGCCCAACTGAATTTGGATATTGACGATGCAAAGCTTGATTCCTGACAAGACGGTCGTTGGCACAGCAGTGTCCCTAGGCAAACAACTGGGTTTCGAGTTCAAGGGCCCTGGGTGGTATCTCTTCAAGAACGGCCGTGCCATCCTAGTTTTGCCGAACGAGCGCAACCATCACAACCCCGGACACCCGATGCGTAAGGCATCGCTTTGGCCAACAATTGCTGAATTTGCAGCCCACGTCTACAACTCGAATCCGAGCGACTTGTTCAACGCCATCGCCAATGCGCCGACACGCTTGGATGGGCGCAACAGTTGGGAAGGCTGAATCATGGGCAAGGAATCCAAACACCCCGGCGCCGACTACAAGGTGTTCAGCGATGGAAAGGTGTGCCAAGTCTTGGGCAGGCTGAAGGGCACCAAGGCATGGAGAGTCCAGACTGAATTCGCACCCAAACACCGGTGGGTGGCGGGCTATTGGACAATGTATTACACCGAAACCGTCAGAAAGTGTGATCGCCGTGTGAAAACCCCAATCATCAGCCATGAGACGACGATTCATGATTGGAAGCTGTGGACGACTGAAGTCAAGGAATTGATGCACCTATCGATCCACATGGCGCAGGCGCCTAGCCACATATGCTTCACGCCGCGGCTCTATCTGCCATGGAGCGACTACAAGTCAGATCACGGATCCTTGAGCGTCGTTTGGCCTGGTGGGTTCAAGATTTACGTTGATAGAGTGGATTGCGATGCGACTCGTTCCAACGCGCCACAGACCCCGTTGTCGAATCGAACCATACCATGGTGCGTGAAATGGCACGAAGGCACGAAGGCCATGCCCGGTCTGACTGATCGCAAATTCATGACAAGGGAAATGGCCCAGTTTGCAGTTGAGGCTGTGTTCATCCCGCTCACCACCATCGTGAAAGGGATGGTGTCGGCATCACAACCGGAAATTGTTGGGTTGCGTATTTGATCAACAAACACCGCACCACCGTCAAAGAAAGAACCATGAAACACACAATCGTCAAATGCGTCCGAAGCACATACATCTACAACTCGGCAGGCCAAAGCATCGCTGCTTGGAGCAAGGCAGAAGGACAAGTGGCCATCAGTCTTGGTAATTCCAAGGGGCGTCACTCGTTCATCACCATGGCCGGTGAGACGTTCGATGCTTGGCGGGATCGGGTGAAGGCCGAGTTTGGATTTGTGGTTGGTGCCAAGCACAAGCCTGGCAAGGCATGATTTATATGGAAAACAAGCCAAGCTTCAACTTGGTTTCAGAACGGCTTCGCAATCGGCTGGTGCGTGACTTGGTGTTGTATGGGAGTTTCGCGGTTGAGGTGGTTGAGATCGATGTTGGCGTGAGGCGCCGTCGGGTTGTCGATCCAACTTTGGTTGTTCGGGATCCCGACGGAACCTGCAGGGCATTGCAACCTTTGGTCGAATTGTGAAGCATGGCAAGGTCAAAGAAAATTGGTGGCTTCACGGTTGAGAAGAACACCAACGGCAAACTCTACATCCACGATTCCAATGGTGTTACGGTTGGCAGGTTGTGCCAGCTATCAGGTGAGATCTTCGCGCCATCATACGAGGCCAACAGCTTCATGGCGGTGGGCACGGTGCCAAGCGAGACGTTCAGGCAATGGCGCACCCGAGCCTATGATGCCTTCGCAATCCTGATACCTGATGACTTCAAGCCAGATTGGGACAAGCCGAAAAGGAGACATGATGGGAACGCAGATCAATAAGTTCAGCAGATTCGAGTTGGTGGGCAAGATCGTCTCGGCCAAGTTTGCGAACGAGCGTGCGGCAATCGATAAAGTGTCAGACGGTCTAGCGCACCGCATCGTCAAGTCAAATCTCACCCCTGGTGGCAGCGCGGGCGAACATCTGCTCGCAAACATCCCGCCAAATTGGCTGCTTGAAGTTGACGGCATATACGTCAGGTTCACCAACGGTGATGGGATCAGGGTGCATTTCAAAGAGCCACATCGCATTCCGGCTTACATGGAAGAGATCACGATCGTGGATCCTCCGCTTCGCAAGGCAATCAAGGCATTGTCCCGGAAGCAACGTGCGATGAATTTGAAGCAACGTGACTTCAAGAAAGTTGTGAAAGACACGTTGGAAGGTTTCCGGACCTATGAGAGCTTGTTGAAGGCTTGGCCCGAGATCACCAGTCTTGTGCCGACCATGGCGGCCTACCGCCACCCCGTGAAACGTCAAACGGTGCCCAAGATCGTGCCGCCCGAATTGCGGGCAATCAAGGTCTGATGGCGCCTTGGTGGGAACAACTGCGGACACCTAATGGCGCGGTCATCTCGCCATGCGGGCGCTACCGCTTGCTGCTCTGGCGCTCGTTGTTTGATTACGGCCAACCATTGGGCTTTCATATGAGCAACCCGTCCAAGGCCGACGCAACCGTGTCAGATCCGACAATTCGCCGATGTTTTGGCTTTGCTGCTCGTGAGGGCGCCAGCGGCATCATCGTCACCAACTTGTCACCATGGAGGGCGACGGATCCGCGCGACTTGGAGCTGGCAGCGATTTCCGGTGAGGATGTCTTGCTCAGCGCAGCGAACGAGATTGCATACAGGTTGTCGTTGAGGTTGTCGGACAAGATGATCTTGGCATGGGGCGCGAACGTCCGACGGTGGATGGGGTGCGCTGTTCAGAGCGTCCGGCGCGACACCAAGCCGGGCAAGCTGTGGTGCCTCGGAACGACAACAGCCGGAATGCCGCGTCACCCGCTGATGCTGCGCTCTGACGCAGAGTTGATTGCCGTGAGAGGTATTTCGAGTGATGGCCAGCGCATAGAATAAGGCATGCCACAAACCATCCTCGCCTCAACCCCGATTCGGGATCTTGCTGCAGGCATCGTCGCCGCGGCCGCCGTGTTACTCCTGTGCGCGTTCATGTTGAATCACCGTCGAATTTGAATTGGAGAGCCCATGCCGGAAGTGTCAGGATCCAAGCACATTGGTCTGCGTGTCGCTGAGAAGATCCTTGGCTTGGCAGCCACGGGTAAGACCATCCCGGAAATCGCGCAAGAGATGGGGCTGGACACCGGCCGGGTGTGGTGCGTTGTCCACGGCATCACGTGGCAAGCTGCGTCGGGCAAGCGCAGGCCAAAGGTGTATGGCGAAGTCACCCGAGCAAAAGCCAAAATGATCATGCGCTTGCGCAAGCTGAAGGCGACCATACAGCAGCTTTCTAACGCGTCAAACCTAAGCGAGACAACGGTGCGTTACATCTGCAAGGGCGGATGGAGCCCACTTTGGGACAAGCGCGCCGACAAGTCCAAATGACATTTGCCAAATAACCCATCATGGGTGACAAATTCAAATTGGTAGACAAGCCGAAATCGGGCAAAGCCGACTCCCAAGTCATGGTCAATTCCGACTCCGGTGTGAAGTATGCATTCCACGTGACGGTTGATGGCGGCATTGGTGCCATGGGTTTGTACACTAGCAAGTTCAGGTTTGCTGAAGCCACATGGAAAAACGGTCAAGGGAACGTGCACAGCGACGTGCGCAATCCAGCAGTGTCCAATGAGACATTCCTCCATTGGAGGATGCGCATCTATCGCCACACTGGTGTATTGATACCGCATCCAAACGAAGTCATCAACGCGCCATTCCCGATGCCTGCAAGCGTTACGTAATAGGCAACCAAAGGATTCGAAGCATGTCTATCCGGTTGACAACCCCAAGTGAATTGAGAGGGAAAGATGGGAACTAGGAACAATCCTGGAAAATTCGATTGCTATCATGAAGCGTGTCCAGACGAGCCTATGTTCGTCCTGTTAGGACGTGATCCTTTGGCAGGATCACTTGTGCGCTTGTGGGCTCGGTACCGAGCGCTGTCGGGTGAAATTTCGACCAAGGTGGAGGAGGCACAAACCTGCGCCGATGCTATGGATTCTTGGGCTCGGAAAAAGGGTAAAACACTAGGCCGAATTGGCTTTCAGCGATTGCTTTGTCAACCTGAACAGGCAGTTGATTTCATTGAATGGTTGGCCGATACACCATGCAGTAGGAACGGATCGGGAAGACCCTGTCGTGTGAACTCTCCAGATGATCCATCATGGTGTTGCCCTGCTTGTCGAGCATATTTACTGCGATACGGTACAAATCCTGCCAAATGGGCGTCAACCGGATAGGCAACCAAAGGATTCGAAGCATGTGCACCGACGACAGCCCGAGGCCCGAAGCAGTAAAGCAACAACCATTGGTCATCGACCGCGATTTGCTCTCAGGCCTCATCCGGGCATTTCAGAGTACGTGCGAGGACAGGTACAACCGTTGGGCTGTGCATGACTGCACGATTTGCTTCACATCGTACAAGGATTCAGTTTGCACCATGGGCGTCTGCCCCGATTGCTTCGACCGGATCCTCAAGTTGCGTGAGCAAATCGAAGCCACCAATCCTTGACCGCCGTTTTTCGTCGCTTTGGATGAGATGGCGACGTTTTACGGCGCTTTGCCAATTCCTTTGGCATTTCATGCGCGAAGCGCATCTTTGCCAACACTGATGGCAAACAGCCACGTAAAGTTTTCGTAGCTGATAGCATTATTGCCATGCTAAGTGTGTGAATTCCCATTTCACCATTTCGGCCTGATTCTCGCATAAGAGTCTCTACATGACAACGCGACGAAACACGGCCATCACACTTCACGAGATCCCAACCATCCGCGATTCCAGTGAGCTGGAAGCTGCGGTTCAGTCCTACATCGCCGACCAAGATGATGTGTGTTTCAGCTTCGTATCGAAGTCGGATCGCTCACGCACGCTCGTCAATCTCGCCGCGGTGGAGGCTTAATCATGGCGCACGGATTGGTTCACGGCCAAGTCTATTTCATCCCGAGTCGCGACTACATTGAAAAGTTGGAGATCGGCGGCTTGGTTCTTGACGCATTCGGAAACTGGGCAAAGGTGACCAGCATCTCAGCGCGCAAAGAAGATATCAATGGCAAGCTTTTTGCTTGTTTCTATGCGGAGTTTGGCGCTGACAGCACGATGTCCGGCAGTGTCAAGGAGGGTTGTTTGGTCCGTACGGCGGCTTTGTCGAGTCGCCACACGTCAGCCGAGCTTGACGCCATCGAGCAAACCTTGAGGATCGCGCAATCATGAAAATCACAACACCGCCAATGACCAAGTTCCAAGTCATCCCAATGAACACGTTGTCGCCCGAAGTTGTCAAGGCACTTCATGCTGCAGGGCGTCGCAGAGTGTTCGAAATGCTTGTGGATCTTGTTGGAAACGGCAACTTGATGATGACCCAAGCTGAGATTGTGATCAAAGCGCTTCGTGGCGCCTCAAACTAACCTACGGCATGATTGCTGAATTCCAAGACGACAACCACACAACCATTGGGCACATTTCACTGGACGCGATTGCCAAGGCCGCAGGCAACCGGGCAATGATTTTCATCGAAGTACAACCGTGTGGACGCCTATTCCGCCACGCAGCAGCTGCGACGCATCTCAAGGTCATTGATGGCACGAAGCAACTTGCCATGGTATATCGGGAAGTGCGCGTCATCGCCACGGGCCAGACCGTGATTCGCATCCCATCGGCGCTCATGAATTATTGGAAAGGTTGATGATGTATCCAAGCACATTCCCGAAGATGTTTGAGGTCGTGCCGGAATGCCAAAGCCCTGACGGCAGTGTCAGGGTTGACCATTTCGAGGTGTCAGAGAGTGAAAGTCGCATGAGCTCATTGCGGCCATTGGGGTATGTGCTGCCGGGCAAGTACGCGCGCTTGCTCATCGGCGGCTCGCTCGTGATGTCGGACACCGGCCTGGAACGCAACACCAACATCGCGGCGGTGCGCAAGGCATACGGTGAGGTGTTGATTGCAGGGCTCGGGCTTGGTATGATTCTCCATCCGATTTTGAACAAGCCCGAAGTGACCAGGGTGACCGTGGTTGAAGTCTTGCAGAGCGTCATCGACCTGATCTCACCAACCCTGAAGCCGCACCAGGACTCCGGCCGCTTGCGCATTGTCAACGCCAGCATCTTCGACTGGAAGCCGGATGTGCCCAAGTTCAGCACTGTCTATTTTGACATTTGGCCTGACATCTGCTCTGATAACCTCAAGGAAATGGTGTTGTTGCAGCGCAAGTACGCGCGCCGTCTCATGCCTGGCGGCTGGATGGGTTGTTGGTCCAGGGATCTGCTGCGGGGAATGCTCAAGCGTCGATAGTCCAAAGAACCGGATTGAGGCCAATTCGACCGATGGGAAATACTGTTGTTGCTTGGGCAGATCACAAGGCATTCGTCGCTCTTCACAACAACATCGCTGCGATTCGCAATTGGGAGATGGAAGTCACAACACGCTCTTGCCCGTACACAGACGGCGGGGTTGCAATGTGTTCAAATGGGCGCGTGTCCAACCCGAACAACTGGGTGACAAGGGCCCGCGACTGTCCACGCTATGCCGGATTTGAAGATGGGAGTGCGTTGTGCCGTGGTGATCGTTGGTATGAGAAGTTACCCAAGTCAATGAAATCATCAAGGATCGGGGCAATCGCGTTGCCCATGCACGTCAAAGGAAAGACAAACAGATGCGACTCAAAGTTGACGGAATAAACGTGGAGACGGACACCCCGGAAGAGGCGGCTGACGTCCTCAAGGAGGTGTGCAAGAAGCCAGACGCAAGGCTCCAAAGTGCATTGGATGTGATTCAACGCGCCATCGACAAGTTGATGGAAGAAATTCACACCCTTCAGCAGGCCGCAGAGTTGCTGTCGAAGTGCGACAAACCTGTTGTTGTCACGCCATTGCTGAAGCCCGGCATGATGCGAGCGGTGATAGCAGAAATGCATGAAGAACAAGAGGCCGAAGCCAATTTGGGCATGGGGAAGTCCATGGGGACAGCCGCGGCTGCGGCGACTGCTGCAGACATCCAAGAGGTGCTGGACAACCAGAAGAAGCGGTCACCAAAAGAGATGATTGCTGAGCGCTCCGTGCCCAAGTTCCATGTATCGGAGGCCAAGCAGACATTAATCGCCAAGCGTGGTGAGCAAATCTTGCTGTTGCTTGACGAAGGTGTCAACACCGCGCGTGAGTTGGCAGAGCGTTTGGGGACCACCAAGCAAATCGTGTATTTGACGTGCTCCAAGCTCAACATCTCCCTGGTCCAGGCAAAGTTGGATTGGGAGGCCAAACAAGTCAAAGATGGGCCAGATGGGTCACACCGATCCCATTGTTGCAAGGAGCACGGTTGCAAGTACGGTGGTCAAAACTGCCCTGTGGTCAAAGGGATCGTGAAACAAGATTTCCCATGTGAAGATTGTTCAGATCAGGAAGCAGAGGTGCCGCCAAAAGACACAGGTTGCGGCTTCACATTCGGTGATACCGTGTTTTTCCGCCGCTTTGATGGCACACATGTGCGGTGTTCAGTGGTCGCACTTCCAGATGCCAATGGGGAATTCTTCGTGAAGGATCCCGATGGAAAGAATTGGGGGCTGTGGTTGAAGGATAAAATCCAACCATTTCGCGACGAAACCCCAACGTTTTGCCTGGATGTCGTGGCGACACCCCAACCCGGAAAGCCTGCCGTCACACTTCCGTCCGAGCCAGCGATCACGTACGTAGCGCCACAGCATCCGCTGGCCTGGCGTGAAAAAGATGTCGAAGTGGCACCACCACCAACGGTAATTAGCCCACCGTCGAAACCCCAAACGCCTAGCAGCCTGGCGGATGGAAAGGTGGTGGTGCCCTTCGGCTGTTCATTCAAATGCTTCACCGATGCCAAATCTGGAAGGCGTGAAGACTTGCGCAGCGAGACGATCAAGCGTCAAAAGGGGCAACCCAACAAGCGTGTTGAATTCATCACGACCGTTGAATGCGACCATGTTCATGTTGCTGTTGTGGATCGCATGGGATACGGGATCACGCAGAAGGATGCCACCGGGCATATCCATAGTGTGATCAAATGGGATATGCTTTCCAGCTTGGCCCAAGGCGAAATCGAAGAACACACCCACGGCATAACCTTGACGCCGCAAGGAGTATGATGAGAATCGACTCAGCCCAGATCCTGAAAGAAGTGCGAGCCAACCTTGAGCGGCTGAAGTCGTGCCCCGGCCCACATGTCTTCGAAGCGGTCGATCCGAACCGAATCTTGTTTGGCAAGTTGTGTTGTCGTAAATGCCTTGGCGAGATGGACCACCTGCACGCCGTTCATTACCAGGAAGGCTTGCAACACGCGCTGGATTTGTTCACTCGCACTGTGCAAGCCGGTGACTTCTCAGCACCCGCAATCGCCGTGTTCAAAACCATGCTCGAAACGCCGCAACCCTATGTGCAACAATGGGAAGCCAGAAAGCAAGCCAAGCCAAAAGGTTGACACCCATCCCGCCCAAGTTGACGGACGATGAAGCCGCAGATCTGCTGAAGCGTTACAGCGAGGAAGGTTGGCACGAGTGGGAGCTTGCCGAGCGCTTCAACCTGGCCATCAAGACCGTGCAAGCCATCGTCCGGGGGTGGAGCTACAAGCAGGTCAAGGGCGGCCGCGCTCCACGCAAGACAGGTTTTGTGACCTTGGAAAAGGCCATGTTGGTCTGCAGATTGCGCGGCATGCACTGGAACTTGGAGCGCATTGCTGCTCGGGTGGAGTTAGGGTTGACGTCGGTGAAGCGGATCCTTTCCGGACAACGCCATTGGAGTCCGTTGTGGGCAAAACGCAACCGGGCAAAGAGAAGGGCGAAGGCAAAGGTGAAAGCAAATGGGCAACAGCACACACCAGCATCTAACTGACACCATAGCGCACATCATAAACGGAATCATCCCAGCGCATGATGTCGTGTCGACCGATTGCCAAAAAGCAGCAGCGGCAGTTATTGGCTTGCTTGATGGCATGGGAGCAATCCCAGGGTCTGATGTTGTTACCGTGACAGGTCTGAAGGCGCGTCGTGAAACGCTACGCCAGATCAAGAACATAATTGACGCCCGTAAGCCGTGGAAAGACGATACGTTGCAACGGTTGCGCGATTTCTGTGAAATGGAGGAACGCGCCGCAGATGTATCCATCAGCAACTTGGAGGTGCGCCAAATATGCCCCGGATGCTTGCAGCAAATCGATCCCGAGATTTGCCATTGCGGAGACTCGCGTGAAGGGCATGGCGGTCAATTCGACGGCGCAGGGCACGGCTTTGTCACAATGGGTTGTGATTGTATGCGCTACCGCGGCGGCAAGCTAGGCTAACGTCATGCCGATCAGAATATTCACCATCAAGTCAGATAGCGGGTCATTCAAAATCCAAGCTGACTTGGCAATCGAAGATCCAACACCTGACATCGTCATCGTTGAAGGTGTGATGTACGTCAGACGTTCAGCTGCCAAGCCCGAGTATCACAAGGCGATGGGCGATATTACCATGTTTCATCGCGTGGCTGAGACCAAGCGTGCTGGAAAATGAGCTGAAGCATCGCAGTTACTCGCGCCCATGCAAGGCTTGCAACGGCGGGATGAAACGGCTGCCACCATCTCTCGTTGTCATCGTCGTGCCTTGCGCCACATGCCAAGGCCGCGGGATTTCAGAGCTACGTTGCCGGGAATGCTTCACATGGAAACCCGTCGGCGAATTCGACAACGGCAAGCGCTTGGTGCAGCGCTGCTCTTCTTGCAGGGCGAAGGTGCGCGGGCCATCGTTGACGCGGCGGCAGATCCGGGTTGATTGCGAGTTGCGAGTGAAGTTCAACCTGGCATCCAACAACCGCAAGACGGGCCCGATTCCGGTCAGCATGACCAGCCCGAATACATGCCCGCCCGTTTGCCCGTGGTTGAACAACGGTTGCTACGCAGAGCAACACTTCATGGCACTGCATTGGCGCCGCTTGTCTACGAATCCAGCCTCAGGCATGTCATGGGATCGCTTCATTTCCATGGTGGAGAAGTTACCGCCGGGACAACTTTGGCGTCACAACGAGGCCGGCGACCTACCTGGCGATGGGAATGCCATCGACGGCGACAAGTTGTTTGCGCTGACGCTTGCCAGCCAAGGCAAGCGCGGCTTCACGTACACCCACAAGCCGATGCTCGACAACCCGGCCAACCGTATCATCGTGAATACCTGCAACACGTTTGGCTTCACCATCAATCTATCGGCGGATGATTTGGATGAGGCAGACCAACTTGCTGCTCTTGGGATCGCGCCTGTGGTGGTTGTGCTGCCTGAGCGCTCGCCACCCAAGGTGAAGACACCGGCCGGTCGCCACGTCGTGGTCTGCCCCGCGCTCGGAGCGTCGAAGTTGTCTTGCTCGACTTGCAAATTGTGCGCGCTTCACAACCGCAAGTCCATCATCGGCTTCCCGGCCCATGGTGACATGCGCAAGCGGATGAGCACAAGTCTGACCCAACTAAGGTTGTTTTGATGGCGCCGTTTTTCGTCGCTTTCAGCGAGATGGCGACGTTTTACGGCGCTTTGCCAATTCCTTTGGCATTTCATGCGCGAAGCGCATCTTTGCCAACACTGATGGCAAACAGCCACGTAAAGTTTTCGTAGCTGATAGCATTATTGCCATGCTAAGTGCCATAAATCCCATTTCACCATTTCGGCCTGATTCTCGCATAAGAGTCTCTACATCATGAAGGCTTCACGCAAATTGTTCATCTTGGCACTGGCGGCGCACGCCGCGATGTTGTGCGTCCGTCTTGCACGCTTGACGTTCGCATATGATGATTTTTTGAACTTCGAACAAGTCCAAAAGCTTGGGTTGACTTGGCAGTATCTCACCATGCCTGTCTTCGGGCAATTCGTCCCGGCGTTCCGTCTTCTCCAATGGAGCGCATTTCACATCGGCGGCATGTCAATTCACGTGTACGCGGCCATCACCGGAGTTTTCGCCTTGGCCACCACCGCGATTTTTTGGGTGTTGCTGCGCCGTGCCGGGCAATCAGCTTTGCGCACCTTCGGGTTCACGCTGATCCAAGCATCATCGCTTCAGATGTTACACTCCCAGCTGTGGTGGTCATCAACTTGCCATATCTCGCTGTCGGTGTTATTTTCCTTGGTGTGCTTGGTTTGCTTGGTGGGCCCGCTTGGCAATAGCGGCCCAACGCGTAACGGGCGTGCTGTTGCAGGGCTTGCGTTCTTCATCGCCATCATGTTTTCGGGCCGCGCGCTGATTACCCCTTGTTTGTTTGCTCCGATCCTGTGGACGCTCAACACCCGCAAGTCGATCTTCGTGGTCGTTTCTAGTATGCGCTGGGTTGCTGCGTTTGGGATTTTGGCTGCGGCCATCCTAGCAACCATGCAAACCCCGCAAGCCTCAGCTGTGAGCATGGGCCAGATTTGGATGTTTTTGCGATTCACGCTCGTTGACGGGACGCTTTTGCCAATGGTCGGCCTGCGCGCTTCTCTCCATGCCGCCAACATGCTTCCCAATTTTTGGGCACTTGTTGTTGTCTTAGCGGCCTTGTCCGGGGTGTTTTGCTTCCGTGCTTTGAATCGTAAGACTGTTGCCGTTTGGGCGGGTTATGTTGCATTTTTCACGGCGGGGGTGACGATGGTGGCGTTGCGCCGTGCGGCCAATGGCATCGAATTCTCAGCCGCCGGCCGTTACAATGTTGAGAATTCCATGTATCTTCTGGTTGTGCTATCGCTGACAGTTCCGGCGCTCGCAAAGTCGACCAAGCTGGTTGCGGCCATCCTGGCAGCGGGCGCATTCACAGCATTGCAAGTCAATGCGTCAAGTACGCGTTACAATTGGCCGATTGCTGACACAAGTGAATTTGTTTCCAACGTCAATCAAGCGCTGGCCTCGGTGCCAAGCAATGGTTGCATTGCTAAAGCCGCCCTTCCGGGCGGCATCCTGCCCGCTTGGATGTGGCCATACAACACAACAACTGAATTTGTCAAGTTATTCAACACAAAGGTCAACACTTGTGCGTCGAATCATGCGACCCACGCCCTGGCTGACAACGGGATCCTGGTCCCAACCCACAACTGAACTAGCGAGGAACCGATGCAAGTTTCAATAGGAACGCAAGTCCAAGATGGAAATTTGGCACGCACGATGGTCATTTTCTCAAAGTGGACAAAGTGCGCCTCATGCGGCGCGCTCGTCTTGTTTGTTGATCCGCGGCTCAACCCGGATGCTGAGTGCATCTGCGGCGCTTGCGTCCGCTTGGCGCCTATCGCAGGCTGATCATGATCACTTTTGCCATCGGCCAAGCATCGCCCAAAGGTGAATTGTGGATTAGCGGCGAACGCTGGGTGATTGCTGGGCTTGTCGACGCAGAAGACGCCAAACAAGCCGTGGCATTTTGGAGGACGCAACGCCAGCCGCCCTACCAACGCATCATCGCAACCAACACTCCGGTCGCCATCGTGGTGGCCAATGCTCGCTACATCGCACAAATAACAGCCAGTTGAAGAGGAGAACCGTGGACCCAAAATTCAATCACAGCCCCAGGCCTCAGCGTAGCAATCACCGCCAATTCGTGCAGGTCAATGTGCCAACCGATGAGCGTGAGCGTTTGGACAACGCCGTTGGTGAATTGACTGGGTGTGTTGAGTTGATGCGCCAACACCCACAAGTTGCGGCCGCGCTCGAACAGCTCAAGCGCGTCAATGCGATGAGCAAGTTGTCCACGGTGTTCGGGCCGAAGGGGTGACCGTGAAGCGCCACAAGTTCAAGCTCAACACGAGGTGGGCTAGAAACGAAGGATCGCAATCCAGGGTTGCCGTGGGGATGCTGGGGCAAGTCAGCAGGGCAGGACGTGGGTGGTTGATTCGCTTGGACTGTGACGATCCCAAGGATTGGGAGTGGATGCGGGCGAGCTATTTCAGACGCAACTACCACCCAGAACAACCATATAACAAGGTGAAGTGACAATGGTTGCGCCGGAAGAGCTGCCAATCTGCGACGTCTGCAACAAACCGGTGGACCGGGTGGAATGTGACAGGAGTTTGTTCACAAAAACCATCACATATTGGGTATTTTGCCACGGCGCCGTGGAAGCATTCGATGTCGACCAGATGGTGATTAATGCCGCCCACAAGGTGGAAATCGGCCGCGCATTCACACAGAAGCAGAAACAGCTGGAGCCCAAGAAATGATGAGCCAAGAACAAGAAACATCGGATCCACGTTGGAAGTGCCCAAATTGCGGCGCAGCAGCCCACGGTTGTGGTCGTAAAGGTGCCAAGCCGCGCAACATCCGTGCTGACGACATGGATCACAAGCCAGGGTCTTGCGAAGGCTTGCTTTGCGAGTGCGAAGACGATGGCGCAGACCCGACGCACGGTGTTGAATTCAGCAATCCTTGTTATGATGCTGTGTGCTATCATTGCGGATGGGGCGGTGAAATGCCGCCGCGGCCCAAGAAAATCAAACCTTGGGAGAAGAGCGCATTGGACAACGGTTGGAGCCCGCCAGCCGGGTGGGCTGAGGCCCATGAGAAGTTGAAACCAGGCAAGGCCACGGATGTGCGTGACGCACATAGCGGATGGCAAAAGGTGATCAAACAGATTCCGCACGAAAGCGGCAAGAAGTGAACACCAAATTGATGGACGCCATTGAGGCCGCGCCGGGAAGGCTCGAAAAGGAGCGCTTGCTGGCAACCGCGGATCCAGTGACCAAGGAATTCATCCGGATGGCTTTGGACCCGTATTCAGTTTTCAACATCACGTCCAAGGCGGTATCACCACATCTTGTGAGCCGTGAGCAAGGCATCGAAGGTTTGCCAAGCATGCCACAAGATAAGCGCTCCGTCTGGTGGCAGTTGCTTCGCAAAGCGTTGCTGGCACTCAAGGATCGCAAGCACACAGGTTCAGCAGCAGCGATGTTGCTTGACAGCATCATCGCTCGGGCCCCGTCTTCACAAGATGTGAAATGGGCGCTCCGCATCATCGACAAGGACCTGGTGTGTGGTGCGAGTCTCAAGACCGCCAACAAGGTCCTTCCCGGCCTGATCGAAGCTTGGGCCGTGGCCAAGGCAATCCTGGCAGAAGAGAAGCATGACTTGTCGGTCGAAGGCTATCGCGAGCCCAAGATGGATGGCTGGCGCCTCACTGTGTACGACGGTCGCCCAATGACGTCCGGTGGTCAGGAGATGCAAGGTGTTGGCAAGTTGATGGAGATGCTTGGGTGTATGGTCGATTTAGGTCTGTGGGTGGTGGACGGGGAATGCTTCGCGCCCCACAACTTTGAAGACAGCGCTGGGAAGATGGCGAAGCGCGGCCAGGATGACCGTGGCCTGTGCTACACGGTGTTTGATTTCATCGACCGCGGCGAATGGGACAGGCGCAGCACCCGGCCGCTCATCGAGCGCAAGCGCGACTTGCTCTTCAACATCGAGCCAAACGAGCGGATCCGCATCATCGAGTCGATTTTGATGGTGAAGGGCACCACGTTCGCCGAGATGAATGGTGTTCGTGACAAGTATGCTGCCATGCTGTACCCCTTTGAAGGTGCGATTTGGAAGCGTGCTGACGCCGGTTACCATTGGGGCGAGTCGCCGAATTGGCTGAAGTTCAAGCCCAAGGATAACGAAGATGTCCAAGTCATCGGCACGTACGAAGGTGAAGGCGCGTTCAAGGGCATGCTCGGCAGCTTGCACGTGCGGCGCAAGAACGGATCCGAGACAGATGTTGGCGGCGGGATAACCATCCAGCAGCGACAAGAATGGTGGGCCATTCGGGACCAGTTGATTGATCGTTGGTGTGAGGTTGATTTCCAAAACGCCACCAAGGCCGGGAAGTTGCGCCACCCGAATTGGGTGCGTTGGCGTGATGACCGATAGATCATGGGAAGAAAAGCCAAGCCTGAAATTGATCGCTTCTGGTCTCAAGTCAACAAACATGGCCCGACCCATCCGGTGCTGAAGACGAGATGTTGGCTGTGGACGGGCGCCATTTTCAAGGGCAGAGGATACGGCTCATTCAAAACCGGAAGTGGCAAACATGTCCAAGCCCACCGCTTCGCGTTCTTCCTGAAGCACGGTCGATACCCGTTGCCATGTGGGCTTCACAAATGCGACGTCCGGTCGTGCGTCAACGATGATCATCTGTTCGAAGGAACGCAGAAAGACAACATCCAAGATGCCCTCTCCAAGGGAAGGATGGCCACGGGCGATAGGAGCGGATCGCGAACCCATCCTGAGCGGCGCCCACGCGGTGATGCTCATTGGTCGCGCACACCCGAAGGCCGCGCAAAGATGAGGGCAATCAGGTTGCTCAATCCGGTGAATCATTGGTCGAGCTGAAATCACAACCGGCACCATTGTCATGGGAAAACAATGAGTTGCTGTCAATCGCAAAGTAACCATTGCAACGGGCACACCCGAATGACAACATGCCAGTGTGCTGGCAACGTTCCTTGGAGGATATCATGAGAAAAGTTGGAATTATCAGGATTTTCGGTTTGTTTGCCGCGTTGGCGCTATTGGGCGCCAACAACTTGGCATACGCACAAGATGATGGCGGGGTTGGGCAATGTGCGATTTGCGCACTCAGCCCTGATCAGGTTGTGCTGACTAGCGATCCGCGGCTTGCGCCTGCATCGGCGGCGTCACCAGGGCTCTGCCCGGTGTTGCCCGGTGATGGATCGTTGTTCCTGGCGGGCGACGGCACATTCAAGTCGGCCGCGGTGGCACCCTCACCAACCCCTTGGCGCTCGCGCATGCCGCTGGACAACAACGTCATTTCGCGTTGGGGTTTTGCTGAATTCATCGGTGCATCCTACTTGGCCAATGATGTTAGCGGCGCAGGCAATATGACCACATCTGGAGTTGCGCTCATCGGCGCGCCAGGTGTCTTCAACAACGCTGTGTCCGTGGTGGGCGGCCGTGTTCAAAGTGATGCGGCCGCGGCGGAACCGGCCTATCCGATGAGCGCAAGCGTTTGGGTGATGTTGACATCTTATCCAACATCGGGGAATCTGCAAGGTGTTCAAAAGACTTGGAACGCTGACGGTTTTGGACCCAACTACCGCTCGATCAGCCCTTTCATCGGCGTCAGCAACGGTAACATTTCAGCTGTTGTGCAAACCGCCGGCTATCAGGACAACTGGCTGAGTTGGCAGAACGTTCACATCATCCCGTTGTTCACTTGGGTCCATTTTGCCATCACGTATGACGGAGCTGAAGTGCGTTGGTACTACAACGGGCAGCTCATCGGTGTGAAGCCGCAGACCGGGGCCATCCAATACGGGAATCACGGCCGCTGGGTCATAGGGCAACCGGCCGGGGATACCGCGGATCCTCTGCTTACATTTTTTGCTGATGACTTGCAGATCGACAACACGTCACGCGCAGCGTCGTATTGGCAGACGCTTTACAAGCAAGGGATCGGTTCACCATAGTTTGATGGCGCCGTTTTTCGTCGCTTTGGATGAGATGGCGACGTTTTACGGCGCTTGACCGATTGTGGTGGAAGGTAAGGCATTTTGGCATTCTTGCCAACTAGCATGCGCCTTCCACCACGTAAAGTTTTCGTAGCTGATAGCATTATTGCCATGCTAAGTGCCATAAATCCCATTTCACCATTTCGGCCTGATTCTCGCATAAGAGTCTCTACATCATGCGCGCTTCCAACCCCAACCGAATCACACAAGAACTTCCAATCGTTGACGGCTGCTATGCCGCTGCGTTTTGTGAGGACGGCTTCACGGTTGAGACGCGCGTCGGTGGTTGCTTCGACGGCGCGCCTGCCGTGAACGACAACTACCAAATCGAGAACAAGCGGGCCACACGTCCGATTTTCTGTGATGAGCTGACTTCGACTCAAGAACTTTGTGCCATTGAGTAAAGGAGAATCACAATGCCGACCATTGATGCGATGCTGGACCGATTGGCGTTTCAGTTCACAACGGGGAATACCACGGCTGTTGAAGCCCAAATCGAAGCTTGGAGCCAGCTCCACGGTTTCGCATCGATGGCCAGGCTGGTGGTGATGCTTGGTGAGCGGATCCGCGGGTTGGCCAGCCCGAAGTGGCACGAAAAATGGCTAGAATTCATGACACCGGACATCCGTGAGGAGGTGGTGCCGATTTCCATGATCCAGCCGCCCCAGCGTGAAAACCTGTCTGAAACGCTGGCAGCCATCGTCGACATGGCCATCACACCGTAGGCGCGAGGATCCAATGCCAAGATTCGAAGACATCACTGCCAAAAGAAGGTGGGCAAAATGAGCGAAAGAAACTGGTCAGAACAACAAAGTGCCATATTCTCATGGTTCAAATCTGGAAGTGGCAATTTGGTTGTTCGGGCACGGGCCGGGACGGGAAAGACGACGACAATTGTTGAAGGATCGCAGAGGGCCACAGAGTCGCGCATCTTGCTTGCTGCCTTCAACAAGGCCATCGCCACCGAGTTGCAGAGCCGCATCAAGGGTGACAAGGTGAAGGCCAAGACGTTGCACGGGCTCGGATGCGCGTACGTGATGCGCCTGTGGGGCAAGGTCGAAATCGATGGGGACGGGGAACGGGCCCGCATGCTAACTGATGAGGCGTTGAAGGAGGCCAACACTGATGCACCGTTCGAGGTTAAGCGCATGATCAACCAGATCCACACGAAGATGCGCGAGATTTGCCCGCGCTACCTCGATCATGAGAACGCCCTGGGCATCATGGCCCGCTTCGACCTGATGCCCGACGATCAGCTGGAAGAGGATGGCTGGGAGTCGTATCGCATCGCCGAGTTGGCTTGCGCGGCCGCGGAAGCGGCCAAAATACGCACTGCCACAATCGACTTCGCAGACATGATCTTTCTGCCTATCGTCCACAAGGCCATCATCCCTTGGTACGACATGGTAATCGTCGATGAGGCCCAAGACATGACCATGCCCCAGTTGGAAATTGCCACGGGCGCCTGCAAGCGCTCGGGCCGCATCGTCATCGTCGGTGACGATCGTCAAGCCATCTACGGTTTTCGCGGCGCTGACTCCGGATCCCTGGACAGGTTGAAGGATAAGCTTCATGCTGTTGAGCTTGGCCTCACGACCACATATCGTTGCCCCAAGCGCATCGTCGCCATCGCCGCTCGCATCGTTCCCGACTTCAAAGCTGCTCCGACTGCACCCGACGGTCTGGTGGACCGTTGCGACGATGACAAGATGCGGGCACAAGCCCAGCCCGGTGATTTCATTCTCTCACGCTTGAACGCGCCGTTGGTCCCGATTTGCATGTCGCTTCTCAAAATGGGGAAGCGTGCAACCATCAAAGGTCGTGACATTGGCAAGGGGATCACAGCACTGATCAACAAGCTGCACGCTTCTGACCTTGCTGATTTGGCTGTGAAGCTAGACGAGTGGTACAAGCGCGAAGTCCAGCGCGCCAAGGGGTTGAGTGAAGATGCTGCTGCCAACCGCATCGGTTATGTCAGCGATCAACGCGCGGTCTGCACCGCACTGATGGAGTCTTGCAAGGACATCCCGGAATTGCGCACCAAGCTGGACGAGTTGTTCGCAGACAACACTGGCGACGCCATCGTGTGTTCGACTACGCACAGGGCCAAAGGCCTTGAGGCTGACACGGTTTGGCTGCTTGAGGGCACCTACCGCGGGCAAACCGAAGGTGAGGAGGCCAATTTGAAGTACGTGGCCATCACCCGCGCCAAGAAGCGCCTGGTTTGGGTGTCCGGATTCGGCAACGGCAAGGCGGCTCCGCCGGCCGAGAAAACACTGTCTTGACGTACGTAGATTGGATTCAAGAGTACGAAGCGAGGCAACAAGGGGTGCTGCTCGGGCAGTGCAAAGAAGCATGTGAGGAGATGCGCAAAGCATTCCCGGAACTGATGGTGGTTCCGGGTCACGTCATGTGCATTTGGGGCAAGCGCGGGCACATTTGGTTGGTTGCTCCTAACGGTGACACCATCGATCCGACGCGCAAGCAATTCCCTGGCGTTGTGGAATACGAGCCATGGAAGCCGGGAGACAGCGTCTTGATTGGCGTCTGCATGTATTGCGGTCATGAGATTTGGAAACCTGTTCAAAGTCTTACGTTGGACGATCCATTCGGCCTTGGCCCTTGTGAGCATCGTGAATTCTGCTCCGATGCGTGCGCAGACAATATGGCACGAGATATGATGGCACAATGAAAGAGGTACCATGACGAAGTTTCGCACATTGGTTGCCGACCCTGCGTGGTTGTTTGGCGACAGCTTGCCCGGCGGCGGCCGCGGGGCAGCGAAGCACTACAAGTGCATGAAGTTGAAAGACATCATGAACTTCATGATCCCGCCCATGGAGGACAACTCACGCTTGTTGCTTTGGCGTGTTGCTGCCATGCAGCAAGAAGCGTTGGACGTCGCCCGTGCTTGGGGATTCAATCAGAAGTCCGAAATGGTGTGGGTGAAGATGGCAGGCAATGGCCGGTTGTACACGGGCATGGGGCACCAAGTCCGTAATGCTCATGAAGTGTGCTTGATTTGCACACGTGGCAGCCCGACTCGCAATGACATGAAGCAGCGCAGCGTGTTCTTCGCGCCCAAGCCAAAGCAGCACTCCGCCAAGCCGGATCGCTTTTACCGCATTGTTCAAAGGCTCTATCCAGGCCCCTACGTTGAATTGTTCGCCCGCCAGCAACGGCCAGGATGGACGTGCTTTGGCGACGAAATTGACAAGGCGCCGTACTCATTGTTGTTGGCTGCTCTCGGTTGAGATGTAAAGCTGTCGAGCGTATAATCGACAGCAATGTTGCAGCCATCACAGCCCAACAAGCAATTGCGTCCGGCCGGCATCCGCGGCGTGACGCGTGGTTCGAAGCTCCGCAAGGAGCCAGCAGCGGACATCCGTTCTGCAATGGCAGACATCAAGTTGCGCTTGTCGCTCGGGCACGACGATGCCCAAATTGCTGAGGATCTCCAGATCAGCACCCAGCGCTACAACGACTTGAAGCGCGAGTTGTTGCGCCAAGGGAAAGACAGCCTTTATGCCCAAACCACTGAAGACACCTATCTGGACTACAAGTGGAAGCAGGAGCGCTGCGTTGATGATTTAGACAACGTCATTGATCGTCTAAAGCTCAACGTCATCAACGGCAGCTCAAATGCCATGATCACGGCCATCCGGGCGAAGTCTGACATCATCGATAGGGTTGTCAAGATGGGCCAGGATATGGGCATTTTGGAAAAGGCGCCAGAGCGCAAGCTGATCCTTCAAGGTGTCGCCGTCGCCACCATGGACAACAACACCCTGCGCAGCCACATCGCAGAGGAAATGACCAATTTTGCCAAGGTCGTGTCCAGATACGGTTTCCAATCCATGGACGGGAAGCCGATTGATGTGAGCGACATCGGCGGGAACGTCCAAGAGGCAGTTGCGCGTTTGCTTCCCAGCCCGCAGTTCAATGAGAATATGAAGCCATCGTCTGCCATGGGAGGCAAACAAAAGTCAATGGCTGCCAAGGCCTCAAGACAAGCCGTCCGTCGCTCCAAGGTAGCTCCAACCATGTCATCGCCACTAGGATAAAGGCCATGTCGAGAAACGTCAACGAAGGCATATGTCTGTCACCCGTTTTTACTCCGCACCGCGTGGCGGCGATCGCCAGCGATGCTGATACGCCATACGCGGGCATCACCAGCTCGCAGGGCATGGACACCAAGGGCTATGATGACCTGGCGATACAAATTGCCATAACAGGCACAGGCTCTTTGACAGCCAGCGTGTTGGTTTGGAGCGACCGTTTGTCAGCGTTCATCCCAGCATCACCAGCCGCGACGTTCACGCTGACGGCGTCTGCGCAGATCAAATTTGCGTCGCTTGGGCAACGGATCTTCGTTCGCCTCAGCTCGCCTGATTTCGGCACCACGTTGACTCAAGTTGACGTGGACGTCGCTGCAGGGACGTTGCGCAATATCTGATTGGAAAGGGCATAAGTCATGATCAAATTGGTGTCCAAATCTGATACTGCTGCTCGCTTCCATGTCACAGCAGATAACGGGCCACAAGCCGCATCCGGAACGTTGACTGTTGCGGTGAAGGCGAGTCTGCACGATGGTGACGGGTTTGTTCTGGATGACGGCCGTGGGCATTCACAAGCATTCGAGTGTGCCGTCAGCGTCGCGCCCGAGGCCTACACCCCAATCCATGACGGCATCGTCATCGACATCCATGGCGCTGATGACTCGGCCGTTGCTGTTGGTGGTGCTGTTGCCACATACCTGACCGAACACACAGATGTGGCATTGGAAGTGGCATTGTCGGGCGACGTTCTGACCCTCACCAACACATCGTCGCTTCATGGCGACTTCGAAAATGTCACCATTGCCACATTTGGCACCGGGATCGTTGCTGTTGGTATGACAGGTGGTGATTCAGGCACCCAGCAGCTGGCTCTCAGCGCCATGATTGCTTATGAGGGCATTCTCACTGCGCGTTTGGGGCAATATCTGGCAGCTTTGAAGCCTGTTGGGTGTGATTGGGGCTCGCCATGGTATGATGACGGCCTGGCAGGCAATACCAGGCTCCAAGTCACCGTTGTCCATGATGGCCACAACCGTTGCCCGGATGGAACGTCTGTCAACGGAAGCGTGGTGACGACTCCAAAGTTGGACATTGACGGCAACCCTATCAGAGATCCGGATGGCAACATTCTCACCAATCCGGTTGAGCCGTGTTTGGAAGTCTTGGCAGCGGGCGCTTGTGATTTCACGTTCGAAATGAGGTTGTTCGACTGAGCGGTTGGGCAGCATAAGATGTTGTGACATCGACAAATATCTCTCAAACAGGAGTTCAGACGTCGATGGAGATGCAAAAAACACAACATCCGCTGCTTCATGAGAAGTTGCGACCTTGGGCCGAGGATCAGACGCTTCACGTTGCTGTGGCGTACACCAACCCGCGACGTTGGGAATCACGCCGCAGGCTGGCTTTTGATTTCTTGGCAACGATGGCGACCAACGCCAACGTGAGAATCCATTTCATCGAAATAGCCTTTGGGGATCGGCCGTTCGAAGTGGCCGATGAAAACAACCCTGACCACATCCGACTCAGAACCGGACATGAATTGTGGTTGAAGGAGAACGCGCTCAACCTGGCCATCCAGCACTTTCCACCCGGATGGAAGTATGGGGCTTATTGTGATGCTGACTTCTTGTTCACCCGGCGTGATTGGGCCTTGGAGGCCGTTCATCTGCTCCAGCACTACGATTGGGTGCAGTTGTTTTCCAACGTGCAACACATATCAGGCCCCACCGTCCCTGGTGAAGGCCACCAGCCGGTTCAATTACTACCTGGATTCGCATTGACCTATGCCAAGGCAGGGTTCAAAGTCCCGGCTGATTGGGAAAGTCGTTTGTCTGCTCGGCCGTACGGAGGCATGAAGCCCAGCATCAAAGACATGTTTCCTGGCGCACCTGGTGGCGCTTGGGCTTTCCGCAAGAGCGCATTGGACAGCGTCGGTGGGTTGATGGATCGGTGCATCCTTGGATCTGGCGACTCCTACATGGCATTTGGCATGGTTGGCGCGTTCCGTGGGATGAAGCACGACACATTCTGTGGGTTCTCTCCAACTTATTGCGACTACATCGTGCAGTGGCAGAAGCGTGCGGCCAAGTGCAACGGCAACATCTTCTACGTTGACCAACTGGCCATCCACCACTACCATGGGCCGATGAACAAGCGTGGCTACGGAAGCCGCGATGCCATTCTGAGTGAAGAGAAATTCAACCCCTATGTGGACGTCTATCCTGACGGCCGCGGTGTGTTGCAGATCACGCCAGACAAGCCAAGGATGCGCCACTTGCTCCAAGAGTATTTCAGAAGTCGATGTGAAGATCTGCCGTAGTTGTGAAACATGCCTGAGCCAAATGTCCCGCCTGATGAGTTTGAAAGGCGCGAGACGCCAAAGATGACCCGAATCACAGACGAAGAATTCAAGGCTTCGATGCATTCGCTCATCAGAGGGCACAAATTGGAATGTTCACTTCCGGGCGGCCCATTGTTCATTTTGGCCGAGAATTGCGAGAAGCGGCTCAACGCTTTGAAGACGCGTATCGATAAGACCAAGTCAGAGTTGCGCATCAAGTCTTGGGTTGAGGTGCTGGCAACTCCGATCGCTATCTTGGTTTCCACGCTGTTGATCTTGGGCTATCTGTACTTGCGCAAATAGTACACGTAAGGATGTCCCACGAACGAATTAGCGTCAAGCAACTCCAGAGCTTGGACCGACGCGAGTTGCTGGAGTTGTATGACAAGCACAAAAGCTTGTACCATGAGTGGATCCGCCGGCTGATCTTGATCGGCCACAGGGTGGACATTCTTGCCGAAGTGGTGTTGGGGTATCGGGTTGATCCGCACCACTTGGAGATGCTGAACCACCAGTATCGTTGGCGAGGCAACTGGTGCCAGACGTTGGTTTGGCGCGGGTCTGGAAAAACCACAATAGCCACAGTGTCGTGGGACATCTTTCAGCTGCTGTTGAACCCAAATCGGTCGATCCTGATCGCATCAAAGACAGGCAACAACGCTGCTGACATGTTGAAGGAAATCAAGCAGCAATTCGAGACCAACGAGATGTTGCACCGGTTGTTTGGCAACTACGTTGGGAAGTCGTTGTGGTCTGATACCGAAATTGAGGTTGCCGGCCGCACCCAGCCATCGAAAGAACCGTCAATCAACACCATCGGCATCGAAGGCGCAGTTGCGTCGAAGCACTATGACATCATCGATGCTGACGACTTGGTGGACGAGGAAAACAGCCGCACGCTTTACCAGCGTGAGAAAATGCTGAACTGGTTCTACAAGATGTTGCTTCCGACGTTGAAGCAACCCATCCCATCGGATCCGTTCATCGGCTCGCTGAACATCAAGGGCACGCGCTTTCACCACATGGATTTGCACGGGCACCTTTCCAAGCGCCAAGACGACGACACCGGCGGTGAGCTTGAGGGCCCACAGACGCTGATCATCCCGATCCTTCTTCCCAATGGTGAAGTGCGTCCGAATAGCTTGGGATTCACACAGGACAAGGTCGCAACCCTCCGCCGCGGCGGCATCATCCGCTTCAACTCTCAGTACATGCTGAATACGGATGTCATGAAGGGCAGCATCTTCAGCATTGACGACTGCCAAGTCATCGATGACAAGGACATCCCGTGGGGCAGCATCGCGCATTATGCCGGGGTTGACTTGATGATTTCTGAAGAGGATGAGGCCGACATGTTTGCCATGGTGGCCGTCGGGATCGACAAGCTCGGCAACATCTACGTCTTGGCGTATTATGAGAAGCAGCTGTCATACCCGAAACAGACAGCAGCAGTGGCAGATTTCTACGATGACAACGAGTGCATCAGAGTTGGAATCGAGTCCAACGCCTACCAAAAAGCGCAATTCTACAACGTCAAAAAGGACTTCCCGCACATCAACGCCGTCGCCATCATCACCCTGAAGGACAAGGTGACGGAAGCCAAGAACTTGTCACCATTGTTTGAGAATCAGAAGGTGTTTTTCAGGCGCAACATGTCACATCTCATCGAACACCTTGTGCTATTCCCGCACCACCGCTATGATGACTTGTTTGACGCTTTGAATTTGGCCATCAAGACGTCAAAGCGCCGTGCCAAGAAAAAGCGGCGATCAGAGCCTGGTCTGATGTGAAACAGTTACGATAGGGGCAACAATGGCAACCACATTACAGCAACCAGGCGTTTCATCCAAGGCCATAGTTAAAGCCATCATCTTTGGGCCCAAAGAGGAACGGAAGGGCATCACTGGTGGTGACAGGAACGAAGATGATGAGATCCCGCACACCAAGGAATTGCCACAAGACGATCCTTTTGCGCAGCTGGTCACGGATGGCTTGGCAATTGAAGCGCCATTTGAGAAGATGGCACTGGCCATGCTGCCTGAAAACAGCTCCGCACTCGGGCCTGTCATCGAGGCCATGGTGGTCAATGTTGATGGGTTCGGACAACGCTTGGATGCTCGTGTCAATGTTGATGATCCATCTTGCCCGCCGGGCGTGAAGTCTGAAGTTGCAAAAGAGCGGGCCAAGCTCCTGAACTTCCTCAACACTTGTTGCACTGATTACAGCTTCACCGAGTTGCGCAAGCGCACCCGCCAAGACATCGAGACCACGGGTGAAGCATTTTGGGAAGTCATTCGCAGCCCGGTGGATGGGCGAATTGTCCAGCTGAATCACATCCCGTCTTACCAGATGGCGCTGGGGATACAATCCAAGGAATTCTACCCATTCACCCGTAAGGTTCCGCAGATGGAACCTGACGGAAGTGTCAAGCTTGTCGACATGACACGCAAGAAGCGCTTTCGCAAGTTTGTTCAGCGGCGCTTGTTCGGTGTCATGCGTGCCTTGACCGTCAGCGGCGCGCCAGGGGTGCGCTGGTTCAAGGAGTACGGCGATCCGCGGACCATGGACTGCACGACTGGCAAGATCCTTGAGGCAGGCAAGGAAAGTGAAATTCCCAAGGAACGTTACGCCAATGAGGTCATCCACTGGCGCCTGTACAGCCCGCGCACGCCGTATGGCATGCCGCGCTACATTGGCAATCTCGTGTCCATCTACGGTGACCGGGCTGCTGATGAAATCAACTACGTCACGCTGAAAAACAACAACATCCCGTCAATGATCATCTCCGTGTCCAACGGATCGTTGACCGAGGGAACGATCACCCGCATACAAGAGTTTGTGGAGAAGCAAATCCAAGGCAGCTCCAACTACAGCCGCTTCTTGCTCTTGGAAGCCGACACGAACACCACAGACGCAGGTGAAGAGGGCAGAGGTGCGGCCAAAATCAACATCCAGCCAATGACCAACCAGCAAGCTCGCGATCAGCTTTTCAGCGAGTATGGCAAGACGAATGGTGATCGTGTGCGTGAAGTTTGGCGCATGCCGCCCATCCTGACCGGTCGGAGCACAGACTACACACGCGCAACAGCAGATGCCTCGCGCAAGTTGGCGGATGAGCAGATTTTCCGGCCGCTGCGGGATGAGTTTGACTACTTCATGAATCACTGGATCCTTCCAGACCTTGGCGTGTTGTATCACAGCTTCAAGTCCAACAATCCGCCGCTGACTGATGACCAAGACCTGATTCAGGTATTGGCAACAGCGGAACGGACGGGCGGCATGACACCGCGCATCGCTCGCATGGTAATCAGCGACATCCTCGGCATCGAGCGTCTGCCTGCTTTGGACAAATCCATAAACCCGGACATCCCGTTCAGCTTGCAGTTGGCAGAGGCAGTGAAAAACACTGCTCCCATCGAGGCGCAACCTGCCGTGAAGGGCATTCTCACTGAAGGCCAAGCCGTGATCAAGAGCATGCTGCTCTCAGATTTGCTTGGGGCACGTTCTGACCTGGAAGTCGAGCTGCTGAAAGCCCAGCTGAGTCTCGCAAAGCAAGCCAGCTAATGTGTGAAACAGCGCAGATAGTCAAGCGCTTGCTGACGCTGGACGTCATCCTTGCCAAGGCTGTTAGCGCATCCAACGATCAGCTATTCCGCATCATCGAGCGACGCATGGGGAAATCGCTCAACACCGTCTTCTTGCCAATGGCCGCTGCTGCTCTGCAGGAGTTGGAGGGCATCGAGGGCGACACCCCGCTGACGGCCGGTGAGGCTGAAGCCCTAGCCAAGCGCATCCACGGGCACTTCAAACCGTGGCGCAAGAACACCACGGCCATCGTCAACACCATCGTTGACGATGCCTATCGCACAGCCAAACAAGCCATGCGTGAACGGGCCCATGCGTTGTATCGCAAGCGCGGTCACGTACGCAAAGCAGCAGGTGACGGGCCCGAGTTGCGAGCAGCTTTTTCGACCGAGGATGAGAAGGCCATCGACGCCCTGTCCAGGCATCAGGTGTTTTGGATTGGGAAGCAATACGACGACACCCTATCCAAGCAGATCTCCGGCCTGACAGATGAGTACATGCTACGCCGCGGCCTTGGCAGGAGCGAAGCCGGAGGCCACCTCAAAGATGAGTTAGCACGTGAGTTTGGGCTGAAATCCGGGCCCTTGGACCGCGGCCCTGGCTTGGAACTGCCGAGCGGGTGGAAAGGCACCACCCCTGATTACTTCCGCATGTTGTCGGCCAACACGGTCACCAATGCCCGTACCCAAGGCATGGTCCGTGAGATGCATGGCTTGGGCATCACTGAGTACGTGGTGGTCAACCCGGATGATGAGAAGACATGTCCGATTTGCCACGACCTGAATGGCAAGACCTTCAAGGTTGAGGAAGCGCAGAACCGCCTCGACAAGGAAACCAATGCAGCGGATCCCGAGCGCGTGCGCGAGATCCACCCTTGGGCCAACAGCGTTGCGGATATCAAGGGTGCCGCCAACCTGATGTTGGCTGGATTCGGCTATCCGCCATACCATGGCGTGTGCCGCTGCGGCGTCGACATCAACGAGGAGTCGATGCCTGAGCTAGCGCCTGACGCTCTGGCCCCGGAGCCCACCGACATGCCGGAGGCTGATTGGGACGGGGCGACGTCCTATGCGGACAAGTCGGACAAGGAAGCCGAGGTGTGGGGCATGGCTGAATTTGAACATTGGGCGTCGAAGTTGACCGATGACCAGGAATTGGTGATCAGGAGGTACCAAAACAATGCCCACAGGACCATGAACGGCATCCTGCGTGACAACCTGGACAAGGTTGAGAGTCGTCCGCTATTGGCTGATGAACGGTCGTTGGCGTTGAAGAGGATCGACAAGCTGTCTGCTGCTCTGGACACGGCAAAGCTCCCATCTGACACCATCACGTATCGCGGGCTGCCAGCATCGGCCGGAGCCGTTTTCACACCAGGGGCCGTCATTGAAGATCCGGCATTCACTTCCACTGCCTTGAGGCCATCCGTTGTGTTGAATTTCGCTGAAAAGAAAGACGACATTGTCATGGAAATCCTTGTCCCGAAAGGTTCCCATGCTGCGTACTTGGACGCAACGCGTGAATACCCCAATGGCGAGCTTGAGCTGTTGTTGCAAAAAGGCACAAGGTTCAAGGTGGTTGGCATCGAAGACAAAGAGATTGCAGGAGAGGTGCGAACCGTCATCCGAGTCATCGCTGAGGTGCCGTAATGCCAGACAAAAATACCAATCGATTCATTGCACAACCTGGTGACTTCGTGGTCATCAAACCAGGTCGAAAGCAAGCCAAACAGCACGAAATCGAGCAAGCCAAGGTCCCGGCGAAGCCGAAAGACACCACCAAAAAGCCGTAGTTGCTGTTGGTGCTTAGCGCAATCAGATTGGCATCAATTGGTTGCAATGCGAGCGCGTTGTGAGAATCGCTGGCCGCGACTGCGGCTAAACTCTTAGGCATGCTCAAACGACGCGCTCTCACATCTGACCAATGGCAATCCGTTAGCAAGGCCGCAAAGGCTGAAGTTGATCCGTCTGACGCCAACTCGGTGGCTGAAACGAAGTCCAAGGCGTCTGAAGATGGAGATCCGACGGTTGGCGATGTCGACACCAAGAAGTTCCAGCGCTGCCCCGAATGCAGCGCCGTCTTGAAGCAGTCGGACATCAACAACGGCGTTTGCCATGCGTGCGGCGCAGCCATTGCGAGCAGCAGCAAGGCCGATGGCGGTGCGCCTGCCAATGGCGCGATCAGCTCGGGAACGTTGGAGACGGGTGGCAAGCTCAACCCAGCGCATTTCCCTGGCGACCGTAAGAAGATCCCAGCTGTCAAGGGGCACACGGGTGTGATGATCAGCCACAGCATCGACCCCAATGTGGCCAAATCGCTAGCGGTTCCCGGCGGTGAACCTCATGACAAAATGCACGTCACGCTCGCCTACCTCGGCAAGGACTTGTCCAGCGGGCAAGTCGAGGCTGTGCGGCAAGCCATGAAACGTCATGCCGCCCAATCGGAAGCCTACACCGGCAAAATTGCTGGCCATGGCATGTTTGCCCCTTCTGAAACCTCAGAAGGCCGCCGTGTGCATTGTGCGTTGGTCGATTCACCCGACATGCACGACTTCAGACAAGGCGTCTGCAAGGCCATCGAGTCGACCGGGGTGAAGGTCGTGAAAAGCCACGGATTCACCCCGCACGTCACCTTGAAGTATCTGGAAAAGGGCGAAGCTGCTCCCACGGATGAGTTGCCTGAGCAGCCCTTGTCGTTTGATGACATCGTCATGTCCGTTGGCGGCGACCATCAGTCATTCAAGATGTCCAAGGCACTTTGGAGCGGCAAGTACATCAACGAGTTGCCCGACAGCGCATTCCTGCACATCGAGGGCGGTGGCGAGAAAGACGAGGATGGCAAAACAACCCCGCGCTCGTTGCGCCATTTCCCTGTGAAGGATGCCGACGGCAAGGTTGATCTGCCGCACCTTCGCAACGCGCTATCCCGGATCCCGCAATCGAATTTGCCGCCGGATGTGAAGGCCAAGGCGACGAAAGAGGCGCAAGCCATGCTGGAAAAGGAAGATGGCAGCCGTGTATCCAAGGCGAAAAAGCTGGACATTCCGCAGCCGTTGGACATTGTCGAGGGCGAGGGTGGCACCGGCATTCTGCAAACCCATGAGATGGGGCTGCTCCGACAGCAAGTTGAGATGACCGACGCCATGGGATGGGAGGGTTTTGAGCCCGATGATTTGCAGATCCAGCGCATGCGCCAGTTGCTCGGCGATGATTCCGCGATCCCATTGGCCAAAGCCATGGGCGGCTACAACGATGAGCTGCTCAAGCTCATCGACGACAAGATCGGAGCATCCAAGGGTGAGGCCGGTGCTGCTTTCGATGCGATGCCCGAGCCTGACCGCAGACTGCTGATGGTATTGCGTCCCGTTCACATCCACACCGACATCCGCCTGGTGCGCAAGGGCGACAAGTTCTGGGAGGGTGGTGAGATGCTGTTTCCAGGCAACCAATTCGGTGACAACGAGTTGAAGGAAGCCGCGGGCGCATACCAAGCCATTGACTTGAGCGTCCCGTCCGACACCAGCAAGTACAAGTACCCATCAAGCGATGATCGCGTCAAGGTCGAATTCCCGGCCGGTGCAGCGCGCAAGGGCGATTTGGGGTGGATGGGTGTTGGCTTGGACAATGCAACCGCGTTCCCGCCCGGTGCCGTCGGCTCGGGCGATGACGGTTGGAGCCGCTATGCCATCAGGAGTCAGTTCAAATGGACTGCTGGCAAGCAAAGCGACACTGAAAAGGAGTTTTGGCTGGAAGCTGGCGTGTTGTCTGGCTTGTGGCTGCTCCGCAACGTTCGGCTGGCAGTGTTCGACTACAGTGTTGATTGGGAAGATGAAACCCGCGTTTGGGTGTGGGAACGTGCTTGGTCACAGACGCCCAAATCTGAAGTCCTAATTGCCATGTTGGATAGCGGCGCCATCCAGGTGAGGAAGTCACTGTGGTGCCCAGTTGTGAAGGCTGATGATGAGAAACGGCTGATTTGGGGCATTGTGCTGGAGCCTGAAGTTGTTGATGGCCAAGGCGACATCTACAGCGCTGATGTCATCGAAAAGGCCGCCCATGACTTCTTGGCAAATTACAACAGGTCAACACAGATCGGGGTGCAGCACAACAGCTTCCCTGCAGGTCTTGACCTTGTGGAATCATGGTGTGCTCCGGTCAACTTCAAGATGGGAACCAAATCAATCAAGAAAGGCACTTGGATGATGGTTACTCATATTGAAAATGATGACATCTGGACCAAGGTGAAAGACTCCAAGATACGTGGCTATTCCATCGCTGGAATTGCAAAAGTGAAGCAGATTCAAACACCATAGTCCGATCCTCCATCTCTTGCCGACTGTCTTGATCCATTCGAGAATCAAGGCACATGTCGAGCACATCTGACCAACAAGCCAAGCAGCGCTTTTTAGACCTGCAAGTGGGCAATGTCGACCTTGTCGATGAGCCTGCAAACCTGGTCGACTTCTTGGCGGTCAAATCCATGGAGGGATCTATGAGTACCACTGCAGCCAAAGCCGCGTCGCCTGGCAACCCCGAAGGTTCAAAGGCGCCCACCCCGTCGTTCACGCCAGGCACCAAGCCCGGCATGCAAGCACCTCTCAACGATGACGGGACCAATGTGGCCCCAAGTCTTGAGAGCATGGTTTCCAACCTCAACAAGGCGATTGCGGCTGGAAAGCTGAAGGCCGATGGCGAGGAGATGAAGAAGAGCATTGCCAACCTCACCAAGGCGATTGGCGATGTCCTCGAAAGCGATGTTGGCAACAACACCGACGATGGCGACAAGGGCAAGGGCAAGACCGCCAAGGCCAAGAAGGAAGAGGCCGATGACGGTGAGCAGGGTTCAGGCAACGTCTCCAAGGCTGGCGGCAAGCAGTTCAGCAAGGAACGCATGGAGGCCTTCACCAAGGCGCTCAAAGACCTGATGGGCCTGGTGAAGAGCGTGGATGAGGAGGCATACAAGTCTCTCACGTCGATCGACTCAGGCGAAGGCACCGACGGCGTCAAGCCGTTGATCCCTCACACCGTGCCCACTCCGGAAACCAAGAAATCTCTGGAAGAAGTCACTGCGACCATCAAATCTCTCAACGACACCGTGGCCTCGATGGCCAAGAAACTGGAAGCCGTTGATGGCGGCACCACCAAGACGGATGCTGACAACAGCACCGCCACCCAAACCACAACCAAGTCTTTCTGGTCGGGCGTGCTGTAACGGCTGCCCTTCACCCACGCAAGAAACATCCAACAAGGAGCAAGTAAAATGGCCGAAGTCGACAACAAGCAGCTGGTGGAGAAGGCAGTCATTGCAACCGACGCGCTTGCCAGCCAAGGCAAGCTCAACCCAGCCCAATCTGACAAGTTCATCGACTACGTCTTTGACCTGTCGGGCCTGAAGAACAACGCACGCACCATCCGGTTCCGCAACGAACAGCTCTACATCGACAAGATCGGTGTGGGCAAACGTCTTGCTCAGCCGGCCGCGGAAGCCACGGCGCCGACCAACCGACGCGGTGTCAGCACCAGCCGCATCACCCTCCAGCCGCTGGAGATCATCGTGCCGTTCGAGATCAGCGACACCTTCCGGGAGATCAACCTGGAAGGCGAAGCTGTCGAGGATCGCATCATCCGCATGATGGCGGCCCAGCTCGCGAACGACATGGAACAGCTCTACATCGAGGGCGATGCCCTTGGCCGTGCGGCCATTGAGGGCGACATCCTGGACGGTGGCAGCACCACGCAATACGTCCAGGATGCCTACCTTGGGATGGGCAACGGTTGGTTGCGGGCCGCCGACGGCGCCCACGTGTACGATGCTCAGGGTCAGAACATCGGTTCCAACGTGTTCAGCCAGGCGCTGAATGCGATGCCGCCCAAGTTCAAGCGCAACCGCCAAGAGCTGCGCTACATGACCAGCGTCAACCTGGAGCAGAACTATCGTGAGCGCGTGTCGACGCGTGCCACGCAGCAGGGTGACAACGCCCTATCCAGCACGCAGAACCTGACGCCCTTCGGCATCCAGCTCGTGCCGTTCAACCTGTATCCGTTCAAGTATCGCGAGGTTGAGCACATCATCCTCACCAGTACCACGGCAGTCCAGCTGCGCCGTAGTGCTGTCGCCAACGTTGTGGTGCTCCCAAGCACCCTGGCGTCCACTGCGACCGCTGCCTATCTGCCGTCCACCAACGGCACCAACAACGACTACACGATCACCAGCACTGGATCGATCGCTCGCACGTCGGCCAGCGCCATCAACAGCGGTGCAACCGTGAAGGTCACCTACGATGCCAACCCAACGCTGTTGCTCACCCACTACAGCAACCTCATCGTCGGTATCGGTCGTGACGTTCGCATCGAGCGTGACCGTGACATCTTCAAGCGCGTCAACCAGTACGTGATCACGGCCAAGGTGACCATGAACGTGGAAGAGACGGACGCGTTGGTGAAGGTCGTCAATCTCGGCACCGGCGTCTAAGTCGGCATGTCGAGGGGCAGACACCAAATCGAGAATCTTCACCAGGAGGAATGAATGAGCCTTCGCACAGTGGTCAGCCGCCTCGCAACTTTGTTTGCTGGCGGCTCCAATCTCAACAGCCAAGAGGGGACAAGTGACGACTTGCCCCACTATATTGCAGATCTGGCTGACAGGTCGGCAAAGCACACCAAGTCGGCGGTCGATGGCGGCGCGACCGACACCACGGCTGAAACGATATTCCACACCAACTCTGGGTCTCACACCCAGGATGTTGTGGGCGTATCGTACACGCCAGGGGCATCCCTAACATCCAACGACACCTCCTATGCCACGTTGACCGTGAAGAAACGCACGGCCGCGGGCGCTGATGGCGGTGTTGTTGGGACCATCGCCACCAAAACGGCGGCCGGTGGCGGTTCCGGTGATTGGACCGCTTTTGTGCCCGTTGCGGGCACGTTGAACACAGATCCGACCGTGTTGGAGTTGGCACCAGGCGACAGCCTGACCGTCTCCATTGCCAAGGCCAGCAGCGGTGTTGCCGTTCCTGCTGGTGTCCTGATCGCGGCTTGGCAGTAAACAAAGGGCACACCTTTGTGGGCGCCGGATTGCTAAACCCAATTCGGTTCCCACAAAGAACCCATTCGGAGGTTACCATGAAGGCAACAGTTACGCTCAGAGAAGGCAAATCATACACATTCGGGCCCCACGTCTTCACCAGCACGCCAAGCGTCATCACGGATCGCGACATCATCGCCAAACTTCGTACGGTTGGCGTCTTGAACGTTGAAGTCGAGGAAGATCAACGTGTCGCATTGCCGGCCGGGATCCCAGAGAACGAGGGCGAGGATGAAGTTGAGGAAGAGGTTGATGGCGAAGTCGTGGGCGAAAGTGGCCCAATTGACGATGGACAACCAATCGATCCTGCTGCAAAGCCCGCAGCCAAAGCCAACAAGCCCGCAGCCAAACCGCCGGTAAAGCCAGCGGCAAAGCCAGCAGGGAAGCCACAAGGCCAGGGGTAAGCGATGGTTTGGTTGAAGGTGAAAGGCACTGCGCAGACCGTGGATGTTCAACTCCCAAACACGGTGAAACACCGTAGTGTCACAGGTGACACGTTGATCATCGCGCCTGGGCTATCCCATGAAGTGACTGATGAAGAGTGGGATTTCATCAAGGAGAAGTGCCCTCGTGTGGTCGAGAGCTTGGTGTTTGCAAAACCATGCGACTCATCGTCAATCTCGCAACCGGCGAAACCCTAACCATACAACTGCCCAACGAATTGGGCGAATGGCAACGCCGCGCATCTGATCCGTCATTTCAGGGTCAGATCCGCGGCGTTGGCATTATTAGGGGCGGCGAGTACATCACACTCCCAGTGCCGAAGTTGTTTGCAAAGATGACATGGGACTTGGAACAAGTTGTCGACTCTCACAACGTCTTGCAATCTGCGTCCGTCGTTTGTTGGGCAGATGACCTTATGATAAAGGCAACGACCTACAACCAGAGCACGCCCGCAATGACCCGACTCGATGTGCGCCGTATGGGCAAACGACGCTGGAAGCCACAGGAGAAGCATGGCTGATACACCACCACCCACCCCGTACATCACAACTGACGATATCAACGCTGCTGGCTTCATTGTCAATGATGAAAACAAGGATTCGGTGATCGCATCCATCATTGCATGGGCCCAGTTCATCGAGTTGGCCACAGGCCAGTTCTTCGAGTCACGGGCTGCTGAATTCACGATGGATGGGAATGACTCAGACACCTTGTTCCTGCCGATACCAATCATCGATTGCAGCGCAGTATACGCCAACAGCGACATGGTGAACGCGCTGAACACGCAAAACTACACGGTCTACAATCGGAGGGGCCCGGTCCAAGATGACCGGAAGAATCCCAAGATCGTTTGGACCACCAGGTTCATCGGCGGTTTCATGCCTCACGTGTCGGCCCGCGGCCAAGGGTGCATCTTCGGGAAAGGCTATCAGAACCAGAAGATTGTTGGCAACTTTGGCTTTGTTGAAGCCGATGGCAGCACCCCGTACTTGATCAAGCGCGCGCTGATTCGCTTGGTGATACGCGATCTCAACAACCCCGATCCGATGTCGTCTGGATACCCCGTGGCCATCGGCAAGATCACATCAGAAACGACGGACGGGCACACCATGCAATTCGGCCAGCTCGAAGTGAAGCAACAAGACATCACAGACATCACCAAGGATCAAGAGATCAGCCGGATCCTGCGAATGTACAAGCGCCCGATCTGCATCGGCGTTCCCGGAAGTATGACTTGGGTGATGGGATGATCGTCAATTTGCAACACCCGGTGGGGATTGTTGTGGAACAACTGTCCAGCGCCGTGATGATCATGGACCAGGACACCCGGCACCCTGTGCACGGCGCGCGATCCGCGGCTGCTGAAGGAGATGCCCCAGGCATCAGCATCCAAGGCCAGGTGAAATGGCAGCGCAAGAAGGATCCAGACATCAAGGCCGGCGGCGTGCGGTTTGAAAGTACCGGATATGTGTTGTGCTTACGGCGCGATTTGGACAAAAAGTTGGGAGCAGGCAATCGTTTTGCGTACGGTGACCGCATCGTTGCCATCGGCACCGACACCGGGTTGGCGTTGTACATCACGTTCGTTGAACCTTGCATCCATGATCCGGCTGTGAATGGGGCGCAAGGTTACAAATTCCATTTCTCAGACCGTTCCCCCAACAACTGATGGCTGACATCGGCTTCATCCGTTACGGAGCTTGGCACGGAATGAAGCACGCATTGGATGCCGGCAGGTTGAAAGAGGATGTTCGCACCGCCATCGGTGGTGCTACTGCCAAGGCTGCTCTTTATGTGCGTGGGAGGATTCGCAAGCGCATCCAATCAGGCACAGCTTATGGGGCAAATTCCAAACTGACCATCATGATCAAGCACTCGTCCAAGCCGCTGGTTGGGCGCGGTGCAGATCTGTTCAACTCAATCGCCACCAAGACCATCGATTGGCGATCTGCATTCGTTGGCGTGTTGCGAGGCACCATGGTCGATGGCAAAGACATGGTCAACATCGCCGAAGTTGTGCACGAGGGGTTGAGCATCAGAGTCACTGACAAGATGCATGGCATGTTCCAAGCGCTCTACAAAGTCGGGCAAGGTGAGATGTCGGCAACGGAGTTGCATGCCCAAGCAGCAGAGATGGCCAAGGCACTCGGCGATGAGATCAAGAACATCCGGCCGCTGAAGCGATCGACCAAAGTCATCATCATCCCTCCAAGGCAGTTCATCGCAGAAGTTTTCAAGGATCCGACTGTTATCAAGCACTGCCAAGCAATATGGAAAAAGGCAGCCGCCGCGACATTGGCTGGGCAACCCAAAGGCGGGACCAATGAGGGCGGTTCAAGTTAGCATAGACCATCTTGGCCAAAACATCCACCCTCATCAAACGATGGACTTTCACTGAGGACGAACGCAAGCTGACGACGTTTTCAGATCCGTCAGTCGTGCGCCTCAACCCCAGCACGCAGCGTCTTGAACTGACACCAGGGCCAACAGGTTACCCGCTCACGCCTGGTGTTGTGACGACTGGGTTGTTCATGCCGACTTCCGTGAAGCAGTGGTTGTTGTTTGAGGCTCTTGTGAAGCAAGGCTGCATTGGCGGCACCGTCGTGACGTCTGTGAGGTATCGCGTCACCGATGGCGTGCACACTTACGTTTGGAATGGCACAACGTGGACAACAACCGTTGGGACCACATGGAACACAGATTTGGATTTGGCCAATCACATCGCCAGCCTCAACCCTGTGGCAAAGGCCATCGGCTTTTTGATTCAGTTGTCAACAAGCGACGCACGCGTGACACCAAAGGTGGCAGAATTGAAGTTGTGTTGGGCCTCGCGTGTCACTGACTTCCTTGAAGACTTGATGATCAGGACGTTGGTTCCCAGCCTGCGTGGTGTTGGTTATATTGCCGATTTTGCATACAAAGTCCCAATCCCTGGCGGTTACAATTTGGACGTCGGCAAGGCTGTGAAACAAGATGTTGCTCCGTTCAACCTTCAGGGTTGTGACAGCATCTTCAACCACACAGCGGATCCCGGCCACGACGCTGATTTGCTATCAAGCTTCAACGCCACCACAGGAATCGCAACACTGACAGCCCCAATCCCGGTAGGAAATCAGGCCTTCATCAAGGCCATCGTTGAGCCCATGATTGCATTGCACGAGACGAGCCCTGATTTCATCGAAATCGACAAGGTGCCTGCTGTGATCATCACAGACTTCGAGGCTGTGGATTCTCAGCCGTTAGCCAATGATGATCACGTTGCCAACCGTGATACGGGTGCGGCCATCGTCGTGCCACCGCCCTATCGTTTTGATGTGAGATTCAATATGCTAATGATAGCGCCAGGAACACAGGATCTCATCAGACTTACTGAAGCAGTGGTGGAATTCATGGACAAAAACCAACTGTTGAAATCGGGCGCGCTGGACAAATCTTACCGCTTGCAGATGATTGATGAATTCAAGACAGGGACGAACCCAAACCTGAACGATGTGACCCAAAGTTCAGGCACGTTCATGATCTATGACGTCTGCTCATACCGCAAGCCGGCACGAGCGGGGACAGCCATCATGCGCTTCAACCCGCGTGTCGCGCCGTCACCGCCCGTAAACAGTCAACCATGAAAGTCGAGGAGTGCATATGAGCCAAAGGCGATTCGGACCAACCCTTGGAGCTGGAACGGTCATCGAAGAAACAGATGGCCAGAAAAACATCGATCCTGCGCCGCTTGGCGTGACGGTGTACGCAACACCCCTGGACCGCGGCCCAACCAACAAACTCATCCGGACGTCATCGCTGCGCTCATTGATGAGCAAGACCGGGAATCTGATCTCCGGCTTTGATGGTCCTGACTGTGCTCGTGACTTTTGGACCGAGTCGCAGGGTGCCGGCGAGTTGAACCTGTTGCGCATCGCCGCGGCAACGATCCGCGCTGCCACCTTCGACGTCTACAGCCGTGAGATGAGCGATACCGTTCAATCTCTTACGGGCGGCCGTAGCCGTCCAATCATGCGTATCACCGCAGGCAATGGCGGCCGCTGGGCCGGCCGGCGACGCGTCATTTGGCGCCGGATGGCCAACACGGGTGCTGTCGCTGCCAACGCGCTCACCACTGCTCTGACCATGCTCTTGGACGAGTGGGCCGGTGGCTACATCCAACTGGATGGTGTTCCAACCAAGCAGTACGCCATCACTGGCAACAGCACGGTTGGTGTCGTTGCGGTGTCTGCTGACGACAACATGTCAGCTGATTTGTCTGGCGGATCTGACCCTACCAATCTTGGCTACACGCTGGTGCTGACCAATTTCATCGACAACAACAACACCGAGCGTTGCATGCAAGTTGTGTACGATGATGGCGAGCAAAACCCATCCAGCGAATTCAGCATGGCCTATTACATCGATGGGCAAAAGATGAACCGTTGGCCAGATCTCTCCATGGATCCGACGTCGCCGCGCTATTTCGTGCGCATCATCAACGACGATCAGAGCAACGATGACATTGTTGTTTCTGACCTGTTGTCGCCGTCCAACCCGACGCCATCGGATCGACGCCCGGCCAACGAGCAAAGCTTGATTTCGGCCGTAACTTCCACGACCTTGACCAGCGTTTGCATCCAGCCACGCAACCTCAGCGTCTCACCGCAGCCCAATCCGGCCTACACGTTGGGAACCACCACGACAAAGCACATCTACAAAGATGTTCTGCGCTTTGAAATCGCTGTGTCTGCTGGCAACGCAACCATCACGATGAAGTCCAAGCGCCTGGCAGGCGGAGCTGTTGTCCATGATGCTTTGACGCATGTCAACACGACGGCCCAGGCTTTCGCATTCACGGCACCTTACAGCCCGTTGTTGCCCCCGATCACGATCACGGTCGGCAGCGTGGTGTTCAAGGATGGCGACGTCATCGAAGTCGATTACACACCATTCGAGCCCAACAGCTTGGTTGGCGGGACGTTGTGCGCTGACTTGGTTAACAAGCCGCGGGCGCGCTTCAACATCGTTTCGAACACCCAAAACACCATCACGGTGCAGTCGGGCGATTTGATCACCGACGGCGGCGGGACCGCTGGTGACCGTTTCATGGTGTTCTACCGGCAACGCATGGGCGGCTCGGACAACACCGATGCCACTCCAACCAACGGTTATGACGGCCTGTCTGGCTTGTCCGACACCGATTACACTGCCGTGGCACTCAACAGCCAACTCACCCCGGCGCGTGAGTTGCTGTCAGAGAATAAGGGCTTGATCAAGTTGGCAACGCCCGACAGGACCAGTACGTCCATCCAGAAAGCTGGATTTGCCCTTGCTGAGGCGTTCAACTGGCAATACCGTCCGGAGATCCCGGTGGATGTCGTGGACGAAGCAGGTGCCATCTCCTACATCAACGATACGTTGGGCAGGAGTGATATGGGCAAAGTCAGCTTCCCGTCTTACGTGGATGTTTCGGATCCTGAGAAGCCTGGACAGCTGAAGCGCACCCCTGCCACGGGCATGATTCATGGCAAGGAGGCGCTGGTTGCCAAGAATTACGGCGGATACCACAAGCCTGCCGCTGGAACCGATGTCATCTTGGGCCGGGTTGTCCGCTTGCCCTTTACCACGGTCTTGAATGAGGAGATGACCAATCCGCAGGGCATCAACCTGATCAAGAAGAACAAGGGCAACTACGTCCTGTGGGGTGACAGGTCAATCTCTGTTGATCCTTCATGGAAGTTTGTTCACAAGCGCGAGATGATGAGCCACTATGAGAACTGGCTCCGCACGTCGTTTGACTGGATCACCTTCGCGCTCAATGATCCCGACAACTACGCTCTGCTGAAGAGCAGCATCACAGGCATGTTCTTGCCTGAGTACCAACCCAAGCGAGCATTGAAGGGCAAGACGTTCGATGACGCTTGTTCCATCAAGATTGACAGCGAGAACAACACCGACGCCACACAGGCTGATGGTGATGCCTATGCTGACATCAGCTTGAAGCTGGCCGACACCATCGAGCGGTTCATCATCCGCATCGGCAATGCCGGCATCTTCGAGTCCACATCGTCATCGTCCTAATCGGAGGGGTTCAAATGAAAGGCGTTATTCAAGAAAATCACGTTGCTGTCAACAAATACAACCTGATCGTTGTCGGGATGCCGCCGCTCACCCCTGTGAAGGTGAGCGGACTCGATGAGGTGTTGGAGACTGTGGAACTTCCTGATAGGACACGTGCCAGCGGCGGCAACACCAAAGCGACCGAGTTCACCATGGAAATTCCCAGCCACCATGCCATCGAAGTTCAGGCCATGGAAACCTGGTTCCAACAGGGCAAGGATCCTGTTCAACCCGGCTACAAGAAGGCGGCCGTGCTCATCATGAAACGGATCGGCGCTGGTGTGCCACGCCAGTTCCAGCTGATTGGCGTGTTCACATCCGGTCGCAAGAATTCGGACCTGGAGATGAAGAACGAAGGCGACATGGCGGTTGACACCTGGAAGATGTCGGTTGACGACATCAAGCCGCTGACGTAACAACAACCTGTGATGGCGGAGCGGCCGCGCTCCGCCCATCCAACTCACAACACGCTTTTGCGTGAATTGGAGATGGAAGATGGACAGCAAAAAACCAAACCGACTTGAGATCAAGACCCTGCAAGAGCTGGGTTGCAACCTGCCTATCGGCATTGCAGCAGCCCCAAACACCCCGCGCCAACGCAACTTCAAGCTCCGCCCCTTCAAGTTCAAGCTGGAGCGTCAAATCAGCGAAGCCAAGGAAAAACTGCGCGGTGCCACGTTCGGCGAATTCGTGACGCGCGCCATGTCCATCATGGCGCACTCCATTGGCTCAAAGTCATTTGACAACATGAAGGATGGCGAGCGTGAGTTGTTTCTGACGCAAATGAACATGGCAGACGTGATGTACATGTACGTCATGGCACGTTACGAGGCCATGGGCCCTGACGAGCCCGTGAAAATGGAGCCATCGTGTCCACGTTGTTCCAATCACATGAAGATCAACGCATTGCTCGGGACCATGGAAGTCAAAGTCATCCCGGACGCCATCACGGATCTGTCGGCCATGATGCCGTTGCGTGATGGCCTTCAAATCCGTGGTAAAACCCTCAACATCTTCAAGATCATGCCCTTGAAATGGGACGTCGCGTCCAATCAGGACTTCGCCTCAACCAATGAGGCTGAGCGCGACAGCTTGGTGATCCGCACGTCCATCGTGAAAGCTGAAGGCGACCCATCCGAGCCTTTTGTCCTCAACAATGAGGACCTGGATGAGATGTCCAAGTATGACTTGGAGACCTGCAAACGCTGGATCGAAGATGCCGCCGCAGGCCCGAAGATGTCGCTTGATCTGCAATGCGACAGAAAAGGTTGCAACCACAAGTTCATACAACCAATCAACTGGGTGTATGACCGTTTTTTCTCTCGTGGTGTCCAGGCGACACCTGGGTGAGTCTCATGGAGCAAGAATTCGCGCTGTTGTACAGCATTCCAGGCATCACGGATGTGGGCTTGTGGCAACGTACACAGCGCGAACGCGTCTGGCTGCTCAAGAAGTTGAACGAGACAAAACGGCAGGAGGCTGAAAAGATAGCCAACGCGCAGACGGCGCCAACAGTGAAATAGGACAAGCCAATGGCATTTGAATCCTTGGGACTCGGCGGTGTGTTGAAGTTTGATGCTGATCAAGCAGTCAACAAGATGCGTGTCGCTGAAGAAGGCTTTCATCGAGTTGACCATGCTGCGGAGGGGTTAAGCGGACACATCGGGCACCTTCAAGGTTCGATGTCCAAGTTCAGCGCTATGAGTTTGGTCACAGGCCTTGGCTTGGGTGTTGGCTTGGAGCAATTGGTCCACAAGGGACTCGAAGCCAACGAACAAGTTGCCCAGGCAAAAATGGGCCTTGCCATCGTTTTCAGTGCTGCATCCCATCGCTCCTATGATGAGATGTACGAGTTGGCCGACCAAATCATGCCACGCTTGGCCAAAGTCGCAGCTGACACCATGGGCACCACGGAGGATGCGGTGCGCGTCTTCCAAAAGGTGTCACCCGGATTGATCGGCCTTGGCGCTACGTCAAATCAAATGATCGCTGTGACTAAGGGCGCCATGATCATGGCTGGCGCACTGAAGTCAGCCGGGTTGTCCTTTGACGATGTTGCTGGCTCACTCCAGCGCATGGCCCGCGGCATGATGAACAACCGCGATCCGTTTGTTGGCATGATCAAGAGCATGGGCCTTTTGAAGGAGACCAACCAGGAATGGGCGGCGCTGAAGCCTGAAGACAGGTTGAAACGCGTGCTGGAAATCAGCCAACAGTTTGGCAAGTACGGCGACAAGGTTGGAGAGTCGTTTGGAGCAACATGGACAACGCTGCAGTCCATCATCATGAAGACACTGCGTGGCGCTTTTGGTGGTTTGTTCGAGTCCATCGAAAAGACCATCAAGCGTCTGGTGGATGTTGGTTTCTCATGGAGCGATTCTCTTAATGGTGTTTCTGAGACGATCAGCGCAAAGCTTGTTCCTGTTTGGGATTTTTTGGTCGAACAGGTAATCACATTCTACGGCCACCTCAAGACCGCATATGAATGGTTGAGCGGGGCCATCGACAAGACACGGGCTTGGGCCGGATCTCTTGGCATCGACTTCGGCAAGGCCGCCGGCACAATCGCATCTATTGCGACCCAAATTGCATTGATTATGACAGTTGCTGTTCCAATTATCGGCATCATCACCAGCATCACGTCGAAGATCTGGGCATTGGTCCAAATTGCCATGACCATCGGCAGCGCCCTGATCAGCGCCGCATCATTCTTGATGCCGTTCTTATTGCCCATCGGCCTTGTTGTTGGCGGTTTGGCGCTTGCATTCCTCGCGTTCCGTGAAGATGGTGAGTCAACATTCGACACCATCAAACGAGCAGCAATGATGCTTTGGCAATACATCCAACCCATTTGGGAAGGGTTGAAGCAACTAGGCGCGCCTCTGATGGCGTTGGGCGAAGGCATCTGGACGTTCCTCACGGCTGTCGGCCGCGGCCTTGTGACGTTCTTCAAGGGTGTCATCTTCCCGCTCATCAGCAAGGTGCTCGAGTGGATTGAGCCCATTGGAAGTTGGTTGCTCAGCACTGCGGTATCATGGCTCGGAACCATCATGACGACACTCGGAGCAGTGTTCAAGTGGTTGGGCGGTGCCGTCGATTGGGTCATGGGCTTGGGCAGCACCATCGAAGGGTTTTGGAACACAATCATGGGTTACATCATGCCCGTGGCAACATTCATATGGGATTACATCAGCACAGTTGGCGCTGCTCTTGGGGTCATATTCGGTGCCGCTTGGGGCGTCCTGAAGGCTGTTGGCAGCTGGCTCCTCGATCAACTCATGCCCATATGGGATGTCTTGGTGTGGGAAGTCACGCATTGGTTTGGAATTCTCAAATCTGTTGGCGCATGGATTTGGGAGCAATTCAAGCCAATGTGGGACGGCATCGTGGTGGTCGCACAAGTCCTCGGCAACGCCATCGAGCATTGGGTTGTGGGTGCTATCAGATCCGCGGCTGGCATGCTGGCGACATTGCTTGATGGTTTCAATGCCATCACATCATGGCTCGGCGTCGGAAATGACAACCTTATCGCTACTGCCCAAAAGATTCACGATTTTTCCGAGGGCAAAAGCAACCCCAAGATGGCAGACAACGGCGGAGCGTCCGGCACCGGTGACTCAGGCGGCATGTCGCTCGCACAGCAAGCCACATCGACCAGCGGCGACAACATGTCCCGGATGTCGCCCAAGGACATCTCCGACCTGAAGAAGAACTTGAAAGTTGAAAACAAGCTGGACATCAAGTTGTCTGCTGCTCTCAACACGGATGGACGAAAGACAGCCGGCGCAACCGCGCGTCACAAGGCAGAGATTGGTGAGCGCGCAGGATTCACGCAGACGCCTTGGCAGCGTCAGTTCATTGCCATCACTTCGACGGAGCAAACATGAGCACCACACGCGTAACACCACAGGCTCCGCTTCCACAGCTCATCCCGGTTTGGTCTGACCAACGGCGCCTGAAAGGCACCAAGGATGGCGAAACGGTCAAGGCGATCCAATTCCAGTATCTGCCACTTGACATGCAGGACACAGGTTGGGAAGGTGAATGGACCGAGATCGCCACCATGGGGCAAGACCAACCCGTCATCCAGTACAGCAATGGCAAGGAAAAAGGCTTCAAGTTCACCATGAAGCTTTGGGCCGATGACTCCACACAAGACATCCAAGAGTTGTACGACAATCTGAAACGCAGCGTTGTGAAAGACATCGGCCTGGCGCGGCCGCCTCGCTTCGCGTTCCTTTGGGGCAACACCATCAACGAAACTGTGGTGGTAAAGTCGCTTGGCGAGCCGCGTTGGGATTCGCTGCGTAATGATGGCACGCTACGCGGCGTCACTCTCGGCATCGTCCTGGCCATCTATGACCCCGTGAGCTATGGTCTGATAGACCAGCCCAAGCCGCATACCTACTATTACACCACCAAATATGGTGATACGTGGGAGCAAATTGCCCTCACTGAGTACGGCGATCCTATGCTTGGATCGTTGCTCCGTTTTGACAACCCGACGCTACCACATCCAGGGACTTCGCCAGGCACCGTGATCCCGTTGGCGCCCTACCAGACCATTGCTGATCGAATCGTTGAACCAATGTCCAGGGTCTTGGTGAGGACGCCGGCAGGCCTTGCCTTGCGTTCCAAAATGTACCAGCTCCGATCGCAGCCTCGCCAATCGCTGATCCTCACGTCCTAACATGCCACCTCTCTCATTCACCCCGATAATGGCCAACATGTTGGCCGCACGCACATCACTGGACAAACCAGACTTGGGCGCGCCAGGGAATCGTGTTGACGGCGATGACCTGGCGCCCAATTTCCGCTTGGACGTGAACGGCATAACTGTCAGCCAAGACATCAGCCAATACATTGAATCAGTCGAGTATGAAAGCGCAATCGGCATGGCTGACATGTTGCGCATCAACATCACCAACCCAGGGCTGGTGGATCCTGATTGGCCTGATTGGAATACGCACAAGGTATTCCAGCCAAGTTATCAAAATGAGGCCCAACTCAGTGTTGGATATGGACAACTTGGCCACAAGTGGAATTTTGTCGGCCGGGTGTGCTGGCAGAAACACTTACCACGCTTTCCACGTGAAGGCATGCCGGTGTTGGAAGTCAAGGGTTATGATGCCAGCGTGAAGATGTCGCATGCCACCAGCCCAATCAAGAGCAGCAGGCTAAAGTCCAAGGCGATCGTCTCGCAACCCGTCGGTGGTGCTGATAATCTTGGACAAGTCTTCAGCCAAGCCAGGCACAGTGATGTCGTTGTTGCCATCGCCGAGCAACATGCGTTCCATCTTGATATTGATCACACAGACAGACACGAGGATGTGATCCTCAAGAAGAACCAAAACCATTGGGAAATCGTCAAGGGCTTGGCCAACCTGAACGACCGTGATGCCTGGGTGGATTACGACACCCAACGCAACGTTTGGGTGCTTCATTGGAAAGCTGTCCAGCACGACCAAAAGCCGATGTATGTGTTCAGGTACGGCGTGAATGGTACGGGCACCTTGCTCGATGCCATGCCTGAGTACGGGTTGCATGAGAACGTCACCGCGGCCACCATTCTAATTTGGGACGGCAAGGCCCAGCAATGGGTGTCAGTTCGGGAATCGCACAGCATCGGTGATGAAGACAGCGCTGAAAGCCCATTTTTCACGCGCGGTGGCGGCCTGCTGGCGAAGGCATCTGCCACAGAGAACCCCCCATCAGTGCGTCGCAACAGCAACCGGCCACGCAGAGAATCACCCTCGCATGTGCTAAAGCGCAAGGCCAAGGATGCGATGGTCCACGCATTCGAAAATGCAGCACGTTGGCGCATTGCGGCCGGCGGCTTCGCCATCGACGTGACGGTGCCTCCCAACCGACGCTTCAACGACCTGGATGAGGCCTCAGCATTCCTTTGGCAATGGTTCAAGAAGCGCCAAGACAATTTCATCACCGTACAAGGATCCGTCATCGGCACCGAAACCTTGCGAGCGCGCCAAACACACACGCTGCTCGGGCTTGGCGACCAACTTGATGGAGAGTATTTCTTCACACGTGTGCGCCACATGGTCGCTCCAGCACCGTACACGTGTGAATTCACAGCCAACAAGGTGATGCGGTTTTGAGCGGCACGATCACAGAGTCGCATTATGCCATCGTGACCAACATCACGGATCCCGAAAAACGCGGACGGCTCAAAGTGCGTTGCCAATCACTGGTGGGAGCAGCCACGGAGTTGCCGCATTGGGCTGTGCCCGATTCGAATGCCTTCAGCAGCCTCGGCGGAGCAGCAATGCTCTTCATGCCAGACGTCGGCTCAACCGTTGAAGTCATGGTAGATGTGACCGACGTTGGGTTGGATCAGTACAAGGGCGAGCGCTTCATGCTGAATCCAGGGTTGCGATGGCGGCATGCGCCTCCAACAGGCCAGCAGAACGGGATGCCGCTGCCCAAAGCGCTTCTGACCAACTACCCTCAGCGCCGTGGCTTCGTGTCCAAGGGCGGGTTGATGCTCATCCTCGATGAGAAGGCGCAGTCCATCACACTCGGGCGCCAAGAATCCAAAGACACCATAACAATCACACCAGACAAAATCAAGTTTGATCTCAACAACACCATCTTGGATGTGATTGATGGCAAGATCCGGGTTGGCGGCGACCAGGCTGATCAAAAGATGGTAAAAGGCACGTTATTTTGGGACAAGCTCAGCACGTTGCTTCAGAAACTTTCCATGGATTTGACGTCCATGCAAGCAGCGGCCCAAGGGCCATTGTCCGGGTTGCAGCCCGGTCTTGCCCAAGCTGTGGTTGATATCAACGAGCTGCTCACAGAGGGTGCTGATGAGGCATTCCTCTCGCTGCTAGGATGGTTGAAGTAGCATGGCAGACAACCCAATAGGCAAGCTGATTGGCGATGAGACTTGTGACGCGCAGTCTGATGCTGGTGTGGCATTTCTGTCTGGATTGCCTGCCGATTACATGCAATTGCCGCTTGAGCAGCAAAAAATCATCACATCCGCTTTCACAAAGCTGGTGGCCGAGATTGCCGGCTTCAAGATCGCAAAACATGCCTTGGTTTGGGAAGCAATCATCTTTGATCCAACAACCACAGATTCGACCGTAGATCCTCCAAGAGTTGGCTTGGATCGCCCGATGCCATCTGTTGCTCAGCAATTGGATCCAATTTCCGGATTGCATGTTGCTTTTTGGGGCAAATCAGGGCCAGCCACCACAGATTGGATAACATTTTCTGATGGCAGCAATTGGTTGACTGGTGATGGCGTTCCGTCTGGGATGCTTGGCTCTGTTGGAGATTTCTATCTTGACTTGGGAACGACAGATCCTGGTGACCGGGTTGCTCCCACCGCATGGTACGAAGGCACCGGCGTTCCCGCCGGCACGCTTGGTGTGCGTGATGATTTCTATCTGGACATGTCGAATGGTGATGTTTACCAAAAAGGCCCATCGACTTGGGGATCACCGGTTGGGAACATCCAAGGCCCTGCAGGCATGTCTGGATCTGGCGGCGCGGATGAAGCTTTCACAGCTGTCAGCATTTCAAGTGGCGGCATTTCTGGATTTGCAACAGCCCGAAAACTGAAAGTTTCAGGGACAGGCCCGTTGATTGGCGTCGAAGTCCCATCTAGTGTCCATGATGGAACAGACATATCTCTGACATTCACTGCTGATATGGCTGTGACAAGTTTGGGGACAACGAGTCTTGCTCCAATCAAAGGGGCATTTGTTGGAGGAAGTTACCCATCATGGGAAGTCCCGGCCGGTGAGGAGATTCACCTGCGCGCCTTTTTGACAGGAACGGGATCACCTTATTGGAAGTACATTGGAGGATCTGCAGGATGAAAAAGACGTTTGCCGTATTGGGTGGAGTATTGTTGTCTCTGCTTGTGGATTCATTTTCACACGCCACGTGCTATCAGCAATTTGTGCGGACGTCGTGCCCGGCTGGAACCATTGACCCGTCGCTCATCCCTGGTGGGACAGCAAATCACTGGTTCACCGGCAGCGGGGCACCAGCGGTGAGCGCAAATGATGGTGACCTGTACCTTGATACAGCAACTGGGAATGTTTGGCAGCATGCCAGCGGCACGTGGGGCGGCGGCGCCATAGCCAACATCAAAGGGCCATCGGGAACTAACGGCACAAACGGAACCAATGGATCGCCTGGAACCAATGGCACAAACGGGACCAATGGGGCCAATGGAACGAATGGCGCACCTGGATCGAAGTGGTGGGAAGCTGCAGGGGTGCCCAGCGGCGTGGGCGGATCGATCTCGGGCGACTACTATCTCAACACCACGACTGGCGATGTCTACACGATGACCGGAACGGGCGGAAGTTGGGGCAGCTCCGTCGGCAACATCAAGGGTGCCACAGGGACAACTGGCACAAACGGAACTAACGGAACCAATGGCACAAACGGGACGCCTGGCGCGAAGTGGTGGACGGGCGCCAACCCTCCATCGAGCGTTGGTGGTTCTGTCTCTGGTGACTACTATCTCGAAACCAGCGCGGGCGGTGGAGCCGTTGGGAATGTCTACTCGCTCGGCGCGGGCGGCGCGGGCGGAAGTTGGACGTTGAACGGCAACATCCAGGGCCCAACAGGGCCAGCCGGGCCTGCTGTGACATTGTACGCTGATGGCAACGTGGCTTGGAGTTCAGGCACCGTCACCACGACAGCAACCAGCGTCTCGACATCAAACAGCCCCAAGGCCGTATTGGCCAACGTCCCTGCATCTCTGCTGAGCATCACGACAGCCACGGGCCAAAACATGACGACAAGTCTGCCAGGTTTTGCTCCACAGGGCGACGGCAACGCTGCGCACTTTCTGAACGGCTCGGGAGCATGGGCCACGCCCGCGGGAAGCGGGGGTGGTTGCACACCAACAAGGCCAAGTTACAGCAGTGTTCCAATCTATTGGGATTTCACCAGCGGTCCACCTTTTGCTAACATCGGTACAGCCGGGACGCTCGCCCTCAGCGTATACAGCACAGCCAACGTTACGCGCCGCAATGGCGCATACGGCACGGCTGCTGCTCTTGAGGCTGTTTCATCTGACAACAAGGGATTGCTTCGGACAACCACGACGTCTCTTGGCGAATCCAACGATCTCAGCGTTTTCGCTTGGGTCAAAGTTGTCTTCAGCGCACAGTGGGCGATTCTGCTAGGGAAAGAGCAAAACTCATCTGGAGGTTCTTATGCTTGGTGTATGCGCTTCAACGGCAACGGCAACAACACCAATCAGTGGTATTTCGACTTTTGGACGCAACCATCAGGAGTTGAAACGGGTGTCAGCCTTGGGGTGACTGAGAATTTGTTTGTTGGAACTTGGCACCATATCGGATTCACATATAAATACTCAACTGGCGCAATTGTTGGCTACGTCGATGGTTATGCCGTGAGCACAGGCACGACGGCAGCAAACACAGCGCTCTATTGGAGCACACACGGGGCATACGTCATCGGTGCTGACTACGGAACCACCACCCGTCAATGGTATGGTCTGATTGAGGATGTGCGCATAGATTCCACAGTGTACTCGGGCGCAACGGTGTCATCATTGGTCACATCTGCTTGCCATTCGCTGTGATTAGGTTGCAAGATGCGTGGCGATCTCTACAGAAAAACGGAGGCTGGATGGGGCAGCCCGTTGGAAAACATTGCCAGCCCTCCGCCTGCCACAATATATGTGCCGCTTTACGGCGCGAACCAGCCGACGCCATCAGACAGTGATACGCTTGCGCTTTACTTGTTCAACGAGACATCTGGAAGCTCCTTCCAAAATGCCATCACATCAGCGAACGACTTGCACCAGACAGCTGGAACACTCCACTTGGGGTGCGTTGGCCCGTTTGGATACCCATCAAGCCCTTCAAGCCCAAGCGGCGCCATTTTCACCAATGGCTATTTGGAAGACGTTGCCATAGTCACAACATCAGTGGGCGCATTCGAGCCTCCAACAAGCATAACGTTGAACTTGTGGGTGTTTTTGCACAACTATCGGCGAGCAACTGGTGATGGGAATCTGCTCACCAAACCATACCACCCATCAGCATGGGCATCACCATATCGTGTGGTCGCAATCTGGTTTGATTCCACCGGGGTGTTGAAAGCCCAAATTGGATCGACCGCAGTGTCTGTGAATGAGCGTTTGGTGCCTTTGTTTGAATGGGCCATGTTGTCGCTCACGTACGATGGGGCAAGTGTGAAGCTTTACGTGAACGGTCAACAGGTCAGCACAGCCAGCCGCACCGGGGTTATCCCTTGGTCTTCGGGTGTCAATGCTTGCCCATGGGTTATTGGTGAACCCGTTGGTGTGGCAAGCGCAGGCTTGGATGCACGCATCGGGCCTGTTTGGATCGAACAAGTTGCACGCAGCGTCAGTGATCTTGGGACCTGTTACAAACGGGCCGCGAAAAGGTTCTGATGAAAGGTGATGTTTACAGAAAAGGCTCATCTGCTTGGGGAACATCCATTGGGAGCCTGCGTGGCCCTGGCCCTTCTACGGCGCTTGTGAAGCTTTACGACATCCCTGCACCGCATGACTCAGACACACTTGCGTTGTTCTTGTTCAAAGAGCCATCAACAGCAACATCTTTCAAAAACGAAATCACAGGGACCAATGACCTGACGATCAACTTGGGGACGCCGATTCCTGGCGTTGTTGGTCCGTTTGGAGAGCAACAATTCAGCGGCGGCATCTACTCACCAGGAACGACGCAGAATTTGCGAATGCTGACAGCTGTTGGGGCATTCGAACCGCCAAACTATTTGACATTATCTGTTTGGGTATTTGTCCAAACGTACTTTCGTCCAGGCGACAATGATGGGCGCATAATTTCCAAACCGTTTCGTCCGTCAACTTGGGTATCCCCGTATCAAGTTGTGCACATGAGCATCGCCCAACGAGGCGCCAACATGACGTTCGATGGGACAGTGGCACCAATATTTGTCAAAGTTGATCACAATCGTGTCCCATTTTGTGAATGGGCGCTTTTGTCACTTACGTACGATGGATCGCACATACGGTTGTACGTTAATGGTGTCGAATTGGGCAACAACACGCTTACCGGGGCCATCCCATGGCAAACGGGCGCCAATGCTTGCCCATGGGTTTTTGGCCTTCCAGATCCGCTTTGGAATGAGGGTATTGATCTGTGCTACGGGCCTGTTTGGATTGAGCAAGTTGCACGCTCGCAAGCATACCTGCAAGAATTGTGGAGGATGGGCGCCAAAAGGCACTAGCAGAGATGGAACAAACAACGAAAGACTTAGAATAGGCCAACAGGAGGTTTCCCATGGACGCAGTCAAAACATCACAAGGGCCAAAAGCCGCCGCCATCATCCTTGCCATTCTTGGCTACATCATCGACACCTATTCTGCCATGTCAGGCTCCATCTCACCAACCTGGGCAGGGCTTGCCGGTGCGGGAATTGCCGTGATCTACTTGGCGGCACGGACGTTGACCAAGTATCTGCAAGGCGCGGATCCTAAGAGCGTCTTCAAGACGACTGAATTTTGGAGCTGCGTGATGGTCAGCTTTGCCAACTTCGGCCTTGCTGTTGCGGGCCACATACATTGGGCACAAACTGGCGGCATCGTTGTGCTTCTCAGCATCTTGATGAAGGTTGGACTTAACATGGGTGGCACCCTGCAGACCGACACAATCACCAAAATAACCACCATGTTGATATTGGGGGTGTCGGTATCGACGCTTGGCGGGTGTGCTTGGTGGCAAAAGCATGAGGCCCAAATCGCTTGCGCATCAATCACCACAGTCAAGGACTCAGGACAGCTGATCCAAATCGTCAGCCAATGCAGCACCATTGCTGCGGCTTGGACCAATGTCTTGCCGTGCATCCACGCGGCCGCTGGTTCGACTTGGCCTGATGACGTGATCACATGCTTCGCTGCAGCCCAGGCAGGATTGGCAAGTTGTCCCGCCGCGGAACATGCCCAACTTGGTGCCACAGCGCTATCGGCCGATGCGAAAGAAAAATTGCGACAAGCCGTGAACGCAGAATACAAGGACAAGCTTCAATAAGCTTGGCTTTGATCACAATCAACCAACTGCACAGGAGTCACGAATATGAGCCCACAAGCAACCCCTCTCAAAGGTCGAGGCTACATCCCGGATCCAATTGGTCACAAGTACAATGGGTTCCATCTGCTGGCTGCTGCCAGATTGTCGGCTCCTGCTGCAGCGAACCTGCTGAAGTTTCTGCGGTCGATTTGGGACCAAGATCAAACAGGCTCGTGTACGGGGCACGGGACTGCTGGCGGCGTTGACATCACCATGTCCGCGCACGACAAACCGCTTGCCAAGCCTCCTGCTCCACGCATCATCTACGCGCTCGGGCGCGCCATTGACCGCATTAACCCTGACGTCCCGTTGCAAGATGACGGAGCGATGCCCAACTCAGTCACACGCTCGCTTGGACTTTGGGGCATTGCGCTAGAAGGCGATGTTGATGGCGGCCGGACAGCCGATTCACCTGATTACAGCAGCCATCTTGACGCACACGTCAACGATGAGCTGAAGTTGGGCGAGTTAGAGTCTTGTCTCAAAATCCCATTGCTCGGTTTCAACGCCATCGATGAGGGGCAAAACAAGCTCACCCAATACAAGCAAGCGCTTTCGAGTGGTCACACGGTCATGCATGCAGTCGCGGCCAGCGGCAACACGTTCCAAGGATTCTCCGATCCAAATGGATCCAAAGTCCTTGACTTCTGCGGCACCGACTTCGATCACTGGATTTACAGCCTTGGCTATCGTACCAATGCCAAAGGTGAAGTGGAAGGCCTGGTTGGCAACTCATGGAGCAAGCGCTGGGGATGGAACGGCCTGGCTTGGGTTTCGCAGAAGTTCATCTTGCAGGGCACCAGCAACCTGATCGTTGCCAATCTTGGAGTGTGACCTCATGTTGAAACCTGCAATCATAGCGCTCGGCATGGCGTTGCTTTTCACGGCCTGCCCGCATCCAATGCCCCCAACGCCGTTCCCACTTCCGGATGCTGCCGTGACATCCGACGCACCGTCAAAGACGGACGTCCAATCAATCACCTATCAGGCGCTCTGCGACAAGCTATACAAGCTCCATTGCACAGAAGGCGCGGATCCCGACTGCATTCATGCTTTCGTGTACAACGATGAAAACGGAAGCACTGTGACCGACTTGAAGGTTGGGTGCTTGAACAGCGCTCAGACCGTGGACCAAGTTAGGCAGTGCGGCACGGTCGAATGCGCCTTGCTCCCAAGTGCCCAAGCTGATAAGTGCACGGCCGCATGCAACAACGTCAAACGCCTAAAATGCCGCGAAGCCACTAGTTGTTTGGAAGCTTGCAATAAAAACAAGTCGTCAACAGTCGTAGACATGAAGTTGGACTGTTTGGCGGCTGCAAAAACACAAGTGAGCATCAGAAAATGCGGCACCGTGGCATGCGCCCCGTGAATGGTGAAAAGCCAAAAACATCCAGATCGCAACAAAGCGATGATGACGCGAATGGTGTTGTCCAGTCACTCACTGATACCGGAAAGCAGCGGGCGCTGGACGACACCCTTGACAATTTGCAAAATGCTGCAGAAGTCATGAAGGATGCTGCAGATCAAATCGCAGCAGCGCAACAGATAACTCCACCACCGACATCCGTCTCCAAGGACGCCATGGACATAGCGATACTGGAACATGAACGCGCATGCCCTGCAGCCAAAGGATACAAGCAACTCAAAACAGCCATCATCATCTGCACGACGGTGATTGGCTCGTTTTTGGGTCTTTTCCTTTGGTTGGCGCCTGGCTCCTTTGAGAACGCAATCACCAAAGCAGTGTCCAACACTATGGACAAGCAAATCCCTCTCCTGCGACGGTACATCGACGAACAAGTCATCATCACGTCTCACCAATATCAATTGATCCCGCCACGTTTGCAAAGCGCAAGGCCAAACCTGCCACAAGTGCCATCGCCGTGGGCAACCTATGGGGAGTCACAGCCGTGACCCAAACCAACACCGTCACAACAGATGGAAAGATTTGGGGCCCTGACATCTCCAAGTGGGATCCCGTAAAGGATTGGGGTGCTCTGGCAGCTTCAGGCGCGCGCTTTTTCGGCGCTAAGGCCACGGAAGGCACATCATACACAGATCCCACGTTCAAGGCAAACAAGTTGGGATTTCGACAAAGCCCCAACTTCACGATTGGGGTGTATTACGCATTCTTGCACATCGAGAAATCGCCCAAAGACCAAGCGGATCTGCTGATCAAAGCAGTGGGCGATTTGGAACCGCGCGAACGTCTATGTGCTGATTTTGAAACCAAAAGCTATGAGAACGTTGATCCTGATGTCGTGAAGCGCCACGGCCTGGAGTATCTGGATCAGTTCTATGCCCACCTGGACGCTTCCGGGATCCTCAATGGTTCGCGGCCGCTGTTGTACACCAGCTATCGGCATTGGCTGGTGATTGGCAACCCTACTTGGGAGCGAGCAAAGTTCGTTGACCTTTGGGTTCCCAGATATCACATGCCAAATCCGATGCCGCCTGACAAGCTTCCAGCTCCGTGGGCCAATTGGAAGGTGTTCCAGTGGACTGATGGCGGGGAACCACCACGTGGGACCGGGATCTACCACAATGTTCCTGGAATAGGGTGTTGTGATGTGAACTTCGTAGCGGAGCAACCAATTGCCTAAATTGCCAACAGGGACAGGCAAGGTTGGCATCGACTCGCCGATGGACTCTGACGGCCGTGGCGGTTTGAAGCGGTCCACCGGCTTGGACCAATTGAAAAAGCTGATTCGCAACAACCTTCAGGACTGTGACAGTGAAAATCCATTCCAAGACGATCTGGGGTTGGGAAGCCAGCACATTTTTGAGTTGAACAATGAAGATGCGCAATCTGATCTGCGTGTCAGAATCAAGGCGTTATTCAAACGGTTGTCATTGGAGAATCGAGCATCGCTAGACGGCCCCATCACTTTCACTTCTGTTGATGGCGAGATGACAGCAGATGTGTCATATATCAACCTTGAGGAAAACAAGCCAGACAACCTCACCATCTCTCGCTCCGCTGGTGGCTCTTTCACCGTCAGGTAAATCATGGCAACCACAGTCAACGTCCCATCATTGAATTATTCAAGTCATTTTTATCCAGAACTGCTGGAAGACTTGATCGCATACATGCGGGTGAATTGCCCTGAGCTCACGGACGAGGATGCGCTTGAACCACATATCCAACTGGCACGTGCCAGTGCCGCATCCGGGCACCACAACATGGTCATGTTGGACATGGTTGCCAACGAGATGTTTTTGCCGACGGCCAAATTGCGGAGCAGCCACGTGGATCTGCTTGCGGCCATTGGCCAGCAACTAGAACAGGCAACCCCGGCCGCTGTTGGTGTGCTTGGCAAATTGACCCAGATATTCGAATCCACAACCACGACGGTTCCGAATGGGTCAAGGTTCTCCACCATGGCTGCTCGTGGGAATCCGTCTGTTGAATACGAAGTCTTGGCAGATGTGATCACCGCGCGGACTGATCAGGTTGGCATGGTGGCATCTTGGAACGGCTCGAATTTCACAGATCACACAGCTGATGTCTTGGCAAACAACCCTTGGACGCCTTGGACTACAACATCGGCAAATAATGCCATATATTTTGGGCACACTGGTGTGATGTGGGATTTGTTGCGCATCATCCTCAGTGCCCGTACCGCTGGTGTGATGGCGGGTGTTTGGGAATACTACGATGGCAACTTGGATCAAAGTGTCCCAAAGGGCGTGACACTCCAGCAAGTTTCCGGAGCAGCAGCGCTGGTGTTCGACTTGACCACCATCCTAGGTTCCACAAATATGGCAGGCGCGATTGTTCGCGTGCGTTGCAACCTGACCGGCGCTTTCCAAGACGTGACATCAACGTATCAAGGTGGAATCAACATCGCTTCAACGTCCGGGTTGACCGCGTTGCTAGGCCAAGCCCAGCCATCGCTTTCCACCAATGACTACACAGTTGGTAGTGCATGGCGCGCTCTATCCATAACGGCTGATGGCACCAACGGGCTGTCGACCGCCAGCGCGGATCCGGTTGATGTCGCGCTCAACCTTCCTTGGTCTGTCACGGCAGGTTGGACTCGCACCACGATCGGGATGCCAGCCGGTGGTGACAACATGCATTGGATGCGTTGGCGGGTGGTATCGACCGATGGGACGCCAACTTTCACATTTGGCAGCGCATCCATCAGTGACGGGAACCAATACCAGATGTTCACGGCTACCCAAGGCAAATCGTACGAAGATGATCCGTTGGGTTCCAGCGATGGCACGCCAAATCAACACTTCCAGTTGTCCAATTTCCCTGTCATAGATGACAGCATTTTGTCCATTTTGGTGACTGAGGGCGGCATCGAATCGACGTGGGTCAATGTGCCCAACTTTCTGAATAGCACACCAACCGACAAACACTACACCAAAGCGTTTGACGATGATGGCATTTGCGACATCTACTTTGGAGACGGGAACAACGGCAAGGTGCCCGATGTTGGCACGGACAGCATACGCTCCTTGTACCGTACATTGGTCGCGGATCAAGATGGGAACGTGGGCGCCAACACGGTCACAGTCAACATGTCCGGAATTGCTTGGTTTGCCACCGTAACCAACCCAAGAGCAGCATCTGGTTGGTCGAACATGGAAGGATCCACTGACGCAGACTTGATGCGTTTGAAGGCTGCTGCTCCCATTGCCTTACGTTCCAATGAGCGCGTGGTGACCGCTGTTGATGCTGAATACTTGGCAACTGCCTACGTGGCCGCAGACGGTTCTCGGCCTGTTGCTCGTTCGATTGCTGTTGAGGAGTCGTTTGGCCCAAAGACGCTTGAAGTTGTAGTGGTGGGCACCGGTGGCGATCCTGTGGTGTCTGGTGTTTTGGATGATTTGGACACGCAGTTCAACGCCCGCACCAAGACCAAGATGAACTGCGTGTTCAACAACAAGGTTTATGCCACCAACTTTGTGCCCCGCACGATTGATGTTGTTGTGACTGTGGAGAATGGCGAAACGTCTGCGGTGCTAACAGCGTTGGCTGGCTTCTTGCACCCGTTGGCCAAGGATCCGGACGGCAATTGGCTTTGGTCGTTTGGCAGCAAGGTGGCAACTGCCAAGTTGACCGACATCATCATGGAGAGCATCCCAAGGCCGACTGACATGATCTTGACATCCCCGGCGTCCAACGTCTTGCTCAGCCCGCGCGAGTTGCCTGTGCTGGGATCCGTCACCATCAACATCACGACAACGGCAAAATGATAGGCAGCCAACATGGGAATTGAATGGCAAGGGCAATTTGACGCATACAGCAATATTGCCAAACCGCTACGTGATGATGATGCCGCAAAGCAGTTGCTAAAGCGCTTCATGCTCGGCAACCAAGCCCAGCACCAACTGATCGAAGGGAAGATCATCGCCCTGTTTGACCAAATATCACCGGATCGCGTCCGGGATGACTTGCTATGGTATTACAAGGATCTGGTGGGACTCGGGCCTGACTTGTATGATATTGTGTCAAGGTTGAGCACTGCGAAGTTGCGCCAACTCGTGAAGCTCGCTCCGTCGCTTTGGAAACAGCTTGGAACACTTCCCGGCTTGTTTTCGGCCATTCGCACACTCACCGGGCGCTCTGCTGTGTATTTGGATTGGTTCAAGTACCGCTGGGTGTGCGGTGAGACCAGTTTGGAATTAGACAATAGCAGCGACGCATCGCTGCCATACGCAATTGGCGGGCCATACAATGTTGACGTTGCTGGCGATTGCACGTATTTGGCGACTCACATCCAACCAATCGACCGTTATGCCAGCACATGGTCACTGCTGAAAATCATGGACACGGGCAACACAGACAAGGAGTTGTTGCTTGACATGATCGCGATCCAGCGACCAATATGTGAAAAAATCGAAGTGCAATTGTTGGAATTCTTGGATGACATGAGTTTGTCAGGAACAGGCGCGCCTCTTTGGGTTGTGACAGGCCCCGATCCCGTTGTTGCAAACAACGTCATGACAGTCGCTGCCGGGGTCACGCTGACGCCGCGCATCACATGCACAACCCCGGCCGGCTTGGGGAATGTCGAGATCTCGACGGATTTCCAATTCAACAGCTCGACATCTGCCATCATCTTCCAATGGTATCTGCCCAACTCAGGCGCCGTCGGAGCTATGCGCTTGGTGCTATCAACCAACAGCACACGGGTGATGTTGCAGTCTCATTCCGGCGGCAGCTGGGTCACGGTCGCTCAAGATGACGCCACGCGCATCGAGTTGATGGCCGGAGTTTGGTTCAACATCCGCATCGAGTCGTTCGTGATCGACGGCTCGAACACTGGCACCCGAATCTACCTCGATGGGAACCTGATATTGCCCACCAGCGGTGATCGCGTCACGGTGACCGGGGCCAACCAGCAAGGTGGCATCAACTTCAGCTTCTCTGGTGATTCGGCAATGGTTCGGATGTCTGAAGTCCATATACTACCATTGAGGTACGCGGTTGTTCAGCTGAGCAGCGGGACCAGCCGCCGCGGTACGATTGACAAAACAGCCAACTTCTGAGGTGTTCGACGATGCCAACCACTGATCAATATGCGAGAATCTACAACAAGAAGATCCTGCCGCTTGACACCTTGAAGCAGGGGATTTTGGACTACCTGATCGGATCGCAAAGAGCAGCGACCAAAAGGTTGTGGAATCGTAGCTGCTTGTTTGTGAATCTGACCAACGGCGGCATCGTTCCGACTGGAAACAACCATGTCAACATCGCAGCCGTCGATGATTTCATTGGCACTGATGGCTTGGGCAGAATCATCCAGTCATTGCTTTCCGGTCCGGCTGGTGATCGTTCTCACTCCGACTTGCAAAACGTCCCAATCCCACCAGGCACGAAGACGTATGACATTGCAACAACCCAAGTAGAAGTGGACAACGGCATCGAGACCAACCCACGAACAGGCGATGCTGAGTACACCAACTACATAGAGTTGTTGGGTTATTTGGCCAATCCTGACAGCGTAACTGCTGCCGGAACATCGATCAAGATGTACGTCAACACGGCATTCATGATGGCCTCCGCTGATGACCATTCAGGTCGCAGTGTTCGAGTTTGGCTGAAGTCGACATCCGATGGCGGTCCCGGTGCTGTCCGTGGCGTCTTGGTTGAGAATGCGTTCCAAATTGGCACCATTGCCCATGATGGCGGCGGTAACTATGTCACCATCGCCAACGGGTGTGGTCAAACCGTTCCGTCAACTACGGCCTCAGACTACCAAGTCATGCTCATGGGCCCGTTGGTCACAGATCACGCAGTCCATCCGTTGCTTGGAGGCTCTGGCATCTTGTTCTTGGGGCATGTTTTGTCTGTGAGCGCCAGCACTCCCATCCCCACCGGAAACATCGACAACATCGGCCAATCAGTGGCCCCTTACGGGATCGCAGACCAGGCTGCTCTGGTTGAATCGTACACGCACAATTTCATGCGTGATAGCGGCAAGCGTTCCAATATTTTGGATGCGAATGGATCCATCATCTCAGGAATGGCCGGAGATTCGACCCCAATACCCGCTTTGCAGAAGGTCCCAGGTGCAACAGCAGGAACTGGATTGCATGTCATTTACGACGCTGGAAGTGCAAATGCGCCAATTGGTGGCACGGGCCCTGGAATGTCTGATTTCAGCGAAATAGCATGGGCTGCCGCCACTTTGCTCCACGCTGCTGCGGATGCTATGAACACGCGTTACGACATTGTGGCAGTCAATGCTGCCGCCATGCCCGGAACTTTGTGCACGTTGTCAATCATCACCGGAACAGCGAGCGGTGCCCCTGTTCTGCCAACCGTTCCAAGCAACAAGATCGGGCTGTTTGCAGTCACCGTCCCTCCAGGCGGCGGCACCACTGCCTATGATTTTGGATTTGTGCGCTTGCTCCATCGCAGGATCGAAGGTCCATTCAGCAGCTTCCACGGCATTCTGACAGGCTGCACGCCTGTTTGGTCGCTTGTCAATAGCGCCACGGATTCCGTAATCAAGTTGCCTGCTGGAGTCGAGCACATCCCGTTGATTGATGGCGAGCGCATTGAATACTTTCCAAATGACCAAGGGATCACGGCAGAGATCTCATCGACGTTGCAACCTGGCACCCCCGCCGGGACTGATGTGCCATTCTACATCTACCTTTGCGGAGGAAGACACTGCCAACTCGCAAACGCGTACGCAACGCCATACAGAGCCAACTCAGCCCCATTGAAAGTCGTTGCTTGCAGCGTCGCGCCATCACGCGGCCGCGCCGTAAACGACATCACTGACAGCGGCGGCAACACCATTCCAAGAGCAGCAACGCTGTACATCGGGATTGGGTATCGGGCGGCAGCCACGCTTTCCTACCGCAGCTGCATCATTGAGGGTGATTGGGTTTATTCTTGCAATGCGCAAAAATTTGGTGGTGGTGTGTCAATATACGGCACGAGTGGCTTTTGCCACACCGCGGACACAGTTTCAGGCTCGCCAGAAGTCATCCCAATGGTTGGCGCGCCTGCCCCGTCGACCATGATGGAGTTGGATGCTCATTACATCCCGTGCGACACCAACCCGCGTCTGGTGCCTGTTTTCGCTTGCAATGTCGCAAGCCAATACGACAGCGCCAACTACATCGTTGGCACATTTGCAAGAGATGGCGCGATTGGCATGTCAACGCAAACCAGAATCAACATGCACTTCAGGAAAAGAACATTCATCCCAGCAAACTTCACCTTCAGCCAGCTGAATGCTGTTAGCGGGGACATCATCTTCATGTCAGCCGAAGGCTTCAACATGAACGTGAAACGCCTATCCATTTGACCAATTAGCATTCGCAGCTTCGCAAATAAGTAATCGGCATTGGGGCGCCGTCCAAGAGAGCACCATCGGGCAACCGGACTCTTGGACGGCGTTTTCTTTTGGCAAAGAATATCCAAGATGAAAGTCGAAGTAACCAACACGTTGAGCCGTGTTTGGGGCACCGAAGATGAGATGAAACAGGTTGACGATCTGACATCGTATCCTGTTGCCGGTGCTGAATTCAGTGACGCATATCGCAACGGATATTGGGACGGGCGAGAGCATTTGTTGCGAAAATCACGCAAGGGCGATTATCACATCGCTCCGACGGGTGTGATGTCCGAGGTGTGCGCTGAGTTTCCCGGCGCCGAAATGGTTGACATGCGGCGCAAGCCAACCTTGGGACTTTGGACGGCACCTTGGCTCGTCCAACCACTGCGTGACTACCAATCAGCCGCGGTGAAGGCTGCTCTCAAGAATCGTGGGGTGTTTTCAGGCAAAGGCATTCTCAACCTGCCGATCCGCTCGGGCAAAACACGCACCGCGGCCGCGCTCGCTCGGGCTTTGGGTTGCCGCACATTGTTCGTGGTTCCATCTGATTTGTTGCTCGGGCAGACCATCAATGCATTCAAGGAGTGCTTTGGCCAAGAATTCCAAATTGGGATGGTTGGTGAAGGTGAATACGACACGAAAGAGATGGTGACCGTGGCCACCATCCAATCGCTCTTGGCAGGCCTGGGTTCATCCAAGCACAAGTCCGATATCATTTGGCTATTGGCCAACGTTGACTTGCTATTCGTGGATGAAAATCACCACATGGAAGGGCCCGCTTGGCGCAACATCGCCATGCAATGTGATGCCTGGTTCAAGATCGGCCTATCTGCCACGGTGTTCGTGTCTCGCTTGCGTGAGAATCAGAGCGCCAACATCTGGATGAAGGCGGTTACCGGCGGGATCTTGTACCGTGTATCGATGGGCCGCCTGATCAAGGCCGGGATGATCATGGCGCCCAATATCACATTCCTACGCTTTCAGCACCCTCAAAGCGTAAAAGGGTGGTCATGGCAGCGTGTCGTACGTGACTGCGTTGCCACGTGCAGGCCACGCAACAAGCTCTTGGCTGATGTCGCCGTGAAACATGCCAGGGAAGGCACGCGGGTGCTAATAGACACCGGCCGCTTGGACCAGATGAAGGAGCTGTACGGATACATCAGCGCGATGGGCGTGGAAGCCGAAGTTGTTCACGGCAAAACACCATCTGCAAAGAGATGGAAGTTGATTGAAGCATTCCAGGCAGGTGATATCCAAGTGTTGATTGGCACCGTGTTCGGCGAAGGCATTGACATCCCCGAGATTGAAGTTGTTATCAACGCAGAAGGCCAGAAAAGTGAGGTTGCGGCCATCCAGCGCATGCGCAACCTTACCCCACATCATGGCAAGACTAGTGTGAAATTCTATGATGTGATGGACATCGGGCAACGTCATCTTGCGGCACACTCGTTGAACAAGCTGCGATTATACAAAGGATTACGAGGCTTTACAGTCAACGTGATCTGAATATCTTGCCCTCATCGCCGTCGCAGCCGCAAAATAGATACCCCGCATGACGATTCACCTGCCCACGATTTTACATAGCAGCGACAACTTTCCAGGGGAGTGTGACTTTGTGGAATCGATAAACAGCTCTGTCATGCGGAGGCGAGCTGCCACAGATGGGGGTTGAGTCACACTCCCCGCTTTTACCTCAATGCCATGAGACGACGCAAAACCAGGACACCGAAGGACAAGGACAACCACGGATGGTTCCATGCCTACATGTTCCTGGACCATGCCCGGTTGAACCAGCTTGAGCAAGCCCATGCCTTGCGCATCTCGCTCCACCATCTCGCCAAGCTCGTATCTGGATGGAAGCGCCGCGGGCTCATCAAGATGGTCGAGGGGATCCCTCACCTCCATCTAACGCGGGTTGTCGCTGAGTTCCCGAATTTCGGCGAATTGCTTTACATCAACATCGGCCTGATGGAGGATCTTCGCAGCCCTGAGACTCGACATCGCGAGATGCAAAGAGCAGCAAGGCAGTCAGCCCAGTACAATGCTGAGAAGATGAAACGTTGGCGCCAAGAAGAGAAAAAGTTGGGCTTGTACTGGAATTGAGAGCCACACAATTTATGGAAAACGACCACATGACGAAGCGCGGACCAAAACCCATCAATGATGTGCCTATTATTCGCAAGTGGATGCGGATGAATCACAAGGAAACCACCCAAGAGCAGCAAGCGTCAGCGCTCGGGATCAGCCATGTGACTTTACGTAAACTCATGGACAAATGGACAGATGCTGGCGCTGTGAGCATCAAAGCCGTGCGCCCAACAGGATTCCAAAAAAGCTGGACGATGTCAGTCACGGCCGGGGTTGTCTTTAGGACGTACATTCTCCAACAATTTCCAGTGACGAAAGAGTTTCCAGTGACGAAAGAGTTTCCAAGTCGCATTCTCCAACAATTTCCAGTGACGAAAGAGTTTCCAAGTCACATTCTCCAACAAAGCCAAGTGACGAAAGAGTTTCCAGTGACGAAAGAGTTTCCAAGTCACATTCTCCAACAAAGCCAAGTGACGAAAGAGTTTCCAGTGACGAAAGAGTTTCCAAGTCACATTCGCCAACAAAGCCAAGTGACGAAAGAGTTTCGTCCCAGTGACGAAAGAGTTTCCAGTGACGAAAGAGTTTCCAAGCCGCAATTGCCAACAAAGCCAAGTGACGAAAGAGTTTCTTTCACGCCGCGCCGCGCTGTTTCCCCGACGCTAAGTAAAGCTAACTCTGCAGAAAGTAAGAAAAAGCAGAAAGATCCTTCAAGCCTTCCTCTTGTTCCTCGATCCTCGCTTCGCTCGGATCTCGTCAGCGCAGCGGCAGCAGCGCCGAAGTCGGATGCACACACACTGGCTGAAGCAGTCGAACGCAAGACCAAGGCAGAGCGCGGCCGCATCCAACGCACAACAAGGCACCCCGGACTCGTCACCGGCTCGCTTCCTCCGCCGGAAGACGGCGAAGGCAAGATCACGGCCCGGCTGAGCGACGGCACAATCGCGAACACCATGCACATCTCCGCCAAAGCGATGCTCCTACCGCCGGAAGACGTGCGCAAGCTACTCCGGACGCCGATGTACAAGCGCCTGAAAGAGGCGATGTTTTCCACCATGGCCAAGAGCTTCATGGCTGCTTACCGCAAGCTGTGGTCTGAGACTACCGGCAAGACAACGTCTGAATACGACTTGGCCAACAACACATCAACCACCGAGCATGCCAAACTAGCTGTGAAAAATTGGCTGGCATGCTGGCTTGAAGATCAGGCTGTGACGCAAGAGGAATTCATCCACAGAGCCAATGAGTCCAAGCCGAAACATCTGAAATTCATTCAGCTTTCAAGTTTGGCTGGCGCCTTTGGGGTGGCAGTGCGCGATTACGTCCACCCCAAAGACCGTCCCAACCCCAACATGCCGACAGGGCTGTGGAAAGATGCTAACGGGCAGGAGTGGTGCATGTGGGAAGGTGAAGCTGTCAGGATTTTTTAGCCCCAAGCCATGGATATCACACAAATTGACAATCCTCAACGTGCTGTTGAGGTGAAAGTTCTCGCTGCGGCGAAGCAGAGCCGAGATGCGTTGGTGGATGCGGTGTCATGGCTCGACACGTACCAATGGACAGATGAAAGCTTGACATGGATATGGGAAAAGTTCAAATCATTCCATGAAAAGGCAGAGACTCCATCAGTCTCAACGCTGGTGGGAATGATCCGCATGCAACCTGTGAAGCAGCAGGCTCCGCTGGCTGATGTGTTGCGGGTTGTATACAACATTGAGCCATCGGAATCACTCAAAACTGACTGTGAATTCCTGCTGCGCTGTTTCCATCATGACGTGGTGATTACGGGCATCGAGCATGCCAACAAGCACCTGGAAAAGGGCAACCTGGAGGGCGCCGTCCAAGTCATGAACCGGGCCACGGCCGAGTCCGTGTCTAACTCACCGCGGATCCGCTCAAAGAGCTTGATTGACTGGGATGATTGGCAAAAGGGCCCTGAGATGGTGCGCGGCATCCCCACCGGATTCGAGTTGCTGGATGAAGAGCTTCAAGGCGGTGGATCCAAGGGTGAGATGTGCCTCATCATGGGCAACACCAACATGGGTAAGTCCATTTTGGCAGTGAACTTCGGTCATGCGGCTGTGAAGCATGGGCACCGCGTTCTGCACATCGACAGTGAAAACGGTGAGGACGCAACCCGCTGGCGCTATGTTGCCCGCTTCAGCGGCAAGCCGACCAAATCCTTGCAGCGGCGACGTCTCCAACCCGGCATGGAAAGTTGGGCAATGCGCCGCAAGACTGACCTGGACAAACACCTGCGCATCCTCCATGTCGGCGTATCCAGCACGACGTTGCCAGAAATACAAAAGGAAGTGGAGCGATTGAAGCGCGAAGGGTTTGTGCCCGATGAAATCGTGTTTGATTCGCCCGACCAATTGGCAGTGCCATCCAACATGGACAACATTGCGCTGTACAACAAGATGCTGTACGAGCAGTTGAAGGGTTGGATCGATCCCAAAAATGCCAATGTGTTCCTCGTGGCCGTGATCCAAGCCGGCAAGGAGTCAGAAGGCAAGATCGCGACGTCCAAAAATGCAGCTTGGGGCTATGACAAGGCACGTATCGCAGACACCATCATTTCCATAAATCCACCGCTGAACGACCGCGGCCAACCGGTGGCTGAGGTGAAGATGGGCAACAAGCGCAGCCTATTTGTGGCCAAGGCACGCTCATCAGCAAGCCGCTTCATGGTTCGTGTTGCCACCAACTTCACCGTGGCCAAAATCACACAAGAAACATCACCGGAAGCGGACGAATCACAAGCAGAGGCATCATGAGCGAAGGCATGGTTGATTGGCTGGAAGGTGCGGGCGCCCGCCGCAGCTCGGGATCAGAGTACATCATGAAATGCCCATGGTGTATGAAACGTCAACATTTGTACATCAATTCTGAACCTGGTGTTGATTCTGATGGCAATGACCTTCCAGCTGGAAGGTTCATCTGTTTTTCCTGCGATGAAAAGTCGCTGTCCATCCTGAAGCTGGTGGTCGAGGTTGACGGCATCGAGTGGCATGAGGCGCGCAAACTGCTCTGGGCTTGGCGCGTCGGCCACATCGAGTTCAAGCGCATCAACCCGAGCGCGACGAAAGCCACGGTTGCCGAGACGAAACCCGAGCGCGACGGAACGTTGCCACCCGAATTCGAACCGCTATGGGACGGAACGAAATGGCTGTGGCCCAAGTACCTGACGCGCCGTGGGCTTGACCGGGATCTTGCGTGCCGCATGGGCCTTGGAGTCTGCCGCTCGGGTGAGTACGTGGACCGAGTCATCATGCCAATCGTCTGCCCCAATGGGAGCAGCTTCACAGCGCGCTCGATCAAACCTGATGCCTACTTGCGCTACAAGGCCGGGCCCAATGCCGGCAGGTTGTTGTACGGGTGGCAAGGGCTCGACGGGACCAAGGATGGCTTGATCGTCGAAGGCCCATTTGACTGCCTTGCGGCATACCAAGCCGGGATCCCGTCCGTTGCCTTGATGGGCCTCCGCCTGCGTGACGAGCAACTTGATATGCTGGCGAGCAGCAAGACCAAATGGACCGTCATGTTGGACGGATCCGCCGACGCACTGACGTCCGCGGCTCGCATCGCTCGCAAGCTGCCTGGCACCCGCGTTGCTTACTGCCCCGCCGGCCGCAAGGATCCGGGTGAGAGTACGGCCGAGGAGTTGCGTGCGTCCTATGCCAACTCGGTTCCGGCCGATGAGGCGCGCTTGGCGGCCTTGGCAGCCGTAGAAGAGGAACGATCCCAACGCCCGATCTGCACGCTCGGCATGCGTATGCGGGCCATTGCTTGGTGACCGCCGTTTTTCGTCGCTTTGACGAGATGGCGACGTTTTACGGCGCTTTGCCAATTCCTTTGGCATTTCATGCGCGAAGCGCATCTTTGCCAACACTGATGGCAAACAGCCACGTAAAGTTTTCGTAGCTGATAGCATTATTGCCATGCTAAGTGCCATAAATCCCATTTCACCATTTCGGCCTGATTCTCGCATAAGCCCTTAGTCAGGAGGACATGATGGGCACATTTCACAAAGGAGATTCCATGGCAACCAAGTCCGCACCCGCCAACTTCGAATCCAACTTTGATGCGTTCGCGGATCGCAGGATTGAAGCATTCAAAGTGCGTCTTAATGCTTTCGTTGAGCGTTTCGCCAACAATCCTGCTGATGCGCTGGAGTGGTCAGAGGATGTGTTTGCTGCTGCGGCCTACATGGAATCATTCAAGCGTATCAAGGAGCAAATCAAGCGCGGCCTCGCATTCGAGGACATAAGAGCTGGTTGGCTTGGTGAGCTGAAGCGCCAGGCATCCAGCAGCTCCAGCTCCACGTCACGGTCGGCCAACCATATCCGGCAATGCCGTCTTGTAGCGATTGCCGAAATGGTTGAAGAGCTTGACAATTTCGAGTAATGGTATGAAAAATCACACAATCAAGCCACGGCGCCATGGAGCCAAGCCGGCAGATCGTTGGACTGCTGAAGGTGAATTCAACAAGGCGCTGTTGTTCGACGGCCGGGCCGTTTTGGTGCTTCACGAAGGCGTGCAGTTGAACGCTGTCAACATGCCAAGATTGCTGGAAGCTTTGAACACAGCAAAGATCACCTTGGAGAAAGTCAGCAATGGAATCCAAGATTGTTGACCGCATCAAGAAACTGTTGGCGCTTTCGAAGTCTAACAATGTCAACGAGGCTGCCAATGCCGCAAGTGCGGCCGCTCGTCTCATGGAAGAGCACGAGTTGTCCATGGCAGACGTCGAAAGCGTGGATGGCAAGCAAGGACTCGGTGAGATCCTTCAAGGTGAGGACACCCAATTCAGCTACAAGCAAGCATCAGCCTGGCGTGGTCGGCTTGCCGTCGGAGTTGGGGACGGGTTTGGTTGTTACTCTTGGTGGCAGCAAGAGCTTGACATGGCGTCCGGGCAACGCGTTGTGCGCTTGATTGTGCTCGGTCGCAGAGCCAACGTTGACACTTTCCGCTACATGTTTGCGTATTTGGAGCGCGAGGTTCAGCGCTTGGCAATGGAGGGTTGGGCCGTCGAGATACCGCGGCCGCTGGCAGCCGCCGCCACGCGCTGGCGCAACAGCTTCATGCTCGGGGCCGGCCGCGTGATCTCTGACCGCTTGCGGGAGCAACGCACCGATTTCATCGCCCACGGCTTGGAGGGCGCTGGGAATTCGACAGCCTTGATCCGCGTCCAGCAAGGCCAAACGGAGGTGGACAATTTGTTCACGAACGTGTCCAAGAAACTCGGCTTGCGATCATCTGCATCATCGCACCCCAAATGGCACGCAGATGCCTACGAAAAGGGCAAGGAGGCCGGAAGCCAGGTCAATTTGGGAGGCAACCAGGCGCTCGGAACAGCAGCAAAACAGCTCAGGTGATGATCGCATAGATCACGTTGATGGATGCTCCGAAAAAGGTGAAGCTCAGTGAAGAGCGCGAGTCGTTGTGCAAGTTGTTGAAAATACACACAACTGGTGGCGTGATGCGTTGTTACGTCCACACATCAGGGTTTCCTGATAATCCAAAACGGTTGGCTGAAGTGTTCTTGCGGTGCGACTCGGTTGGGTCAACGCTGCGTGGGACACTTGACGCGCTCGGGATAACCATGAGCGTTTCACTTCAACACGGGGTGCCGCTTTACGAGCTTGCAAGGCACTTGCTCAACATGAAGTTTGAGCCGAGTGGCATGACCGGCAATCCGGATCACCCCATTGCCAAGTCGATCCTCGACTACTTGTCACGTTACCTGATCAGCAGGTATCCAGATGGGGCAGACGCTCCGCCGCAATCGCCTTGACCGCCGTTTTTCGTCGCTTTGACGAGATGGCGACGTTTTACGGCGCTTTGCCAATTCCTTTGGCATTTCATGCGCGAAGCGCATCTTTGCCAACACTGATGGCAAACAGCCACGTAAAGTTTTCGTAGCTGATAGCATTATTGCCATGCTAAGTGCCATAAATCCCACTTCATCATTTCGGCCTGATTCTCGCATAAGAGTCTCTACATGGCAACGCAAACGGAACAACTTCAGGCTGTTGAAAGCGCATTGACGTCTCTCGGGCAAGCTCGCACCGAGTTGTTCGCGGCACAGACCCGCGGGCAGTTCGAGGAGGCTTTCAGGGAAGCGCGCACCCACGCACTCGCGTTGGCGGTTGAATTGGAAACGCTTCGGGAACGCTTGTTGCACGGGTGAGCAATAACATGGCAACGACATCGCAATCCAAGAAATCAGTCAAGGTTTACACCATGCTCTACTCCGACTTGTCGCAAGGGTGCAAAGAGCTTGGTTTCATCCCGCGCAAGCACCCCTTGGACTCGGATCGCGAGGATGCGGATTACATCCGTTTTCTCAAGGGCAAGGGCATCACGGCGCGCATGAACTACCGCGAAAGCAAGGTCATTGTCGAAGAACCGGCATCCACCAAAGTTGAACTCAGCATCCAGGCGCTTCGTTTGGCATTGGACGAGGCCATGGGCGCCATTGAGAATATTGACACGGCGCTCATCCAGGATGCGCCGATCAAGGAGCTTCATCGCATCGCCGACGTTGGCGATGTGCAATCAGGCATCCAGGCTGCCCGCAGGGCCATGGGCCGATTGATCGACCGTTTGATCGATTAGGAGCAAGGTCTTGGGTTTCCAACTGGTAACCCAAGGTAGGTTGATATAGGTGGATATACGTAAATACGCGCCGCAATAAAAGTTACTTGCCGGGAACGTTTCACACCCCGATAATACGAAACCCCAACACACAACTGAACTGGAGAGTGCCATGGATAGCGCGGTAAACCCCAAGCCCGCTGGTCAAGTTGCTCTGAATCAACAGGAATTTGCCTTTGAAAGGGTGGCCGTTGTTGACTACCTGATCTTCATCGGGTCGAATTTCTACCCAACGCCGCAAGACTTCATCGATGAGGCAGCGCGACTCGGGATCAGCCGTCGCATGCCATCGCACCAAGTTCCGGTTGGCCTGGTGACGGGCAAGTCGCGGGTGTTTTTGGCGCACAGCGGAACGAAGGGCGGCGACTCGGCATCACCGGTTTTTGGCTACTTTGTACCGTCACGCATCGAATACATCGTGCCACCAGGGACTGCTGAATTCCAGGCTGATTTGCTGGCAGAATTGGAGTTGCGTCCTGATACCAAGGCCGTCGGATCCGTGGCAGGCGAGGGGCAACGCGGTTGCGGCTATCGCAAGGCGGGTGGCACCTATATCGTAGTGGACAAGGCCGAGTCTCCATTGGTGCTTACCCCAAAGGGCGCAGGCTACGTTGGGCGCCATTTTCGCGGCATGAAAGCGCTCACAGCCGAGGAGTCACAAGCATTCACGGCTGGCAACCCGATCGGTGGTTTGTTTGAGACGTTCTGCGACGGGTGCAAGACTTCGATGAAATGCGCTCGGGACGGTTACGAGCGCCAGCTGCGTGAGCACCGCCGCTTCGCCAAGACTGGTGAGGTGAAATGGCGCAACCTTTGTTCGAAATGCAAATCAGACACCCGCAAGGCGGCTGCAAAACCGCAAGGAGAATAGCAGGCAATCATGGCAAATTACATCCCACAGGGTTGGCAATCATCGCCGCAAGGCAAGCTTTTGTACTCACAAAAAGTGGCAGAAATTGAGGTTGTGGTCCAGCGTCACGTGCGCAAGTTCAGACTGCAATCGATGCCGCCGGATGACTTAGCACAGGAGGCCCGGCTGGCTGCTGCTTACGCGGTGGATACTTACAACAGCGGCCGCGGTAGTCTCATGGGATACGTGCACCACTTGGTGTACAACGCGTTGGCGATGGTTGCGGCCGAATGTTTGGCCCAGCGTCGCACCCCGCACATCGAAGTCATTGAGAAAGTTGCTCAATACGATTGCGGCAAGATTACGCACATTAATGAACGGTGGGTGAAACGACCGTGCATGCATGTGGAAATGGACAACCGTGTGGAGGAGTCCACCAGTTGGGAGAACGAGAATCCAGAAATTGCCATGCTGGAGGCTGAGGACGGAACACACAGAGGCTCACAGCTGTCTGAGATCGCGATGCGTCGTGCCATGAATAAGGCCACGCTTTCCCCGGATGGCAAAGTTGTTGCGCAGCTGATGCTTTCCAAGCCGCCGCAACTGGCTGTGCTTGCGCGCAATCTCACAGGCCAATGGGGAAGGATTACCCACACAGCCATAGCTCGACACCAAGAATGGACAAATAAGCGGGCCAACGCGGCATTGCTTGAGCTGAAGCAATTCACCAAAACGCAAAACGCAAATAAATCCGCTGAAGACACCCATGGTATACAGCAACCCGAATGAGATGGATGCGGCGTTTGTCCGCAATGTGATAGCGCAACACAGCTTGGATCCTTCTCCAAAACACGGGTTTCATGCCAGCCCGTTGTATTGGCAGCAGTCCATCGAATGGCGCAGATGCATTGAGGAGTACGATTGGGGAAGTGTTGTGTTTTTGTCGGATTTGAAGCGTGGCCAGCACTTCACAGTCGTGATCTTGGGGCAATTCGACGCAACGACTGGCAAGCTAAAGCAAAGCACGTCATCCGTGGGGCATCTATCCAAGATCGTTCCTTGGTACCTGGATTTGGTTGCCGGGTTGTCTGAGGCGCAACAGCCTAGCAACGTTGATATTCCGCCTTGCCTCGGGTTCAACGAGCCTGATCATGTTTGCATCGGCGGGGTGAATCCGACTACGAAATTGACGGAGCCTGCTTGCGCTTGGCTTTCACGCTGCTCGGCTTTGCGAATGGTCGCAGAGGCAACCAATCGCAACCAACAAGACATGTTGAAGAGCAAGTCACCCGAGCAAATCGTTCAACTCACAGAGCGCTTATTGGCGCAAAAGACGGCCAAGCAAACGCCAAAGACGAAGGCCAAAGCAGTGCCGGTGACACTGAAAGTCGAGCACACATCAGGCCGCTTCCCGGATGCCGTGAAACAAGTCGCAACAATCATGGTCGAGGTGGCCAAGCTCTGCGACGTTGGGGTTGCGCATGATGCAAACTCAGCATCGCCCGGTGAGTTGTACATGATTGATCGCACCACCAAGTCCGATTACGTGACTGTGTATCAATCCATCGCCGCGGGCGCCAAGCGTCGCCCGCTTGCATCCTGGCGCATCAGGACTCGGGATCCGGGATTTCGTGTGCAATTGCCGATGCTGAAGGAAGATCCTTTGCTGCAAAGCATTGTCAAGGCAGACATCGTCGTTTGGAACGACGGGGCATTCAAGTGTTGCGTCAACGATGTCATTCCGGGGCAACTTCGCATGGACAACATTCGCGCCATCATGTGTCATTTGGCAAAGGCGCCACGATGAGAGTTGTAATTTTGGGTGGCGGGATCTCGGGCTTGATTGCGGCCCATGTCTTGAAAAACAAGGGCGGAGTCGATGTCACGCTGATTGAGGCCGGCGACAAATTGGGCGGAACGTTCGCGGCTGGTGGTCTGAAGTACCTGCGGGCGACCAAGGACGCGTCAGACATGTTGGACGCTTTGGGGATCCATTACAGTTTCCATCTGCCGCGTGGGGCCATTTACATTGACGGAGTTGCAAAGAGCCATCCGGAGTGTCTCATGGGGATGAGCACCTTGGATCGGTTGCAGATTCAGACGGCACACTGGAAGAAAACGAGGAAATCACTGGAAGGGTTTCGTGCCGACTGCATGAATGATCCTGGGTCGAAGCACAATTGGTCGGCTCGGTGTGATAATGCGGTCGTGGTTGCTGCTCTGGCAAAACAAGCCGAGGAGTCTTGCAAGGTTCACACCTTCGCTCGGGTGCGACGGGTTGATGCCAAAAGCGTCACGGTCCATGATCGAAATGTGCCTTATGATTTCTTGATCAACACGCTGCCGCTGCCCGTTCTCAGGAAGATTGTGCCTTTCACCGTCCAATCGGGCATCCCGGACACGTCTTGCAACAAGCTCAGCATTGTGGACGTTAGCGGCATCCAAACCGACATGTGGTGGGATTACCTGTACACGCCGCTGGCTTCGACCGTGTCACGGATCACCAAGACGAGTCCGACCACGGCCCAACTTGAGATCCCTTGGGGCAAGCCCGATGCGCCCAAGCCACTCGACACCGATGATTTGATGCCGCTGCTTTCGCATCGTTCCGATCGCGACATGTTTGTACAGGAGACATTGTCAGAGCCAAGGGTGTTGAATGGGCACCTCAAACCGTTGCCCGGCCCATTGGTGTTGCCGAAGAACTGGCTCATGCTTGGACGCTTCGCCGAATGGGATCCGCGCTCCACTGCCGAAAAGTCATTGACAAAGATGATTCAGTGGGCACATGATCAACGCTTCTGACAAGTTCTATGATGAGCACCGTCGAGCGCTAAGTGACGCGTTGAAAGGCAATAGAAATGGAGTCGTAAGACGTGGGAGACTTGGAAAAAATATGGCGGCGGCAAATTGAGCAGCAATCTCTCTGGCATTCATGGGAAGGATTGTCAGACGATGATAAGAGCGCGCTGACCAAGGAACTGATCCTTGGGATGTATGAGGAGCTTGGCGAGCTTCAAAAGCGCTTGGACATCGACAAGTATCACATCATCATGAAGGCTGTCAAGCGTCACCCTGCCGCCGTTGCGGAAGACGGCATTGACGTGATGAAATACCTCGTTGCGCTGATGGCATTGCACGGGGTGACACCCGAGATGATGTTGGTTGAGTTCAATCGCAAGACCATGGTGGTTGACGCCAAATGGAAGGCGCAATGTGACAGCTTGCGCGATGTTGACGTGTTGCTCTGCGACTTGGACGATTGCGTGGCTGATTGGGCGCATGGCTTTCCGGCTTGGACTGCTGCTCGCGGCATCGACATCAACGGCGCGCCCGAAGGCTCCTTGGAACAAGAAAAGGCCAAAGAGCGCTTCTATGCTGAGGGTGGATTCCTGACGCTTGGGACCATTTCTGGTGCCGTCAACACGCTTTCGAGATGGCGCGGCCGAACTCATGAATATTGCGCCCATGCTGTTAGGGATCGGCGCCTCATCATGGTGACGTCAAGACCGTACCGCCGGCACACCCGCGTGTACGCAGACACCATGGAATGGTGTGACAAGGTAGGATTGGGTCAAGATCATATCATTTTCACCAACGACAAGGCCGATGCCGTCCGTCAGATGCAACCTGCTCGAATCATCGCGATGATCGAGGATCGGCACAAATATGCATCCGAATTGGCAGCCATCGGTGTGAAGGTGTTGAAACTGCCGGGGTGGGATGACATAGAGAACTTCAAACATGCCAACGTACTTGGGTGTCGCAATTGGGACGACATCAAAGCAGCGTTGGCAAATATATGAACTGAAAGGTCCAATGCCATGAAACCGAAAGTCACGCTTGTTTCGTCTACGCCCGATCCGTTGGCAACCGTCTGGCTGCTCTGGGAAGCCAGCAAAGTTGACGGCCCGGTGCCGTTGTCCATCAAGGAAGTCCGCGACACCGTGCCGCATTCCAAGCTGGAAGAGCTGTTTTGGCAAGTCATCCGGCAGCAAATCCCCGTGGGAGAAGACATTGAGTTCACCTTCATGCTGGAGGGCGTCAGTGTCTCGTTCCGGGAGCAAATGGTACGACATCGAATTGGCGCCCGCGCTGGCGACAACTATGGCGTGGATACCATTCCGGACATTGCCACGTCAACCTGGTGGTCGCAATCGATGCGCATCCAGGACATGAGCACGTTTGCGGATCGCGGGATGTATCGCGTGCCCGAGACGCTGAAGGGGAAAACATGCAAGCGTCCGGATGGTGATTCATTCCTTGCTGTGAATCGATTCGTGTCAACCATGCACCTTATCCAAGATGCCTACAAGGATTTGGTGGCAGCCGGGGTGCCCATGGAAGATGCGCGTGACCTCATCCCGCTCGGCGCCCAACACCGCATCAGCTGGAAGTTGACGCTTCAAGCCTTGCTCCACATCTTGGGGAAGCGCGGTTGCTACATCCTTCAGATGGGGCTTTGGGGCCCGATCATTACCGGCATCGTGAACGAGCTTGCCGAAAAGGTGCACCCGATGTTTCGCAAAATCGTTCACCCGCCTTGCGTGGGGAATGATGGAAAATTCAGCAGTTGCCTTTACCGACTGGAGAATTCCAGGCGCGTGGACGGATCCGACGCACACAGCCCTTGCCCCTTGTATCTGTGCTCCGATGAAGAAGGTTCGAAGCATGTGCCTGGTGCGACTCCTGATGATCGGCTTGTTGCGCTTCGCAAGACTCGCAACATCATCCCTCGTCAGGATGAGATGTTGGAAAGAGCTGAAGAGTATCGTGCGTTGTGGGGCTGTGATCCGTATCTGTGGAAGTGATGCTTCGGACGTACGATTCATCAGAGATGGCTAGACGTGGCAGGCTGACCGCTGCTGGCGGGAGTCTGTCCCATCCACCATCCGAACGAGAACACAGAGAGACGACAGGCGGATGCAAAACATGATCAGCGCGCCATCACTGCTGGCTGGGGTGTTGTTCGCATTTGGGAACATGATTTGAAGGAAGCGCAAAGAGGGTAACAATGACGGCCAACCATCTAATGGATACAGTTGAGTTCAGAAATTTCAACATCGTTGGGGCTGATGGGCCGTACTTGGTACGCGCAGACGGCCGTAAGCTGCTCGACTTGTTCACGGATACAGGCACAGCATCTTTGGGAACGTCTTGGGCAAGCATCAACGAAGCCATGTCATGTCTGGCCGATTTCCATTTTGGTGCCCATGCTCCAAACTTGTACACCAACCCATTGCGCAATTATGTCAGCGAGCGGGTCTGCAAGCTCATGGGCGCGAGTCGTGTGTTTTGGTGCAATAGCGGAACCGAGGCCGTGGAAGCTGCCATCAAGATGGCGCGCTTGTACCATTACAAGCAGGCAAAGTTGTCAAACCCGCCAAGGAACAACATTTTGTCCGTGTCGGGCGGCTTTCACGGCCGGACGTACGGTGCCATTGCTGCGGGTGATGGGCCATCTTATCACTATGAAGGCATGGGCCCCTATCCAGGCGGCTTCATCCACGCGCCCATCGAGCGCATGTGTGACATGATCATCAGCCTTGGACCATCGTTGGCCGCGGTGATCATGGCACCTGTGATGGGTAACAATGATGTCGTGCCGTACGAAACCGAAGTGTTGCAGAGCATCCAAGCCATGGCCCACAGCGTTGGCAGCTTGCTCATCTTCGATGAGGTTCAGACGGGCTCGGGACGCACTGGCGCACCGACTTACGCACAACGCGTTGGGCTTGAGCCCGACATCACCTGTCTGGCCAAGGGCATCGGCATGGGCTTCCCTGTGGGGCTGGCCTTGGCGCGTGGCAACGCGGGCAACGCGTTCACGCCCGGCACCCATTTCAGCACATTCGGAGGCAACCCAATGTCCAATGCGTTCGTGAACGTGATGTGCTCTTGGTTGGAGAATCAAAGCAACTTGGACAGCGTGATCTCGGTCGGATCCTTCACCAAGTTTGCATTGGAAACTCGCGACTCATTCCCAGACATGGGGCAAGTGCGAGCAGTCGGCATGATGATTGCTTGTGATGTGCCTGTTGACCGTCGCATGTTGGAGCGCGAGGCATTGGCCGAGGGCCTGCTGCTCCCAACGTTCAGAGATGGGCCGGGCACCATCAAAATCACGCCGCCGTTGAATATCGGCATGCCAACCATGGCCATGGCCATGGAATCATTGTCGCGCGCCTACAAACGTTGCTTGGAGTTTTAGCCCAATGGCAGTGGTGATTTTCGAAGGCGCATCAGGCGTTGGCAAGGGAACAGTCGCCAAGAGTTTGGCGAATTTCATCCATGCGCCCGTGTACCGCCCATTCAGGCGCGCACCCGACAGCCACCAGCCCGGCGACGCATACCCCGAGTTGAAAGACATCCCCATGCGGGTCAATACCTGGCGCGAGGATCTTGTTGTTGCCGATTTGCTGGGGGCAACTCATTGCACCGACGTCATCCTTGACAGGTCGCTGATCTCAGGGTTGGCTTACGATGATGATATGTGGGACGGGATGCCGCCAAGCTCCTACGGCAACGAGCCATGGTTGAGCACGACAAGGCTGAGCAAGAATGGCTTGGCTGCTCTGCGACTTTGGGTGAAGCTGTTGTCCGGGAACCATACCATTTTGGTGTTGATGCGACAACCATACGAGGTGCGCAGGGCACGCGGTGGACGCGTCGGTGATTGGGAGGCTAAAGCCATTGATCATGTCGTTTGCCACATCCCCACGGGCAACATCCGGGTGATTATTGCGAATGGGCAAAGCCCTGAAGAGATAATCGAACGGGTGATGATTCATGGCGAAACACGTGCAGCCAGTTTCTGATTCGGATGACAGCGGCATCTCGACGTTCGGCGGTGTCGGGCTTGATTTCGAATTCGGCCACAATGAAAAAACCAAGCCAAAGCGTGATCACAAGCTCCATTGGAGAAGGCGGAAACATCGTGTTTACTTGCAGGCTTGTGAGCGCCGCGATCGATTGCGTGCTGAGCTTGGGAATGAATGTGGCGAGTGCGGTGCCAGGATTGGTGACATGGACAGCAAGGGCGCACCTGTGCTGCTCTGTTTCGATCATGGCGATAACGTTCGTGATTGGGAGCCGCGCAAGATGAACATGATGCACCGCATGCGCATGTACGAACGTGACCACAAGCGTGGTCTGATCAAGTTGAGCTGCAACGAATGCAACGGCTTTGATGGGGCTTGGCACGGTAAGGCGCGAGCCCGGCGCCATCGAAGGGCAATGTCAAGACGATGAGCGATGTCAAATCTGATGACTTTTGTCATTTCCATACGCATAGCGAATATTCCACGCTAGACGGCTGTGGAAAGATGCATGATTTCATGACGGCTGCCAAAGCCATGGGGCAACCAGCCATTGCTTTCACGGAGCACGGGACTGTTCGACAGCTCACAAGGTTGCACAAGGAAATCGAAGAAAACCCGGATGATGTTGTGCGACCCATCTACGGGGTTGAGCTGTATTTGTGTAAGGATATGGCGCGCCGCGGCATGACGCCGGAAGAGAAGGCCCGTGTCACAGACAACCTTCCCAAGTCGCTTCACAAGGAGGCCATCAAGAAATTCGAGCATGACGAGGGCATCACCGGCCGTTATCACTTGACCGTCTTGGCCAAAGATTCTGTGGGTTTGAAGAACCTGATGCGCGTCACAACGCTGGGATGGGTCAAGGGGTTTTATCGGCGGCCACGCGTGGATCTCGATTGCTTGCTCGCAAATCACGAGGGATTGGTGGTGTTGTCGGGTTGCCAGATCGGCTCAATTGGCAGTGATTACCTTGATGGCAAGCCTGGCGGTGCCATCGACAAGGTTACGCGTTTGCGTGAAACATTTGGCGATGATTTTTATGGCGAGGTGATGCCTCACAACATGCCAGACCAAGTCAGAGTCAACAAGGCGACGATTGCGTTGTCCAAGCGCTTCGGCATGTCACTGATCGCAACTCAGGATGCACACTACATCGCAGAGGATGATTGGAAATACCAAGAGGCAATGCTGTGCCTCCACAGCCACACGACCTTGAGCGATCCGAACCGTTGGACGTTCACCACGCACGACTTTTGGCTCAAGCCAAGAGCAGCAATGGCCGAAAGCTTCCGGCAGTTCCACCCCTATATGACCGACGCGCAGGTCCAAGGCGCGCTCGACACCACCATGGAGTTGGAATCCAAGCTCCAAGCCAAGTTGGAAGTCGATAGGTTCAAGGCGCTGGTTCCCAAGGTGTCCATCCCGCCTGAATTCTCGGATGATGAGAACAAGTACATTCGCTCGCTTTGCCTTCGTGGGTGGAAAGAGCGCGACATTGACAGGTTGATTGTGGCTGAGGCTGCTCGCCGCAGGATCTCCATTGGTGATTGTCGCAAGATCTACATGGACCGGCTGCGTTATGAGCTTGAACGCATGGAGGCGCAGAAGGTAACGCGTTACATGTTGGTGGTGTGGGACGTTTACAAATGGGCCCGCGCGGCCAAAATCGAGTGCGGCCCAGCTCGTGGGTCCGCTGGTGGTAGTTTGGTCTCATTCTTGCTCGGCATCACGGACTTGGATCCAATCATGTTTGGCTTGTTGTTTGAACGTTTTCTCAGCCCTGACCGCATTGATCTTCCTGACGTTGACATGGATTTCGAGGATGCCCGCCGGGATGAGGTGATCACGTTTCTGCACAAGCGCTATGGTGAAGACAACGCATCGCAGATAGGCACCAACAACAAGTTGACGGGCAAGGGGTGTTTGCGTGATATTGCTCGAATCATGGACATCCCACTGCGTGAGATCCAACCTGTGGTGGATGCCGTTGTTGAGCGAAGCAGCGGTGATGAACGCGCCAGCATGACCATCGAGGACTCGTTCAAGGAATTCCCAGTGTGCCAGCGTTTCAACGAGCGTTATCCAGAGGTTTTGGAGTACGCCAAGAAGTTGGAGGGCCAGGTCAAAGCACTCGGGGTTCACGCCGCGGGCGTTGTGGTGAGCCCAGTGCCGCTCATCGATGTCGTGCCGCTGGAGATTCGCAGCCAGAAAGGGGATGGCACTCCCAAAGTGGTGACTGCGGTCGACATGTATGGCGTGTCCGACCTTGGCCTGGTGAAGATGGACATACTAGGCATTCGCAACCTGTCAGCGATGCGTTTTTGCCGTGAGGCTGTGGCAGAGAGACATGGGGTTGAAATTGATTGGCTTAAACTGCCACTCGATGACAAGCCAACTTTGGCCAACTTCACCAACCACCACTACATCGGCATCTTCCAATTCGACACGGTGTCAGCAGACAAGATTTGTGATGGTGTTGAGTTCACCAGTTTTGATGACGTGTCTGCCATGGTCGCCTTGGATCGCCCTGGGACTGCTCGCTCAGGTCTTGCCACAGAATACCTGAAGCGCAAGAAGGATCCCAAGAAGATTGTGTCAATCCACCCGCTCGTGGATGAAATATGCAAGGACACGTTGGGGGTCATCGTCTACCAAGAGCACGTGATGAAGATTTTCACGGACGTCGCAGGTTTCAGCCCGGCAACGTCTGATAGCTTGCGCCGCAAGATTGCCAAAAAGTACGGTGATGACGCAATAGCCAAGGAGCGCGAGAACTTCGTCAAGGGTGCCATCGAACATGGGCTGACGCCCGAGTTGGCATCCAAGCTGATCGAACAAATCAAGTTCTTCGGCTCATACGGATTCAACAAGGCCCACAGCGTCGCATACGGCTTGATTGCCTATCGCGAGATGTACTTGAAGACCCATTATCCAATGGAGTTCATGTGGGCTCTGTTGAAAGTCGAGCCCGATACCGACAAGGTCATCCGGATGGTGCGCGCCTGCAAGCGTATGGGCATCGATGTTCTCATGCCTGACATCAATTCCAAGGATCCATGCAACTGGACCATCGAAGGCGGGGCCATCGTCGGAGCAGTATCCAACATCAAGGGCGTTGGCGAGGCCGCAGTGCGAGCCATCGCAGCAGCCGGCCCATACAAGGACTTCGTTGATTTTGCAGAGCGCGTCGATCGCCGCCGTTGCCATAAGGGCGTGGTCAACGCCCTCATCCAGGGTGGCGCATTCGATCGCATGGTCCCCAACACCAAATGGCTCTATGAGAACCTGGAAAAGTTGTGGGTCCATGTCGGCAAAGCCAACAAAGGTTGGCAAGACAAGTTGCGTGCCATCATTCGAGCATCTGCGGCTGCTCCGAAGTGGCCTGCTGACGTAGCGGAAGACATTGCCAAGCGCATCAACCCGATGGCATGCGGCGAGGATCCGCTGGCCCCGTATGTGCCCATGATCGAAGGCATGCGCACCGTTTGGATGAAGATGGACGATGAGGCGATTTGGGACAACCCGGACGCTTGGATGTGGGGCAGGATCATCGAGGTGCGTCAAAATCAGGTTGGCGATTTCCATTCTGGTGAGGAACCAAGCGATGAAGACAAAGCCAAGATGGGGTGGGGCAAGCGTTATGCCAACATAAATGTTGAAGACATGTCCGGGCGTAACCAGCGTGTGAAGATTGATGTGAGTGATTATGAAATCTACAGGCCGTTGCTGGAGCGCGGCGCTGGCACCGTTGTTGCTGGACACGTCGTGATCAACAAGCAGTACCACTCCATGCGTGCCAGCTTTCTTGTGGACCTTGACGAGTTGAAGGCCAAGATTGGTGCCGAGGATCAAGGCGCAACCAGCCCAGGTTTTGATCCGCTTGAGTTATGCTTGTGGGACGGATGGCGTCCGGGCGGGAAGCATGTGTTGCCCATTTGCGAAGACAGGATATGGAAGATGTCAGCGCTTGTGGTTCGGGTGATGCAAAAAACTGACAAGAAGGGCAATGAAATGGGGTTTTTGGGGTTGATCGGATCAGACGGGCTGCACCGCGAATGTTTGTGTTTTGCCAGCAGCTGGGAGTCCTTTCAACAAATACTACATCGTGGTGTCATTGCCAAGTTCAAGTTGACCAAGGAAAAACGCACATATTTCCTGGACAACAAGATCGAAGCGGCTGTGACCGTGATCGAACCGTAGCAACCAATCAAAGCAGGAGATTCCAACATGGCAGGTATTCACAAAGCAGCACGAGCGGCCGGCATCAACGACATGCAGGCAAAGTCAATGTTCGCAGCCATCTTGTCGAGCGTAGCAGATGGCGAACCCGTGATGGTCAAGGACTTCGGCACCTTCAGGCTGAAGCATGCGGCTGCTCGTTCCATCACCAGCCCGCAGATTCCAGGCGGCAAGATGGACATCCCAGCACGCGTGATGCTGAAGTTCCAACCGGCACCCTACGTGAAACGCTTCCTCAATGGCGGCGTGGCTGAGGGCGAAGTCACGGAGGGCGAAGAAAACGAAGAAGAGGAAGCCGTTGTTGAGACGGAAGCCGCGGCCGAAGTCACCAAGCCTGAGAAGGTCACCAAGCCGACATCGCCAGCCAAGGCAACTGCGCCTGCCAAGAATGCGGTCAAGCTTGCTGCCGCAAAGAAGGCGCCAACCAAGGAGTAAGAGCACATGCCGCAAATCGTAACATTCTGTGTCAATGGTGAAAATTTCACATTTGATTTCTCTGAACTGGACATCATTGACACAGACGATTTGCGCTCCAAATCAGCGTCCAACATCGCCTATTGGTCGACCGTTGTCGCCAATGCCGAGGAAGAGATGGACATCATGGAGGCTGAAAAGTCCAATTGGAACGGCAGGGCTGTCTCCATCATATTGAAGTCGCCCGATTCCGGATCTGCCGAATGGAAGATCAAGGCCGCCATCGCTGCTCAGGCCGATTGCCTGTCTTGGGACAAAAAGCTTGCGAAGCAACGCAACACCGTCGCCAAAGCCAAGGCCGTGCTGCTCGGATTTCAAAAGCAACATGATATGTTGAAGGCGATGACGAATTCAGCAGGAATCGACGGAGCGCGGGCTGCAGATCTCGGCAGGACCGATGACAATCGGATGGAAAAGTTCAGGCACGCGCGCCAACAACGCCGCAATCAATCAACTGAAACTGGAGAGTAAAGCACCATGGGTATCAATCTGGACAGAATGGCGCAAGATCGCGCCAAGGCACAGAAAAGTGCAGACGAGTTCAAGGCGCCAGTCGGCGACACAGCGGTGTACATCGCACCGCCGGCACGTGATGATGATGATCTTCCTTACCTGGAAGTGATGTGCCACTGGGGTCTCGGCAAGAGCGGACAGATGGCCATCTGCCAGGATCCGTTGAACCAGCCGCTCATGTATAACAAGTATCTCGTGGCTTTGGCAAAGGAACGCGGTTTGGCCATCGAAAAGGTCAAGATCGGAAAGGATTCCAAGGACGCAGTTGCTGGCGGTTGCGCTGTCTGCAGAAAACTCGATGAGGGCGCGCTGTCGGATCGCCAGAAGGCAAAGCGTCAGTGGCTCTGGATCGTCGTGCCGTTGCTCACGCGTGCGGATGCTCGCAAGCCATTCTCGCCATGGCCTGATGTTAACGCCATCATGCCCTATTTCAGCAGTTTCACGGTTTGGACCGGATTTGTCGATCAATTCGCGGCCGGCGGAGACATCACCAACCCGGATGGCGCTAGCCTGGTGCGCATCATGCGTGAGGGCAAGGGCCAGACTGATACCAAGTACAACATCCAGCCGCACATGGAAAGCTTCAAGACGCCGATTGCCTTGTCGCAATCTTTGCGGGATGCGCTTGCATCCGACATGGCGCCTGGTGAGAAGTGCGATCCTTACAAGGTGATCGCGACCAAATTGCGTACGCCTGAAGATGTCGAAAAGATGATGGCCGGGACGCCTGAAGGTGACGACTATGAGCAGGATCCTGGTCAAAGCGTGGCATCTGAGCCTGCTGCTGGGACTCATGCTGCTCCTGGGGCGAAGGCTGCGACCGCGGCTAAGCCAGCTGCCAAAGCACCGCCGACCAACTCCAAACCCGCGGCCGCACCTGCGAAGCCTGCCCCTGCATCCAAGCCTGCGCCTGCCAAGGTTGCTCTCAAGTCCTTGCCCAAGGCAGAGCTGGAAAAACCCGCATGTTTCGGGTTGGACCCGGACGCTGGCGAGAAAATCTGCCAGGACTGCCCGGTGAACAAGGAATGCTTCGACAAGTGCGGCGTGGATCTTCCCGGTGCCGGGGCTGCCGCTGCGGAGGCATCCGAGGTGAGTGTCAGCGATGAAACGGTGGCCGATGAAGTCGCTCACCTCAGCGCGTCTGAATGCACTGCCGGTCAGGTTTACCTGGTCACCGTTGGCGCCGATGACGTCGAAGCCACCTACAAGGGCCCGGCCAAGGGCAAGCACTTGTTCGTGCAGAACAACACCAACACCCTGCTGAAGCTGGAAGCGGCCGATGCGGTGAAGCAGATGGTCACGGCTGAAGAGGCCGCGGTAGAACCGGACGGCGCTGCTGCCGATGCAACCAGCGCCGAAGCGGATGATGAGCTGAGGAAACTGGAGGCCGAACTGCTGAAGACCAGTCCCAAGCCTGCTCCTGCGAAGAAAACGAAGTAGCACATGGCAACGGCAGCCACAATAGCGGCGGGCAAAACCGCCGCAACGCCGAAGTCGCCAATACCGCAAAAGAGTGTGGCGGTTCCGAAAGTGGCGAAGCCAGTGGTTGCCGTTGCCAAATCTCACAATCCAATCAGCAAAGCGCCGCCGGTCCCGAAAGTCAAAGCCGTTGTTGCTTTCAACTTGACGGATCATCTTGCTGATGAGTTGTCAAAATTGTCTCCGACCGATGTCAGCACATCGCCCAAGCTACGGGTGAAATTGCCTGGGGTGATTCCGTCGCGTGTTCCAACGTTGGATGCTGCTCTTGGTCGTGGCGGTTGGCCGATGGCAAGGTTGGTCATCGTCACGGGCCCGGAAGGCGGAGGCAAGACCACAATCGCCCTCCACGCATGCCTTTCAGTCCAAGAAATGGGAGGCAAGATCGTTTATCTGGATCAGGAGCACAAGCTTGATCTCGATTACGCCAAATCGATTGGTGTGAATCTCGATGACATGTTGCTCTCTCAGCCTTTTGGCTTGGAGAATTGCTTTCCGTTGATGGAGAGCGCCGTGAAGATCATGACCGCGAAAGCGCCGGACAAGCCGCTGCTTATCGTCTTGGACAGCATGAATGCTGCTCGTACCATTGCTGAATTTGAAGAAGAAGATCCAACCAAACTGTTTGTTGGCCCTCAAGCCCGCGTTATGTCATCAAAGTTGCCTAAGTTGGTGCGCGCTATCGCTGGCACGAAGGTGACGATCATGTTCATCAGCCAACCCCGGACGTCAATGGGCGGCACAGCGAGTTGGACTGAATTGGTTGCTTGTGGGAAGGCGCCAAAGATGTACGCCGCGGTCATCGTATCGTTGGAGCGTGACGGCTTCCTGAAGCGCGGTGACACAGACATCGGCTCTAAAGTGAAGGCCAAGGTCATCAAGAACCAGGTTGCGCCGCCTTTCAAGGTTGGCAAGTTTTCGATGGTTTGGGGACAAGGGATCGACTTGGTTGACGCCCAACTCCAACGCGGCTGCGACTTGGGGATGATGTCTTACTCGAAGGGCATCTATGAGTGCCCGTATCCCTTCGATGCTCCAACAGGAGAACCATTGAAATGGCAAGGGACAAAGGGGATTCAGAGGATCATGAAGGATCATCCTGAATTCATGGCACGTTTGATCGAAATCGATCGCGAGACGTACAAACTACCACCATAAAACCATGAGCGGCCGCGTCCAAATCCCATGCAACGAGTGCGCAGCGCTGATCAGCCACTGGCACCAGTGCCACGTTTGCGCGCTTGACATAGGATACTGCAAGGACCACGGCAACTTGGATAGGGCGCGTGAAGAGATGCGATCCCACATCCTCGACCAGCACACAGGAACTGGACTGAACAATGTACCGAGCGATCCTCATATCTGACATCCATTGCAGCAACGCGCTGCCGCATTCCAAGCGCAACCCGGATACCATGTACACTGATCGGCTTTTGGACACCATCAGTGTCTTGGATCAGGCGCGTGAGTACGCCAACAAGCAAGAGATTCCAGACATTTGGATACTTGGGGATCTCCTCGACAAGCGGCTTGCCGACGCCATCACATTGAAAGCGGTATCGTCGGCGCTCCGCCGCATGTTCGCATCGCAAGGGACGTTCCGCCGGGTGTTGCTCGTTCCCGGCAATCACGAAGCCGCGGACGGCGCAGGCAAGCACTTCATTTTGGATGCCTTCACCGACATCGGTTGCTGGGTTGCTGGGGTGTCTGCTCCGCTCGGTGAACCATTCACGACAGGCGCCTCAACCGGTGATCCAGTGTTCTTGCCGCTGCCCTATCAACCCGAGAAACGTGCCACGGAAATCATCGAAAGTTGGTTGCCAGCATGGAAGGGCAAGGGCATCCCGCTGATCCACCAGTCCATCACCGGTGGTAAGATGGGAAATTGGGTTTGCCCGGACGGCGTGTCATCCGAACTGCTGGCCCAATTCAGGTTCACACTTTCAGGTCATTTTCACACGCGCCAAACGCTCGGTCCCAAGAACAACATCATGTACATTGGCGCACCGCTACAACACAACTTCGGTGATGAGGGTGAGGTTCGCGGATGGACGCTCTTGGGATGCGACTACAAGAACGTCAAGGCCGCGCTATGCCCCGCCAAGGCGCCGAAGTTCCACACAATAACGCTGGATTCACAGCAACGGCCGGATTACGCCGACTATTGGTCAACGGGAAGCGCTGGTGACTACGTCACCGTCAGATCTGCCAATCTGGAAGACGCCAAAAAATTGTGTGAATCGTTGATCGATGACGGAAAAGCCGCCATGGCTAAGCCAGTCCTGATTCCGAAGGAACAACAGGCCAAGAACAGACTGGTTGACGACTCGGGTGTTGCCCCGTCCGCCATGACATGGAATGTGGCGCTTGATGGCTACACCAAGATGGTGACGACGGAGCTTGACCGTGCTGCTCTGCTTCAGAAGGGGTTGGACTTCATCGCCGCGGCGGAAGGCGGTGTGAAATGAATGTTCGTCATTTCAGGCGAGCAGCGTTTGCTTTGGCTGATTTTGCAGAGCGCCCAATGGTGAACATCAGGTTTCATTGTCAGGCTCACGGTCTGTCTTATTCGCTGACAGAGGAACTGTGTGATATGATTTTGGATGAAGTGGTTTTCGTGTTGGGTGAGCGTTTGCCCACAACGCCGGAATCGCGATCAAGCGCATGCTGGAATTTGGCATCCCAGTTTCTTGGCGAGAAAGCGGTGGTGCGAAGATGATCAAGTTCAACAGCATAGGCATCAAGGACTTTGGGCCGCTCGGCATGATCAACTTGGTGTTTGAGAACGGCCTGTGGTTGATCAAGGGTGACAACCGCGATACGGACGCAGCCGACTCCAACGGATCCGGGAAAAGCCACTTGTTCGATGCCATCCAGTGGGGCCTGTTTGGTGAGACCAATGATGGCGCTCGTGGTGATGAGCTCATTCGTATCGGCCAACCCGAGATGGACGTGCTGATCGAATGGAGTGATGATGGCCATGCCTACAAGTTAGAGCGGCAAAAACGTCGAGGCAAGGCTGTTGGGCTTCAGCTGGCATGCGATGAACAAGCAATCTCTATGGCCACTCCGGAGTTGACTCAAGCTGAAGTCGAGCGCATCCTTGCCATGGACGTGAAGACCTGGCGCAATACGGTGGTCTATGGCCAAGGCGATCTCGCACGCTTCGCGGATCCAAAGACCACAGATGGCGAGCGCAAATCCATCCTGAAGCGCATCCTGCGCTTGGACGTGCTGGATGCTGCTCTGAAGCTCGCACGCAAGGAAGTCGAAACCGCGGACAAGGCCATCGCAGCAACACAAGCCAACATCGGCAAGGGCGAAGCGTTCATTGCTGGCCTTGGGACCACAGATGGGCTGGATGCGGAACTTGCCCGCATCGATGCAGACTTGGCGACTCAGAGAGTCGAGGTTGCCAAAGCACCCAAGATCAAGCATGTGCTCGACTTGCTGAACCAGCGCATCAAAGATTTCGAGGCGCTTAATGTGCAGATGGCCAAGGCGCGTGCCGACATCCGCACGCTGGAACAACACGTTTCCTCGTGCGACCGCAACGGCGCCGTGGCCGCATCAGCGGCTAAAAGCTTGGACAAGCAAATCCAACAGCTGGAGCGCGGGATCTGCCCGACTTGCGGTGCCAAGACAAGCAACACGCCGGAGGCCAAAAAGCGCGTCACAGCGATGAAGCAAGAGCTTGCTGGCTATGCTGAAAAGGTAAACACCCTGTTGGAATCGCGTGAGCAGTACGTCCAAACCATCACCGAGGCACAGGCCGGCATCGAGACACTGGAAGCGCAACTGGAGCAAGACCGGGCTTGGCGCGAGAAACGCGGCCAACTGCAATCCGAGCTTCAACGCGCGGAATCCGCTGGTGATGAGATGGATCGCTTGAAAGCCGATAGGAACGGCGTTGTTGCTCGCAAGGCTGAGCATGCCATCAAGTTGGGCGCATATCGCGACAGGCTGGGTGTCTTGCGACAGGATTTGTCCGAGCAAGAGCGAGCAGCAGAGCTGTCACGCTATTGGGTGAAGGGATTCGGCAACGCTGGCTTGCCCTCGTTGATGATGGACGCCATCGTGCCGCAGATCTCGACCAGTGCCAACAAGTACCTGGAGACGTTGGCTGACGGTGATATCAAGGTCACCTTCGACACTCAGTCCAAGCTGAAGTCGGGTGAATCCAGGGACAAATTGGCCATGGAACTTTGCATCGAAGGTGTTCAAGGTTCCCGGCCGAGTGGCGGCCAGAAGCGCAAAATCAGCATCGCGGTTGATCTCGCGTTGATGGACTTGGTGGCGTCGCGTGAGCATTCGGCCATCGACTTCTTGGGGATGGATGAAGTCCTGGATGGGCTTGACGCCGCGGGGAAGTCTCGGGTTATGGACTTGTTGCGCAAGCTGCGCGAGACAAAATCATCAATATATGTGGTTTCACACGATTCAGGGTTGGCGGAATTATTTGAGAGCCAGATCACAATTGTCAAAGAGGGTGGTGTTGCGCGCGTGGAGGTTGATGGTTGACGGACGCAGAGCGCTTTTGGTCTAAGGTCAACAAGAACGGCCCAATTCATCCGGTCTTAGGCACATGCTGTTGGCTTTGTGCTGCTGGGGCAGATCCGCATTATGGTGTATTTTCGTATCACGGGGTGAATGTTGGCGCGCACCGCTTCGCATTCTTTCTGAAACACGGCCGGTGGCCCAAACCTTGTTGCTGTCACAAGTGTGATGCTCAATTGTGTGTGAATGATGATCATTTGTTCGAAGGGACGTATGCAGACAACACACAGGATGCCATGTCCAAAGGGCGGTGGGCGCCAAATTGGAACAAAGGAAAGAAGATGGCAGAGTCTTGGAGGCTGAAGGTGATCGCATCAAAAACCGGAGTTCCGCGGCCAAGATGTGCTGTCGAGGCATCAGCCGCTAAACGCAGAGGCATAAAACACCCAATCGGATGCTCACATTGCTCTGCCATTAAGGGCAACAAATACAGAAGCATGGCGGCCTTGAAGACGGAGAAACGACAATGAAACTGACATGCGCATGGACAGGGAAGTATCTGAAGATTGTTCAAGATGCCAGGTTTGATGCACCTGTTTGGGCCAAGACCATCGACCTGATTCGCAATGTGTTGCGCCAAGTAGGGCTGGAGCCGCTGGATGAGGACTTGGAGAACGGCGAGGCGCACTATGTTAGATGTGAGGAGTTGACACAAGCAGTCGCCATGGTCAATTTGCTGATTCAGAAACGTCGCTCGATCAGCGATGACATGGAAATTTGCGGCACGACAGCCATGAGCATTGAGTTGTTGGACGACCACACCAACGACTTCCAGCGCGCGGATCCTTGGCGCAGGCTCATCGACTCCGGCTTGCTGCCGATCATCAATCAGATGATGGTTGATACCGGGTGGCAGCTGGTCGAGGCCGGCAAAGAAGAGTCAGGAGACACGATCGTTCAGCCTGTTGTGTGCAACGAAAACGTTTGGAGCCACTACCAGGCTATCATGAAGGAATTCGACGATTGAGTATCACCACGCACAGAATTTGGCAAGATGTTGTACCGTTCATCAGGGTCAACATGCGATACAACAATGGCAAGTACGGACCTGTGTGCGATGCAGTTTATGTTAATGGTGCTCCTGATTGGTTGGTGGCAAAGTTAATTGCAGTTAGGATGCCTTGCGTTAGATGCCGCAGCGTTATCAGCCCATTCCGCGCTCGCACCAAAGACTCGGATGACAATCGTGAGCACCCCCATTACATCTACTTGTCATCGACTTGCCAGATGGCCGAGCCTGGCAGAGAAGGTTGTTGTAGAAGCAAGGCATCAAGTCAAGAAAAGCAAGCAATATTGGCCAAATTGGCTGCCGACAACCCAACTGCCATCAATACATCGAGGGCGCGATGAATCACCCGATTCGTATTCACGGTTGGGATCTTGCATTGAACCATTCCGGACTGGTTGAAATGGACGGTGAAGGCCGGGTGACATGGTTCAAGTACGTCACAAGCAAACCCACGCAAGCCAAAGCAGCATGGGGCGGCGTCCATCTCAGCATCAAACCCAAGAACAAGACCGATCGTCACCAACACATGATTGATCGCTTGCTCTGGTGGTCGCACTACCTGTTAAATGTGATCGCGGAACGCAATCCCACGCATATATGCATAGAAGACTACGCATTATCGGGCAAAGGCATGGTCCACCACATTGGTGAGTTGGGCGGGGTGGCGCGGATCGCGTCGGTGATGAGTGGCGCTAAACTTCGGCTCCACGACCCGGTGACTTTGAAGATGTATGTGGCGCACAACGGAGCAGCGAAGCCAGAAGAGATGGAAGAGTCAGTGTACAAACGGTGGCCAAAGACCAAGATCTGGTCCCAACTTCCGACCGAGGCACGTTTGGATTTGGTTGTTGGGTACGCGTTGTGTCGCGTGCTGCTGGACGAAATCAACCTGCGTTCAGGCAAGCTGCGTTTGGATACCCTTGACCCCAAAGAAATACAGGCATTCATGCGCGTCACAAAATCCAACCCGGTCAACTTGCTCGGAAGGGAATTCATCAACTATGAAGCCCAACAATGAACGCGTCGCCATATTCGTTGACGCTGCGTCCATGTGGATTGATGCGCGTCGCTACGGCGAAGCACACGAGATGCAAGGGTCACGCATCAACTACAACCACCTGCGCAAGCTGCTGATCGGCAACCGCCGTTGTGCCATGTCCATGGTGTACTTGCGCCAAGTCAACGACCTGGCCAAGTTTGAGACGGCCTTGCTCCACATGGGCTACACAACCCGCAGCCTGCCCGGCGATGCTCACACAGCCATCAAGGAGGACATGGAGCGCACCGCAGACAGCTATGACGTGGCTTGCTTGGTGTCACGTGAGGGTGACTACACAGACCTATTGTCCAGATTGGTGGCCATGGGAAAGCGCATTGAAGTTCACAACTTTGATCAAAATGATGCGTCCATATTGATTCCCAAAGAGCCCGGCGTCAACATAGTCAACCTCAAAGATGACGTGTTGATGACGCACAACAGATCTTGGCAATGATGAAAATCAGAAAAAGCACATGGATTCGCCCGCTGCGCTTGGAAGTGAAAAACCTTGCTTGGCGTAGGATGGTCTGCCTTTTCTTCCCGCATTCCGGGGTTGCTCACAAAACACTGAAAAACGTGAAGATCTGCTCAAGGTGCTATTCCATTTTTGATGGGGCATCTAGGGATGGAGGCTGAGCGCTTCGATTTGTTGATCGTTGACGCTCGCCACCTGCTGTGGCGCTCCACAAGCGTTCTGGCTGCCCCGTCCGCGAAGGTTCGCAACAACGGCAAGCCCTTCGAACCGTTGTCTGCTACGATGCCTGATGGATCAAAGGTGATGACGGGCGGGGTGTACGGTTTTCTCTGCATCCTTCACGCCACATGGAAACAGTTTGGCGGCGTGCCTTTCATCGCGTGGGATGGTCGTCAAGGACCAACCGAACGTTTCAAGATCTTCGACAACTACAAGCACCATGCTGAGCGCCTTGCTGCTCCCCAAGACGGTGGGGACGCATCCCAGCGCCGTGAGATGATGAAAATGATCTTCGATGGCCAACGGGTGCTGCAAGAGTTATTCGTCCACCTGGGGATCCGACAAGCCGAGGCACCTGGCTGGGAGGCTGATGACGTCGTTGCCACACTGACGCAGTATTACAGAAATGGCAACAGCATTGGGATATTGAGCGGCGACCGCGATCTGATGCGCTTGGTCGGCTGCAATGTCAAGTTGATCCGGCCGCTGAAGGAGGGCAAATTTGACGTTGTTGACGATGCTGGCGTCATGGCTGCTTACGGGGTTGCGCCGGACCACGTGTGCGACTTCAAGGCCTTGGCCGGCGATACAGGCGACAACATCCCAGGTGCCATGGGCATCGGTCCTAAGACAGCGGCGAAGCTGCTGGCGCAACACGGCCGATGGCAAGATGTTTTGGATTGGGCGATTGCGAACGAGCCGACAAAGGCCTGGCACCACGCGCTGATCGACTGCTACAACGACGTCGTGATGTCAGCCAAGCTGGCAGCGTTGAATTGCCATGCGCCACTTCAGTTCATCCCGGCGAAGGCAGACAGCCAAGCAGCATTCTTGCAGATGGCCAAGTATCAGTTCAAATCACTGTTGGCCGATGGGCGATTCAGGGAGTTGTTGAACATGGGGTGCCAAAATGCTTGAAAATCCTGTAATCATCAGGATCAAATCGACATTTTGCCCACATATTTGCTTGGATTGCTACTGGGAACATCGTTACAAGAGTCTGCTGGTGCAACACAAGTTGTTGCGCATGAAGTTCTTTCCCAAGTCAAACAACCATAAGGTGGTGCGCCAGCTCATGCGTGCTGAACGTCAAGATGCGGGCGATGAGTACGATGGGTTGCCGCCTGATGTTTTTGACGTCATGGATCGGTGATGATTGAACGTATCGAATCACTTTGGGCTGATTGCCAACGTTGCCCGCTCCACGCACTTCGCCAACGTGTTGTGATCGGCACCGGGCCCGTGCCTTGTGACCTGATGCTCATCGGCGAAGCACCTGGTGCTGAAGAAGACGAGCGCGGGATCCCGTTCATCGGGAAGGCTGGCCGCCTCATGCGCGAGCTTGGCACTGAGGCAGGCTTGGACATGTCCATGGACGCCTACATCACGAACGTCTGCGGCTGCCGCCCGCCGCAGAACCGGCAGCCGCATGACAGCGAGATGGTTGCATGCTCGCCGCGGCTCGATGCGCTGCTACAAGCCGTACAACCCAAAGCGGTGTTGCTGCTCGGCTCGACAGCCTTTCGGGCTTTGACGGGCGGCAATGCTCCCATCACTCGAATGCGCGGGACCGAGATGGAAACTGGTTGGACGTGGAAGGGTAAAAGATCAATCATTCCAGCCATTCCCACCTATCATCCGGCATACCTTTTACGCGTCGCTGACCCAAAGCGCAAAGAAGAGTTCATCAAGGACATGAAACTAGCATCTGAACTCGCGCATGGATCAAGAGCAAACACCCACTCCGACTGAGAACGCTGCCGTCACATTGGCTGTCATTGGGAATCATGTTGACGGTTGGAAGATCTCGTTCAGCGTCGCGGACGCCATCACGATTCTGAGCAATCGCAAGTATCCCGAGCGCGCCGACGCCATCCAGGCGGCTGAACATCTCGCCAAGGCCATCCGCGACACCCTGTGCGTCAACCCAGACATTGCTAAGGTGGCCAACTGATGAGCGACGTGCTGGAAGACGATGAGGATATCATCCCGGATCCGCCGGCCGGTGGTTATCCTGACAAGATCATGCTGGAGGAATTCAGACTCCAGCGAAAGATTGGCAGCGTGACATGGTTCCGCTGTGCCACATGCCCCGTCTGCAAAAACGTGATGCCCAAGGGCTTTGAAATCTGCAGCGCTTCTTGCCACAAGGCACAAGCAACAGCGGCGGCGAAAACGGCGTCACAAAATAGCGTTACAATCGGAGGAACGTCACATGGCAATTCGTTGGACAATCAACCTGGAAGATTTGAAACACGGCACCCACGTGGTGGAAACCAAGGAGGGCGCGCGCCGCGAAGGCAAAATCACGGAAGTGACGTTCACCACCCAGCTGTTGTATGGTCAAGAGGTGAGGACACCGGCGACTCTGATCATCAACAACGATCAGTCGGACTTCATCCAGTGGGAGTTGATCAAGAGCATCAGCCGGAAGCACGGGGCGGCGGAGTAAGCGATGGCAAAGCAACTGTCATCCAACCAGATCCGACGCCGCAAGCGCAAGGCAAAGCAAGCCGAACTGATCAAGCTGGGGCGCGAAGCAAAAGCCTTGGTGGAGTCAGCAAAAGCAAAGGCGGAAAGCGCGGCCGCGGCCGCGGATGACGCTCAAGCTGACAAGGCAGAGCTGCTGGAACGCCTGAACGGCGCACGTGAAGTCTGCAAAGGCCTTGAAGACAAGGTGGGAGATCTGATAGCGTCCAACCACGGCCTTGACGGCTTGTTGACCAAGCGCAACGCGACCATCGATGATTTGCGTCAAACGTTGGAGCAATCCACAATTCACGCCAGGCAGCTTGAAGGTGCCATGGCCGAGTTGCGCACGCAACTGGAGCGGGCCAACACAGACACAGACCGCAAGGCCAAGATCAAGGCGACGCAGATGGTGCGCGAGATGCATCCGGAATGGCGCAAGCGCATGTTGGACAAGAACAACGAGATCGCGCGCTTGCGGATTGTGGCCCAGATGGAACGTTCAATGCGCAATCCTGAGAAAGAGGAAAGCGTGCTGAAGGCCATCAAGCAGCGTGACCAGATCATCGTCGGCATTTACTCCGGCTTGGTTTGGTGCGAGCAACGCCAGGAATTCCAGAGCGGTGAAGGCAAGGTTGCTTGGGATGCTAAACTTGGCACGCTGATGACGAAGTTGCGTGCCATGATCGAAGTGAAAGAGACACCCGAAGTTGCTCAAGCTCCCATGGAGAGAGCAGCAGAACAGGCACCGCCAGTTGCCACTCAAAGTGAAACCGCAGGATAGGAAGGGCGATCCATACGGGGATGGCTATTCTGCCCGTGAAAAGGGCAAGCCGATCACATCCAATCCGCACAAGACGAACACATGGCACCGGCGGCGATGGTCTGCCGGTTGGCGCCAGGCAGGATTGGACTCAGCAACAATCATGTAGGAGGTGTCCATGAGTCGCATGCTGGCATGGTTGAAGGGGAAATTCAGGGAAGCTGATGAAACGCGCGAAGAGCTCACCAGCGGCGTGATGAAAGTTGCTGGCATGTTGTGTTTTCATTCTGATCCTTGCCCTCACCATCGTTCTGTGGCCGTTGAAATCAACAACATCTTGACGCGTGAGTTGCCGTTTCGTTCTGGAAGTTATGCTGCCCTGACGGAGCTGTGGAAGTTGATCGATGATTACCGCCTTGATGGCGATAACGCGGGAACAGTCAGGAAGATCAACGACTTGGTGGTTGGTGTCGAGGCTGGAGCCTATCACAACGGCTTCGAGTCCGGCCGGAAGATGTCAGACAAGCCCAACAAGGCCGGACTGGATACACCGCTCAATACTGTGTCCTGATGCGTTTCTTGTTGCTCATGTTGTTGGCCAGCGCAACGGCCGGACACCACCACCGCACAAAGCCAAAGCCGATCAAACAAGGCCACGTGCTTTGGCCCATCATCGCAGCAGCGAAGCATGCAGGCAAGCGCATCGAGACTTGCTTGGCTGGGGTGTATGCGACGCCCGATGACGTCAACTCCAAGACCAAGACCGCTACGGGCGCAGATCCGACGCTCACACCAGGCATCGCTCATCGCACGCTGAAGCTCAACACTCCGGTTCAAGTGTGCGTTCACAGCAATGGTGTCTGCCTCGATGCGAGCGTGATTGATCGTGGCCCCTACGGCAAGTTGGCGGCTGATGGTACGTGGTTCAATGGAGCGAAGGAACTTGGCAGGCCGGGCAAATGGCGTGGCTGCGCAGACATCTCCGCACCGTTGGCTGTCTTGCTCGGCATCAGCACGTTATCAGCTGTCACCCTGATCAGCGAAAGGTAAGCATGAAGAACGAAACGATTGTCATCTATCACGGCGGCTGTCGTGACGGCTTTTGCGCGGCGTGGATCGTCAACAGGTTCATGAAGCGAAAGAAGCAAGAGTGCGATTTCTTTGCTGGTTACTATGGACAATCACCGCCAGATTGCTGGGATCTTGACGTCATCATGGTGGACTTTTCATATCCGCTGGCTGAGATGGAACGGATCATACGCCAATGCCGGACCTTGCTTGTCTTGGATCATCACAAGACAGCCATGGAAGCTTTGAGGCCTCTGCAGAGCGTCTTGGATCCAGCATTGAGTCGTGTGCGCATCATCTTCGACATGGACAAGAGCGGCGCCCAAATGGCCTGGGATGCTTTCGCATGCAACACAGTTTCCCCGTACTTGGTGCCGTACATCGAAGATCGCGATCTGTGGCGCCACCGGTTGCCCGAGTCCAAAACGATCAATGCCTACATCGGATCGCTCCCATTCACATTCAAAGCTTGGGATGATGAATATGAGAGATACTTGGACGAGGAGCATAGGCTGCCGTTGCGTGAGGGTGCGGCCGTGCTGGCGAAGGTCGATCAGTACGTCGCTGTGGTGCGCAAGAACGCGTTGATCTGCCGTTTCATGGGGCATTCGGTCCCGGTTGTCAATGCGTCGCAAGTCGACATCTCTGAATTGCTGGAAGACTTGTTGGTGAACCCGCTTCCAGGTCATCAATGCCCATTTTCGGTTGGTTGGTGGCAGCGCCAAGATGGGATGTTGGTGTACAGCATGCGCTCCGTCGGTGATTTTGACGTGTCTGATTTGGCTAAGAAGATGGGCGGAGGCGGGCACAAGAACGCAGCCGGATTTGAGTCACCCGTTCCGGTCCATGTTTGGGGTGCTGGGTTGGCGTGGGAAGATGAAAAGGTGTTGCAATGTCGTATCCACGATTAGACGAACCCAAGTTGACCGTTTTCATCTGCGGGCGGAACCACGACGCTGTGCCGTTGTGCAAGACGCCAGGTTGCGGGATAATCGCCCGCAAGCGTTGTGACTTTCCTGTTTTGAGGGGCGGGAAGGCTGCAACATGCGGGCGTGAGATCTGCGCTCGTTGCGCCACCAACCAAGGTCCGGAATTCCCCAACTTGGACTTTTGCCCACCGCACGAGAAAAACAAGCCAAAACGGTGAATCACAAAGAGGCCATTGCCATGGGAATATCAGAATTTGTTGGTCATTGTGATGAATATGACAGGTTGAGCAGAGCCTACAAGGCCACATCTGACTTGATGTCATGCAACGATCTTTGCAAAAAGATAAGCGCGGAATCAAAAGAGATCCGCGTTGCTGTTGAGATGACGATGGGCATGGTTCGTTCGCCGCATTTGCAGGCAGCACACCCGGATTGCTCGGTGTTGCTGACGTACTTCAACGCTTGGCTCACCCTGCGTGGTGGGTGGTCTGCGTAACTGGACAGGAGTTGTGATGGAAACTTGGAAGATAGTTGGATATGTGTTGCGCATAACAGCGCTCATCGTTGCAGTGCTTTGGATCAGGCTGAGCTATGCGCGCGTCATTGCGGAGTGCGCCAACCATGTCAAGTCTGCACGGAAAGAAGCAGCAAAGCGCGCTGCAGCCCTTGCCGATTGGCTGCGCGCTGGTGGGAATGGCGGTTTGGATGTTTTGTTGTACCATCCCGGCATTGGCGTTTTGTTGAACGAACGGCCGTTCACGGGCTCCAGCGTGACGTTGTCGTTGGTCGGAAAATGCTGCCATCCAAAGGCGAAGCGGTTCTGCAACCAAACGTGCATGGTTTACTCGGCTGTGACGTTTCGCTTTTTCCCAATCAAAATCCACAACGATGATCACGAGTATTTTGCCATGGTCATTGATGAGGAATACGGCCTTGAGGCCATGGTCAGGGCCATCAACGGAGCTCAAGAAAACTCCGTTGGCGTTGTCTAGCCTCATGGCGTCGGATTCGCAACTTCAATCCGAGTTGGAGCACGCCATCACCGACGGCGACATTCAAGTGAGCATGGCGAAGAACATCGACTCGGAAGGCACCACAGCCATGCTGATCATGGTGAAGGATCGTGCGCTCCGTTTGGCGATTGAGTCCGCGGTCCAACGTTGTGGATTTTGCATTTTGGATTGGCCAATTGGAAAGATGGTTAAGTGATGGCTGGGCTGCCGAGGTTGTTAGACGGTTGGAGATGGTTCGCAAAGGAATCGCGTGATGAGTCCGGGAGAACGCGGTTGCGCCACGCGGCCGGGGTGTTGACGACCGACATCGATTGCTTTGTGTACATCGACCATGGGAGCGTCACGATTTCAACAGGCATCGCGCCTTACGAGGTTGTGATCGCTGTCTTGCAGGCCAATGGGTTGTTGGGGCAAAGATGAAAATCACATGCGACCTTGGGATCGAACAAACTGTTTGCTGTGCGTTTGAGCGCTTGGCTGATGGGAGCATTCGCGTCATCGCTGAAGCGTACGGTGACGACATCCAAGAATTTCTGAAACACTTGGAGGAATACAAGGCCAAGCACCAGTCGCCCGGTCAGGCTGTTGCCTTGACCACCACCCTCGACTGTGACCATTGCGGCAGCTCGGCCATCGAGAGTAAAACCGGCATGTTTTGGGATGGTGATGGCGGCCATTGTGCGAATTGCGGCCACCCCGGACACGTCATGTGTGATGGAGAAGAAATACCATATTGGCACACGGATGATGGCGAGGATGATGTTTGTTGCGATCCCGATTGCGAGGAGTGCAACGTGTGATGCCACCCGCAACCAACAATCGCATCATCAACCAGTTGCGTCGACTTTTCCCGGCCGGACGATGGGTGTGGAAATGGGAGGAATATCGCTGGTTCAATGAAGTCAATGGCGATGCCGTCACAGCCGTTTCTGTTCATTCGCCGATCTACGATGGCGATGAAGATAGATTCACCACAAGATACATGTTGAATTGGCCAAATGGCAAATGGGTGGATGGCATCCTTGACGGTCGCACGCACCGTGGGTGAATCATGGATTCCTTCATCAAGTCAATCGCGCTGGAAGAACTCAGGGCTGCGGGCCCGGCTCGCGTCCGGCGGCGCTTGGAAGCGCTTGTCAACAATGATGTGTTGGGATTCACAGGAGCCCAACAGCTGTGGACAGAAGCTTTCGGCGGGACGTTGATCGCGATCCCTGATAGGCCAAAGAAGAAGACGCATTGGTGGTTTGGATTCAAGAGGTGATGGATCATGAAACGCAAGCCAAAACATGGCATCTGCAGCGTGTGTGGCGCAGCAGTCCCAACCACCCAAAGCCACTTAGCCGTTGACTTGGACTACAAGTGTATTGACGGGCATTACTACAAGCTTGGCAAGCTCGAAACCGTGAGATGCTCCCAGCACATGGATGAGAAGGATCCGCGGTCACCAGGATACGGGTGGAGTTGAATCAAAGCTACGCAGGAACCCAGCGGCCGTTCTGAATGAACCCGTGATTACCGCAGGCACGGCAGAGAATCGAGGGCGCCAGGGTTAGCGGGTCACGGTTGATCACTTCCCATGAAGCGATTGAGCTGTTGAAATCCCGATCCCAAGCACCACCCCGGAATGGGACGAAGCCGCGGCACTTTTGCCCGCTTGGTTTGAGATGGGTCTCATGGATGGCGCAGCGCTCACCCTTGTACTCAGCATAGCGGATCCGGACGCCGTGCCCGATGTCTTCACCATCCTCATTCTCGTCAGCCATGTCCCGGATCGTAGCGCCAATCACAGATGGAAAAGCGCGGTAACCAAAAGCCACACCAGTTACCGCCGCACAGCAACACCACATCAAAATTGGCCATTCCCACCACAAACCAGCGGTAACCATTTCCAACCCCACGTGTGCCCGACTCCGAAACACCCTAGGCGAGCTAGTAAGAACAAGCACAAAGCGGTGTGATGACGAGATGTAAAGTGAATCACCCACAGAAACCAGCCATCAATAAGTGGTGTGTTGAATCCACCATCAATCTTGGCAGAAAAACACACCAACCCTGAACAGCCAGAAAGTGGGATCACAGCCCACGAATCAGTGGGCCAATCCGCATCACCAACCAGCCCGGAAATGCCATGGTGAAGTGGCCTCCTTAGACCACAGCCACGAATCACATGGCCCTTGGACACCACAAACCCACACCCTGTTGGCCATGTGCTCCCAACCCACGTGTGTCCCGCATCCGACAGCCCTAGAGGAGACCCTAGAAACACCCCTAGTAGACTTCACCCCATGTTTGCCCGAGAAGCGCCCACCCCTATTAGGGACCATGGCCAAACCCGCAAAGACACCCCATAAGGCGGAACCCAACCCGGTGAAAGCCCAATGCCTGCCTAGGTGAATGTTGGTTGCTGTATAGGACTGAATGTGTGGCCAAACCCACAAGACACCCCATAAGGTGGAACCCAACCCGGTGAATGTTGGTTGCCTGCCTAGGTGAATGTTGGTTGTTTTGCCATATCCACAATGGATGTGGTCAAACCCGCAAGCATATACCCCCGGAAGTAGTGATGGCAACATGCCCGGTGTGTGTGGTGTGTTGGTGGAGAAAACGGCTGTGGTGATTGGTGGTGTTCGGCACACACAATGCCAGCAAATCCACATCGGCGCGCATCGCATGGGACGCCAGGCATTAAAATTAACTACACTATTCAACGATTACCAGTAGTTACTAGACCACCACCTAGCATAGTGTTGAGATTGATGGACTTTGGTATGCTGCCGCCGCCACCCACGATTGATGGGCCAACAGGCGCTCGGAAACACCGGCCATTTCCATCAAATCAAAAAGCGTGGATGGTTGAGATGGGCACAATGCCTGGCTATTATTGCCACGTGGATGGCTGGTGATGGGGCGCTCGGGATCCCCCACTGGCTGGCAAACCTGCGTGTGGCCTGGTGGCAGTTGGGTCCCTTGGAACACCCAGCCACAGCACACATCCCACCACCGTCAACCCACGGAATTTCATTTCATATGCGCAAACGCCACCAA